GTGGTAAATGTAAACTCAAGCGATCTTATTTATGACCCAAAATTCTTAGCATTTTGCAGCTTGGCTACAGAAGGATACGGGGGAAATAACTCAGCTCCCAGTAGATCCATTGGTTTTAGTGAATTCTGTGAAAAACTTGAGAAAAATGAAGTAGTTAAACCCGAGAACAAAAAAAGCTCACTTGACCTAAATAATTCTTTAGATTATTGGAAATCAAGATTTAATCCAGGCGGTAATCTTTCGGCGTTAGATTCTCAGGTATTAGATATTATCAAAAAAGCTTATAACTTAGGCATGGTTAACAAAGATAATATGCTGTTGCGAAACGAAGCAGTTAATGCTTACAAAAATTCAATTTGAATTTGAGATAAAGCCCAGCTTAGTGGAAAAGTGCTGGGCGTTTTTATTTATTAGAGTTATTTGCTTTCAGATACTCTCGATGTTCTTTCTCCAACTTTTCAATATCATCTTTAAATATATAGATCTTATATTTTTCTTTTGCTTCTCTTGACAGATTATGTTCTAAATATTCACGGAGCTTTGTTTCACTTTTGGTTTGATCCATGCCAATTGTAATTGCCGGATCTGTTATTCCAATTTGAAAACTAAATAAACCAAATTCATCCCAAGCACTTTCTAAAACTTCTTCAGGTGCTTTTTTGTTTGATTCGATTAAAGTAATACCCGATATAATCAAAACAGGAACTAAAATCAAAAATCCAATTAACCTCTTCTTCATTCACCATCTCACTCTCCCTCGTCGATAAGAATCTCTCCTTTATTAATACTACGTATATCATTATTGACCTTTATATTTTATTACCAACATTTACATCGAACTTTCGTTCTTATTTATATTGAATAAAGAACATTTGTTCTGTTAATATTAGATCAATAAAGGAGTGAGTCGATATGCTTAGGGATCGAGGAACAATCAAATGGACATCACTGATGCTTCCAGAACATTTAACACAACTTAAACAAGATTTGATTGATGTATCAAAAATTGAAAAACCATTCTTAGATGACCAACAAATTGAAGAGATGGATCTTCTCGTCTCTGAGGCACTTGAATTTAATAAAGAGTTGAAATTCAAACTCTTTAACAATGGATTTGTTGAAAATGTCACCGGCAGAGTCCATTACATTAATTTTGAACAACACAGGCTTCATGTAAAAGACCAGAATGACAATACAGTTTACATCAACATGAATAACATCATAGGAGTTACATACAATGATTGATTACTCACAATTTCCACGTAAGAATATACTTTGTGTCGATATGAAATCCTTTTATGCTTCTGTATCGGCTGTAACAATGGGGCTTAACCCTTTAACATGTTATCTTGCTGTTGTAGGGAATACGGAGAGACAGGGAAGTGTAGTATTAGCTGCATCTCCTGCACTTAAAAAAGATTTTGGAATCAAAACAGGATCGAGACTTTTTGAGATACCTGAAGATCCAAGGATACACATTGTAAATCCACAAATGAAGCTTTTCATCAGAGTTTCAACTGAAATTACAAAGCTGTTTTACAGATTTGTTCCTGAAAAATGTGTCCATACGTATTCAATTGATGAATCTTTTTTAGATGCAGGAAAAGAAAATCCTGAAGAAATGGCCAAAGCAATTCAAAGTAGTATGCGGAGAGAGTTTGGCCTGATGTGTACAGTTGGAATTGGTGACAATATGTTGCTTAGTAAGCTTGCACTTGACCTGGAGAGTAAGAAAACGAAAAGTGGCATTGCACGTTGGAGATATGAAGATGTGCCAAATAAACTCTGGAAGGTTCACCCGTTGTCTAAAATGTGGGGGATAGGAGGGAGGATGGAAAGAAATCTGAATCGGATGGGAATATCAACTGTAGGTCAGTTAGCTAAATTTCCTTTAGAGCTGCTTGAAAAGAAGTTCGGAATAATGGGAAACCAGTTGTATTATCATGCTCATGGAATCGATTTATCAGAAATAGGAGCTCCTTTGATGCAAGGGCAGATTAGTTTTGGTAAGAGTCAGATTTTACTGAGGGATTATATAAGGAGAGAAGAGATTAAGGCTGTTCTTTTGGAAATTTGCGAGGAAGTCGCAAGAAGGGCACGTACACACAACAAAGCTGGTCGAACAATCAGCCTGGGTATTGGATACAGTAAGGATGATCTTGGTGGTGGATTTCACCGAGCCAAAACAATAGATCTTCCCACAAATATCACGATGGACATATATAGATGTTGCTTGATGCTGTTTGATAAGTTTTACTCGGGTAAAACAGTAAGAAGTATCTCAGTTACGTTATCAAATATTGAGGATGATGTTAATCAACAGTTGAGTTTATTTGAAGTGGATAATGAAAAGAGAAGGAAACTTGGGTTTGTAATGGATGGGATTAGAAGTAAATACGGATCAAAAGCGATTCTTAGAGCAGTTTCTTATACATCTGCTGGTACTGCGCTTCACAGAGCAGGGCTGACCGGTGGACATAAATCATAAAATAAAAGCCCACTCAAATGTTTGAGTAGGGCTAAATAAATTAATCAACCTTTTTTAACCTCCGACAGGCCTTTCAGCTACCTGGATGTTAGATGGTGAATCTGTACTCAATTGCGTTAAAGCTACTCCACTTAAAATCACAGCTAAAATAGATACGCAAAGCACAAGTTTTTTCATAAGATTCCCTCCACCTGATTCATTTTCTGTTCAGCCCAAATTTTCGCATTGAAAAAGCTCGTTGCTTCTTCAAAAGCACCTATTGATTCAAACCTTTTTGCAGCTATGTAGGACAATTCATCTACACTTTCAAGTTCATTTTGCTGTTTTAAAAACTCAATATTACTAATACAATTATTGAAATTATTTTTTAACTCCCCACAATAAAGGTTATACAGGATGCTGATTTTGGCTTCGTATACTTTATTCTCCATTAATATGAGTCTTTCCTGTGCTTTATTGTAAAAATTAATGGCTTTCATTTTTTCGTCAATTTTAAAGAGTTCTTTAATCATCATGAATAAAGAATTTATATAATAAATCGAATGTAACCAAGATTCATTTCCTATTGCTTTTTCAAGAGATTCAATGCATTTATCAGGTTTGTTCCAATCAGAATATACGATGCTAAGATTGTGAAGTAATTGAGCTTTCAAAAATTCGTCTTTTGTTTCTTTTGCAATATCAATTGCTTCTAAGTAATATTTTTCTGCTTCCTCAAATCGTTTCATATCAGCATAGTTTGCAGCTGCAATCATTGTTGATGTAGCTAGTTTGCATTTATAATCAGGGTGTCGCTTATATATTGAAATTGCATTTTTTATATAATGTTGTGCCACAATGCTTTGTTTAACAAGAGTATATAAGTAAGAGACTTTAGAGTAAAATTCAGCTGCTTCAATTTCATCTGGAATTTCTGCAAGCTTTTTCTCAGCTAATCCATATAGGTTAATTGCTCGATCATAGTTTTTGTTGTATGCCTCGTACATTGCTTCAAATAAATAAAAGTTGTATTCTAATTTATCATTTGTTTTTTTTATGAAGTTTTGATTGTCTTCAGTAAAATAGGTGTGCTTTTGTAAAGGCTCTCCTCGTGAAGAATGCAGCAACATTTTATGTCTTTCTTCTAATAGACTATAATACGCAAGAACTTCTTGATCTTCTTCCATTTCATCAAAAAGTTTTTTTATCTCTGAATAATATTTTATTGATTCATCAACCTTTTGTTTTTTTATAGCAATGTACCAGTCATTCAGTGTAGTAGCGACAACTTCAGAAGCGATCTTACTCATTTAAACCCCTCTTTCTGAAAATTTCAAAAATCTCTCGAAAACAATCATAACATAGTCATTGAAAAAATGTAAAAGGATGTAAAGTTTTCTGCGATTTTTTCATTTGAAAAAACGAAAAAAATACCCTCCTCAATCAAGAGAAGGGTATGGGGTTTATCTCGGTGAATCATAATCCATTGCTTGTTCACTATCAGAAATACCTTGAGTTGTTGGGTCAACCACAATTCCCATTGCTGATAAAAAAGTTAGAAGGGCATTAAATTTCTCTGTTAAGTCGTTACCAAATACAGTCAAGTCATATCCAAAAGCAGAGGCAATTGCTTGTACGAATAACAGCGTTGCAGAGAAAATTGCGACAAGAAATGTTTTCTTTTTCAATCTTACTTTCCAGTTAATTTTAGTCATTTAATCGTCTCCTGTTCATTTTTATTTAAGGCCAAAATGTATGAGCAACCATGCACCGATAATAGTGGCAATTACACTTGGCAGCACCTTGAATACAAGGTCTTTTGTAAATTGTGAGGGATCAATTTTGCGAGTAGAATCAGAGCGTTCCAATATTTCAACTCGATTGTCCAGTTTTTCATACGATTTGCTTAGATTTTTTAAACTGTTGCTCATTTCGTTAAGAGTACTGAACTGTTCTCTTGATTGTGCTTGAGAGTCTTTATTAATTTCGACTTGTTGCTCAACAAGCGTAGCTATACGACCGATAACATTTGTTCTTTCTTCAAGAGAATCAATCTTGTTATTAGTGTGTTTTGCTTTTTCTTCTAGTGCACTTAATCTTGAAATGGTGCTTTGCTCAAAGTTATCCATTTGTCACCAACCTTTAATGAATATAGGAAGGTGACTTTACATCACCTCCTAAATTAAGAGGATATTCGCTGATATGAATAGAGCAGCAAAAATCCTCCGAGATTATTGAATATAATTAAATCTTTGAACCGAATTGTCCTGAGATGTATCCACGTTTACCTTTGTAGATAACTTCCCAGTAACCCTTAGCATTGTTTGACCCTTTCACTGATCCAGAAATGCTGACAGTATCGCCCAGATCCACAGTGCCGAGATTCTTCGCTTTGTTTTTATCAGGTCTGTCCATTACGATAGCAGCGCTTTTTACTCCGACAACTTTAATCTTGCCTACAGATTTGATTCCACTGCTATTAGGCTTAGAAGTGGATTTAGGCTTAGGGGCTGATTGTCCAATCTCAGCATCACTTTTAATGTATTTCACATTTACATATCCGCTGTATGTAGCACCTTTGGAGTTTGTATATTTGATATAACCCCAACCATTTTGAGTTGATCCTTTTTGGTATTGAACAGTGGAGCCTTTAGGAAGAGTAAGTACAATAGAGGAGTTTGCATTGCGCTGGGTTCTCACATTAAGACTGTCTGCGATAACCGTGTTCTTAACATAAGAACCATTTGTTTTAACGACTTTTGTTGGTGGCTTTGAAGATGAGGAAGAAGTATTTCCGCCGAGTGCTTTCAATTCAGCAGCAATAGCAGATTTAACAGCATTCCAACGTCCTTCATCAAGAACTCGATGCGGACAGTATTTGCCAGACCAGTCTTGATGTTTTTTAACTCGATCCACGCCCCAACCACGTTCTTTAAGGAGTTGTGCAATAAATTTAATAGCCAACGCTTCAGCTTTTCTATAGCGCTCTCCGCCTGATTTAGAGTAGCAAACTTCAATACCGATAGAAGTCCGGTTTCCTGAATTCACACCTGATCCATCACCTGTATGCCATGCATTACGATTTGTAGGAATCCCTTGAACAACCTCTTTATCATCTACAGCAAAGTGAAAAGAAACTTCATTATTGTTGCCGATCATATAACTTACTTCATTTTGCGCTGGTGCGTCGTTGTATGTATTGTGAAAAGTGATGAATGAAGCGGATAATGCATAAGGACATTTGATTGAATATTTCTCTGGGGATACTAACATTTGTCTCGCTTTAATAGCCATATTAAACATCTCTCCTAAAAATTAAATTTGAGCACAAAAAAGAGAGAAGGGGACAAATCCCAATCTCTCTTTATCTTACATATGCTCTTGTTATCTCTGTTTTTTAAGTATGTATTTTGAATAAAATCTATATTTTATTTAGAACGTAAACACCTCCTTAATTTTTAATGCATTTAGATTGTAGGGGTGATAAGACATAGCGCTACACCATATCCTCGTTCTTGTGAATACGGGGTTGTGATACGCATTACGTAGTAACCTGAACCATCCTCAGATTTTGACCCTTTACCGGCTTTGGGAATTATACGATCACCAGCTGCAACAGTCCCATCAATACGTACAAATATCTGGCCAAACATTCCTACGATATTCCATTCAGGCCGATCAGACCGAGCAATATAATCTTCAGAAGGTTCATAATAAGGATTTTCTTTCGGAACTGTTTTAGTTTCGATTCTTTGTGTACCGTCTTCATTGGTAACTGTTACATCAATATCTTCGTAAATCAATCCGCCAAATTCGTTCTTTAAATAACGACCTTGCCAGTTAAAAGCTGCTTCACCTAAAACTACACCAGCTGTTTCAGAAATCACTCCTAAAACTTTATCTCCTGCGTTGGCTTTTCTGATTTTGTCACCTTCTAGAGTTACAAAATAACCAGAAGGAATGGCTTTACCATCAATCGATTCGAAATACTCGGCGTAATCTGAGAAAGTTGAGGCACCTTTAACTTGACCGGTAAGATTAATATTCCCATTCTTTGCATCTAATTGAATCTTTGTATTTGCTGTAGAGGGTGCACCTGTAGCAGCATATCCTAAAGCAACTGTGTAACCTGTTTTATTGGCAACACCTTGGGAAGCTATGACCATCCTAGATGATCCAGTGCCTTCAATAGAAGAGTTATTTGAAGCGGCAACCATTGAACGACTGCCTTCAGATGTGGTTTTAGAACCGCCAGATGAAGCGATTACTACGTTACGAGGGCCATCGGCTTTAGATCCACCAGTTGTTGCTATAACAGCAGAAGCAGTACCCGTTGCTTGTCCACCACCAGAAGAAGCAGCTACAAGACTAGTATTTTTAGCAGCGTAGCCAGAAGTTGTCGCAATCCTTGTGCCACCTTTAATATTTTTTGGTACAAAGGATGTATAGGCTTTTCCGGCAATCTTCGAGGGGATAGCGTATTTATCACAATTGACTGCGTTAATGTCAACTTGAGAATTTGTACAATACAAGCCAATAGACCCTTCTTTGCTGTAACCAATTAAACTTGCTTGATTTACACTAGCGTTCTTAATAGCACTGCCAATTCTGATGCCAATTAATGCAGATTCAAGAACATTTATATTTGATAAGGACACAAAGTCAGATTTTTGACTTCCTCCATAAATATAAATATCTGCTCCAGCTGTTTTAAATCCAGATGAAGAAACATTATTAAAAGTAATGTTCCTGCTTTTATATTGAGTTGCAATAGCTGGATTACCTTTATAGTCATAAGAAGGGTCACCGATAGCTGTGAAATTAGAAATGTTAACATTTTTGTAAGCAGAAATAACCAAAGCTCTTGGTGTCATTCCAGCGTATAACCTATCGTTGAAAATTGGTTTTATTGCTGTGCAGTTAGAAGCCATAATATTTCTTGCAGTTTTAGATTCTGGGTCACTAGCTTTATGGAATCCAATGTGTCTAAAATCAAAACTTCGAATATCATTTTCAGATACACAATTTAAAAAGGTGACATTCTGTGCTGCTGGTGCATGTTCATGAGCCTTAGCTTCAAATCCTCGGCAGTTATTCTTACTGACACAGTTGATCAGCCAAACTTTCATTGAACCATCATCAATTTCAAATCCATTTGTGTTGCTGGCACCTGATGTATGAGCTGATCCGTTTCCATCATATGAATAACAATTTGTTATAAAAACATACTCTGAGAAGTGGGTTGTGAAACCATCGTCGCCAAAGTTCGTTGCTGTACAATTATTAATCCAAACGTATTTACTTCCACCTGGTTGATAAACATCTTCTGTATCTGTAAGGGAGTTATAAGAAGGAGAGGTTACATCAAACCCGTGTAATCCTGCATCTTTGGCATGAACATTATTTACCCATACAAATTGTGAATTGGTAATGTTTAAGCAACTTGAGTTGGGGCCAGAGGAAATGCTGTTGTTAGTCTTCTGAAGGTTCCAGTCAAGCAAGAGGTTTTCAAAAATAATGTACTTTGAATTTTGAACAGTTGTGATGACGTGGCTGTATGCGGGGGCATCTTTATGAAGTTTAATAACTGAGAGTTTACCTGTTCCATATAATCTAGTGTAGGATGGGACTTTCAAGCCTTTAACCATGTATGTTCCGGCTGGCACAAATACTTCTGCATTTCCCATTTCAAAAGCTTTGTTAAAGGCTGCAGTGTCATCAGTCACACCATCGCCTTTAGCTCCAAAATCCGTAACGCTAACTCTACGCTGAATTAATGCATTTAATATCTTCTCAACAAGGTTTGTACCCGTAATATGAAAATCATCTATGTTCCCAATTTGATTTGATAGCCCATCAACTTTCTCAGTGACGCTACTTGAAACACTGCTTACTTGTTTTAAGATATCCTCGAAAGTCTGCTTAATCGAGGGTGCAGTGTAAGAAACGCCATCTGATTTAAGTAATTCAATCGACATGGGAACATAGGAACCGGTATTTTTATCGTAATATTTAAATCCCATCTAATTCCTCCAAGTTAAAAAAGAGACTAGTAGATTCTCCTTCTAATCAATTTCATACCAAACCATACCTGATTCAGGTGCAACATTTGATATGATTACTCTTTGTTTTTCAGGTACCAAGCCTTCATCTTGATACCATATATAATTTGTACTAAACGGTTCGACAGCACTTAATAAAATATTGAAACCTTCATATACTTCTGAAGTACCAATGTCTACCCAGTCAAATCCATCCCACCTATAGACTGTTTTTGTTTCTTTAACTGCAACAGTCCAGCCAATGAGCGGGTTTGGATATGTTGTAATAATATCGGCGTATGTATAAACTGAAGGCTTATAAATTTTCCTTGTGTTTTCAACAACATATTCATAATCGGATGTAGCTTCTCTGCACCATTTAGTTATTTCAATACATCGCTTTGTAACACGTTCACATTCAGCAATCCGTTCATTCATTCGAATTATTGCATCTTCAGCTTCATCAATAAGCCCTTGTAGAGTTTCAATTACCATATTCCCTTGACGCTTTATCCAAATTCGAGAGGCGGGAAAGAAGGAAGCTCCTTCGCCACTGTAATTGAAGGTAAGCGATTTTCCTTCGTTTGAGGCATTAAAAAAGACCACTCCCATAAGGTAATCAACCTTAAAATAGTTGTCGTCAAGTTCTCCATCTTCAATCTCTCGCCATTCCTTATTGTCCCCAGTAACTTCAACACGAAATTCTCTGTTCGGAATCTCAGTTAGGAGTGCTCTTCCATTAAATATTGTTAATGTTTCATTGTAAGTTAGGTACGGGTCTTCAACTGAACCTATTCTCTTTTTACTTAGTATCGGGTCATTGTATAATTCAGCAAAATCCGCCAGTTTAATCACCTCCGTTAATTTTGTTGATAAGCTTCCCAGATATATTTAACGTTTAATTTATTGCCCCTAAAATTGCTATCTGCTCCTGTAATAAACATGAAGTTGCCTAAAGCGCCGTAACCTGTATCTCCGCCTTTTAAGGATAATCCGGTTGAAGTTACCTGATAGGTATAACCGCCCGAAGTGCTTTCAATAACAAGTTGACTGTCCTCGGTTGAAATTGGAGTTATTTTTACCAAATCGGGAGTAAAGGTGAGTGGGATTGCTTTACTTGGAGTACCGTCACCTATATAAGAACCCTTTGCAAACTTTGGGGGAGTGAGGATATCTTCAACTAATACATAATCAGATGCTGCCCGTCCACCTAACATCTCTGCATTACCATCTATTGAACCACTAATTATCCCTGATTCATTTCGAACGGGGATTGAGTTTGGGGAAGTTGATGTAGAAGCAGGAAAACCATTCAAGGAGTCTGCTGATCCTGCAGATGAGACAATCCATTCCTCTCCGTTAAACAGTTCCTGTTTATTAGTCTTTGGGTCAATCCAAATTGTCCCAGTTTCTGGATCTTCTGGCTTAGCTTCCGTGGAGATTGTATAGAGACCGTTAACTTTTCCACTAAGGCTTCCTTTTACTTCAATTGAAGGAGAAGGGAGGTAGGGGTTTTCAGAAGGATGGCTTGATTTAACTATATCCGAAAGAAGAATCTGATTTATATCTATATCTGCATCTACTCTTCGATATGCTTGGACACCAATAGTGTAGTACATATTTGAAGGTAATCCGGTAAAAGTGGCTGTACGTCTGTCATATTTAACATTTTGTAAGTTCTCACTAGCTTGCACAGAGCCAAATGTGTACTCCTCATTGTCATCACTGCCATGCAAATAAACCTCAAATCCATCAATGTTGTATTTGTCCTCATCGGAATAAACATAGTCCCACTGAATGGTAATATCAACTGAACCGTTATCATTTACCTTGTGGGTAATTGCAGTGCCATCAGAAGCAATGGCAGGAGGGGCCGGCTGTACTGAGATTCTGTCATTTCGGATATTGAAGTTTTCAGTGACTTTGTCCCATTCAATCTTTCTTTTGTTTAATTCAGTACTTATTTTGTTTGTTCTGTAAACAGTCTTAATGATTTTCTCAAAATCAGATTGAACTCTTTTTCCATTTGTAACTGTGACACTAATATTTGATTGCTCAAAATCAATTGTTATTGCTGAAAGTATGGCTTTAATATCGGTATTTAAATCATTCTGTTGAACTCGTACTATGTCTCCTAAACTGAACCTATCCCAGTTATGTTTTTCACTAATACAGTTAAAAAAGTTAACAATATCGAGTGTTACATTCACTGGTGGTGTATTACGACTTTCAAGTTCTTCGTTGGCATCATCATAAAGTTCATTCTCATCATAGATGCTGTCATTTGACCACTCAGTTGTCGAAATGAAACGTGAGAGCAGTTTTTGCTGATTTTCACTAAAATTGTTCTCAAAAGAAAGCTTTTCTTTAAGCTTAGAAATTGAAGCAGATATTTGAGAAATTGTTGATTCAATCGTAGCAATTTGGTTTTTCTTTTCTGCAACTGCTTTCTGCTTTACGGCAAGTTGAGCTTTTAGTTGACTTGTGTCATCTCCAGCTTTCTTCGCAACTTCAATTCGATCTAATAACTTTTGGACTTCTAGATCAAGTGTGTAAAGCTCATTATTCAATTCGGTTAAACCAGTTTCAGCTTCGTTCTTTTGGGTGAGAAGCTTATTAAACGCATTTCCTTCGCTATTAACAAGATCATTATAATCAAGAATTGCATGACAAAGTTCATCTGGCATATAGGCACTGTGGGAAATTACATTTCGTTGTTCGTCACGTTGAAAGGGGAAGAGGAAATAAGAGAAATCATCAATGTACGATTGGCCAGTCGGGTTCACTGAATTAATACTTATTCCATCTTTTCCAGTAGCATACAGTCTTGTTACCAATTCGTCTGCATCATCAGAATCGTCCATGCTAATCATATATTGCCGAGGGTTCAGTTTAAGGCCTTTGTATTTCGAAATGTCTGATTCTTTATAAAAGCTTACAGTTTCTTTTACTGTATCAAAGACTGGAACTGCATCGAACTTCTCGCAGATTGAATATAAAAAATCAAGCTTGTTAGTTGATGATACATCAAACTGTCTTCGTTTTACGTTAAAGAGAGTATCTATGTATCCAACCGTCCAACTGGTATTCTTTAAACAATCTGTAACTACTTCCTGGAGATTTTTAGATGTCTCCTCATATTTAAGAACGCTTATTCTGCTCAATTCATGTTGAAGAGATCTACACTCAACTTGTACAGTATCCATTTCACTGCTGAAAGACTTGGTTCTTTTTGTGATAATAAACCAAATCGAAAGCCCATAAAACTCAGTTTTAATTAGGTACCAGGGTTTTAGTAAATCTACAACATGATTCCTTTTAATGACCCCATCATAGGTGGCCTTAAGCGGAATAGAGAAGGAGAGTTCGTGAACGCTGCTCCCATGATTTAAAGTTACAGTTGGATTCAGAACTTCATCAATGTTGGCTATTTTAGTCTTATCTGGCTTAGCAAGGGATAAGCGTATGTTTTTTATCTCTGTATCCTTGCGAATAGTTATCAATTTTTCACCTTCTTACCGATACTTAAATCTGAAAGTGAGTCTCAGTTTGCATTTTCCAGTCACTTTTAATCGGTTTTTTCCGTAATCCAATCTAATATAATTGTCATTGAAATCATCATATCTTTCATTCCCATATAAAGTCGACTCGATTATTTCTTTATCACCATTCACTTTAACAATTTCTCTGTCTTTTAGATTGCTGAATATAAAGGGATCAGTATAATCACTCAGGTTCTCGATTTTTACATCGCCGTCGCCAATTTTAAGAATTTCAACAGTAGGGTAAATCGCAACATCGCCTTTGTTATGGAGTTCAATGGTTTTCATTCCTGATGATATATCAAAGGAATGAGTACTTGTGTTTCGACTATATGCATAAGGGGAGTTGCATTTCATTGTCAAACGAACATATCCATGTCTAGCCGCATTATGGACTAGATCACTGGTATCTACGGGCATTGCATAATACACAATGTCTAAATTTTCACTGAAAGCTAAGGGCTTGTAATCATCAACATCTAGCCAGCGCTTAATTGCTCTTATTTTTTTCTCATCATAATTTTCACCAACATAAAAGTTTAAAGGAAATTGTTTTGCTTCTCTTTTGACACCTTCAGTGTACGGCTCTGATCTTCCTTTTACATAAGTTTCATTAACTGATCGTGAACCCAAAAAAGATTCCTCAACTAACCCAGACTCTGTATTAACGTTTTCCACTCCGTAGTCAATGGACTTTTCGTTGTCAAACAGGAAATATTGGCTCTGTCTAATCAATTTTTCACCCCCAATATAAAAAGAGCCGGCTTTAGCCGACTCATGTTATGTTGAAATTCAGTCCAGTATTTTTAAGACCATTTGCTAATTGTTTGTACACTAAGCTTGCAGTTTCTTTAGCATTACTAGCTTCTGTTACATTAATTGTGAATGAGTTCTGATTGTTTGATGTATTTCCTTGAGGTGTAGAAGGGGTTACAGTAGGTGTCGAGAAGTTCTTAAGAGTTGGAATTAAGCCTTTAGTTAGACTTGTTTGACTAGTAACTGCAGCGTTCATTGCTGGTGTAACAAGAGAAATACTCTTACTTAAAACATCTGAAATTTTACCAGGTTGACCCCATTTAGAGGTAGTCTTTACTGAATTATCAGTGGACGTTTGACGAACTTGTTTCACAGCTTCCAGCATGTTTTCAGTATCTGTCTTGTTTAAAATAAGTTCCTTGTCATGTAAGAATGCAAGCTTTCCTGCTCCAAGTCCTGTGCCTGTATATCCACCAGAAGCAAATGATGACACCTTTTTACCTGTTGTATTTCCAGTTGTAACGGTATTTAATGCACTGGCAGCGTCCTTAAGCTTATCAATCAAGTTATTGGAAATACTTTTCCCAATCGACTTCATATTCTCGTTAATGAACTTGGTGAATTCATTAAGCTGTTTAGCGATATCAGTGATTTTACCATCCATAAGCTTATCTTCAAGCTTTTTGAATGCTCGTTCATCATTTACCAGGTCATCGTACTTGTTGTTAATTGATTCTTCATCTTTATCAAGCTGATCTTGAAGGGCTTCTTTCCGTTTTGTGTTGCTACGATCTTTTATATACTCATCCAAAGCTTCCTGTTGTTCTTGAAGTTGTTTCTCTAGGTCTTTGACTTGCGATTTAGCCTCAGAGGAGTCGTTCATGGAAAGTTTACTGATCTTATCTTTTGTTTCCTGTATTGCTTGGTTTTTCTCCTTCAATTCCTTTTGATATTTAGCTTCTTCGTCTTCTTTGTCGATCTCATCAATCTTATCTTGTGTCGCTTTCTGATGGGCTTCTAACTCAATATCCCGCATTTTTTCGTACATCTCTTTGTAGATGGATACAACTTCATCAGCCAATGATTTATAGATATCCTTGATCGACTTCTTGGTGTTATAAAGCTCAAGGTTAAAATCTTTCTGTTTATCTTTCCAGTTTTCGATTTCTTCAGTGATCTGTTCCTGGATGTCAGGGAAACCTTTCGCAGCTTTCTTTTGCTCTTCAAGCTGTTTGATATATTTTTTGGCTTCCTTTTGTTGTTGCTGAATGAGCTTTATCTGCTTGCTATAGTACTTAACCTTGTCCTCATCTTCTTCAGTCATTGAAATTTTATTATCAACATCTTTAATTTTCCCTTGGGTTTTAGAAGATGACTTTTCAATTGACTTAAGCGTCTCATCAACTTTAGATTGGACAAGTTGCTTCTGTAGCTCACGAACCTGATCTTGAACAGAAATTAAATCTAGCTTGGCTTGTTTAAGCTCTTCTTGAAGCTGGGCACGTTGAGCGGAGTTTAATGCTTTATTTGTTTTTATTTCTTTTTGAATCCAATTAACTTTTTGTTGTTGGATTTTAGCTTGTTCTGCAACAGCTTTTTTCTGATCAGAGGTGTATTTGCGGAATTCCTTGCTGTCAGAAGTGTATCGGTTAGCCATTGATTCATCTTTAGCTATCCGAACATCAAAATCCCCAATTCTTTTATCAAACTCATCGAGTTTGGATTGAACTAGTTCATACTGAAGTTCTTGAATCTGATCATTGACTGAACTGATATCTCCTTGGAGGGAGAGAAGATCAGATTTAGCCTGAGCTATCCCTTGTTGCCGTTCTGCCTCAGCTTGTGACGCATCTGAAATAGAAGTTCCAATACCTTGCATGTACTTTTCAGGATCGATTGTTTTTCCATTTTGTTCGATCTGTAAATGAAGGTGGTTCCCAGTCGAGTTCCCTGTGCTACCAACTTTACCAATAGTTTGACCGGCTTTAACTGATTGACCTGCTTTTACAGAAGGAGTGTTAAGCATGTGCATGTACTTGGCAACTGTTCCATCATCCTGTTTAATAACAACCCAGTTACCTGCAGTTTTACTGTAGCCAGCAATTTGGACTTTACCACTTTGAAGAGATTTAATTGCTGTACCTGCTTTTGCAGCAAAATCAGTTCCTTTGTGTGGGGAGGAGCGGAGACCGGATTCCTGCTGTCCATATTTGGAGCTTACCCTAAAAGCGCTATTATTTGTATAATAGCTGGCGATTGAAGAAGTGGCAGAGGAGAGGGATTTGCTGTAGTTGGCCATGATCTTCTTGACGTAATTCTGTGTTTCTTTAAAAGGAGGGATACCACCATATTTAATTACGTTACCAGGCCCAGCATTATATGCAGCCAATGCTTTTTCAACATTACCGCCAAACTTTTCAAGCTGTTGGGCGAGGTACTTTGTTCCACCCATAACATTTTGATAAGGATCGTAAGCGTTATTTACTCCTAAGCTTTTCGCTGTTGCTGGCATCAGTTGCATTAATCCCATGGCACCTACACCAGATCGTGCTTTAGCATTAAACCCTGATTCTTGCTGAATTACAGCTGCAATAAGGGCAGGGTCAACATTGTATTTACTAGCTGCTGAATTTATGTAGCTTGAGTACTTGCCTGAATAGGAACCACCAGTTGAGGAGGGGGTTCCGCCAGAAGAAGTTGTAGAGGTTACAATACCGTATTGAGTAATGTTACCGGATTTAATTTGATCTTTAAGCAACTTAGCTTGTTCCTGCATAAGCTTTTTCTTTTGCTGAAGTGCTTTAATTTCTTTCTTAATTGCATCTCGATATTTCTGAGAGTATTTTGGATAATCATTGACCTGCTTGTTGTACTTGTCAATCTCAGCATTAACTTTTTCTAATGCTTCCTTGTATTTATCAACAACATACATGGAAGTTTTTACTTCTTCAGAAGCTTTTTCTGCAGATGAAGACATATCTTCCATTGATGTACCAGTCTCTGATAGAGAAGAGGAGGCTAAATCAGCTAATTTATCAAGTTCATCAAGTTGATCAGTAATGTCAGTAACTTGATTTAAATCTTCTTGGGTTTTAGGAAGGTATTGAATTGCTCCGCCATTACCTTTTTTCATTTCCTCAAGAATTTTCTGCTTTTGTTTTTCAAGATCTGATTTCAAATTATAAGCATCTTGAACAGTTTTGATCGCTTTAACTTCAGATTTATACATATTAATCTTCTTGTTTAAAGCATTAGCTTGATTTATTAGATCCTGCTTAACAGACTGCTGCATGTCACTGTACGCTTTTAGCTTGGCGTCACGTAGCTTAACAACTGCATCTCTGTTGATTTTCACAACACCATTTTCAATTGAAATAGCGTCTGCAAGATCGTTTTCCTTCTGAATTAGCTTCATAGCTTCAGAAGCTGAAATACTCTTACCTTCTGCCATTTTCTCAAGCAATTCATTTAAAGGAGAGATGTTATCTGCCATCGTGTCATATGCTTCATTTTGCATTACTGAAATCGCAGCATCGTTTTGTTTTGAATCAATTAGCTCATCAATGATCCCTTTTATTGCTTCAAAATCGCCTTTTGCCTCATTGAGCTTATCTGATAGATCGCCTACTTGTTCACCTAAAGCATCTACACCTTCGCCGTTTTCATCCCAGGTAACTTTTGCACTCTTTGCAGAGCTGTTAGTTGAGTCAATAGCATCCTTTAAATCTCCATAAGAAAGCACAAGCCCATTATTTTTGTCTTTGCCGCTCATAGCTTGATTTATAAGCTGTTCTAGTCCTTGTGAAGCTCTTGAGAAGTTATCTTTGTTTCCTGATTGTAGAGCCTTTTGTATCTCATCCATATATTTTGCTACATTAATGGAAAAAGACTCAAGTTCTGTAGGATCCATCTTGCTAAAATCAATTTTATTAAATGCATCATTAATTTGTTTAGAGAGGTTTGGATTGATCTTTACTGAATTGAAAGCATCAACAGTTTGGAGCACTTGCTCACGAATTTTTGACTGTGAGCTAGCTAGTTTCTGTGAAGTATTCACAACTTCTTGCTCAGCTTTAATTCCTTTATTTTTAATTGAACTGTCATCTGCAAAGGGATACTCGAAGTATGACCAGAAATCTTTACCTTTGGAGTAGGTATCAGCCATCTTTTTATATTGATCAATTTCTCCCTGAAGACTCTTAATTTCTTTCAAACTATCAGAAAAAGTGTCTTTTGCACCTGTTTGAATATCTTTCTTTTTAAGATCGGCTAGTTCTTGTGTATATTTGATGGCATCTTGTAAGGCGTCATTATTTTTAATAATTGCTTGCCCTTGTGAATCGTATCCTGCAACTAAATTTGGGAAAGTCTGAGCTAGTTGTTGTGTTACTTGAAGGTATTCTTGTTCTTTTTCAGAACTTAAAGTACCTGATTCTTTTGCTTTTTGAAGTTCTTTATATTGAGCAATTAACTTATCAGTCGAGTCTTTGTTTGTTGTTATAGCCTCAACGCTTGTATTCTGACTGGCTTCAAATTCTTCTCTAGCTTGTTTAGCTTCGGAGTACATTGAAATGACTTTTTCCAAAGCGAATCCAATCGCTGCAAATACTAATCCTACTCCAGTGGAGGCAAGCATCCCTTTCCAGGCAACTGAAAAGACTCTTGTGGCAATAGTAGCTCTAGACATTCCAGCCTCTAACCCAATTGCAGCTCGTTGTGTCTCAGTTAGTGAGCCTGCTCCAAATACCATTGCAGTCTGGAGGAGTCTCATATTCTTATTAAAGGCAACTAATGCAAAGTTGGCTGTCATAAAAGCAGTTGGAAGGAACCCAATACCTTTGACCACAGAACTAATAGCTCCAAGAAGATCACCTAAAGCTGATGTAGTAGCGATTAGCCCATCCGAAATAAATGCATCACCAGCAGCTATAGCAAGCTCTGTGAACTTGTTTTGAAGTGTATTTAACCTTGCTTGCAAGCTATCAGCATATTTTTCTTGTTCACTCCATGCACTGCCAGCAGAATTAGCAGCAGTTGTAGCTGCATTTTGAGCAATAGAGAAGTTGTTCATCATTGCATTAAAACGGGATAACTGATAAATACCAGCTACTCCAATTGAAGTATTTTGCTTTTGAGCATCAGTAAGCGTATCCCACTTACCAGCAACTTCACTAATTAAATCACTTGCTGATTTAGCTTCTCCACTAGCTGTTTTGACAGAAATACCGATCTGTTCTAACGCTTTAATTGAGCTTTGATTATTCCCAATTCGTGCGAAAATTGTCTTTAGAGAGTTACCAACGATATTCCCTGATTCACGTGTTGTACTAGCAATTGCGGTTGTGTAACCAATAAGATCATTTAACTCGACCCCGAATGTAGAAGCAGTTGAACCTGCTTTACGGATAGAATTCGCTAGATCGAGGGTTGTAACAGCATAGTTATTATCAACCTCATTTAATTTATCTGCAATTGATATTGAATCATTAGCTGCAATATTAAAGTTGAGCATTGCTGCCGTAAGAGTATTAACTGTATCATCGGGAGTTAAATCGGAGACATTTTGAAGAACTTGAGCAGTTTTAGTAAGAGTTGATAATTCACTCTCATCAAAGCCCATTCTCCCGAAGTCACCTGTCATTTGAAGGATATCTGAAATTTTATTTGAGAGGGTATCCCCTAAATCAATTGAAGTTTGAAGAAGGTCATTGAATTTATAATCAGGTTCGTCCATAACACGGCGAATATTCGTCATTAGGGTATCAATATGAACAACCTGGGATACCATTTCTTTAAGTCCAGAGATAGACCCATAGAATAAAGAACCGGAGATTAAATAGGTAGACATGCTTTTGAAGGTTTGGGTTAGTTCTGCTCCATAAGAAGAGGCTTGGTTAGCAGCTGCTTGAGCGCTGGAGGCTAATTCTCTAAATTGCATATTCAAGCTTTGAATTTGTGATCTGACATTATTGCTTCCAGTGCTTACATTAAGACTATTTACTGCATTCAAATAATCTTGAACAGCTTGTCTATTACTAGAGCCCATTGAACTGCCATACCGTGTATTTAGGTTTTGGACATTCACTTGCGCCTGTCGCTGATACAATTCAATAGTTTTCTTTAATTCATTGTTCTTCGCAACTGCCGCAGATTTATCATCTAACATCCTTATCCTATTTTGCAGTGCTTCAATTTGTTGAGCAGATTGAGCTGTGTTTATTTTTCGACCAAGAGATGAGATGGTCGTATCGGTAACAATACCTTGCTGTCTAAGCTTCTCTAAATCTTGCTTAAGCTGCTCAATTGCTCTCCTTTGTTGGTCATAATTAGTTGTAGTTTTTGAAGAGGTCGAATTAGTTTTAGGATCAGTTGTATAAACAATATCATCGAATCCGTGGCGATTTTTCTGCACAACCTTTGTTGGTTGTCCTTGCAGATTTCTCTGCACAGTCTTTTTTTGAACCTGTCCTAGTTTCTCAGTGGCCTGTGTAAGCTTGTTAACCTCTTGAGTTTCTTGCTTTAATGCTGTATTACGATTATTGATTATTTTCGTTTCGCGTTGAAGTATTTCACCATTCTTCTTATATTGCTGGGTGAGTTTTTCAACCGATCCGTCAGCATTCTTAATTACTGTTGAGGTTTCTCTAACTGTTTGATTATAGGATTTTAGGTTTTTCTGATATGCATCGACAGCTGAGGAGAATTCTTGCAGAGCTTTTAAGGTTGTAGAATCAATATTCGTATTGAGCTTGAGGGAGTTGAGTTTCTTTTCCAGAGATTTAATTTGCTGATTTAACTGTTCGACAGTTTTAGATGAGGTATCAGCTTGTGGGGTTAGTATAATTTTGAGGTTTTGACTCAAGTAAGAATCACTTCCTTTCAGTAGGGGAGAGGGCAAAATAAAAAGTCACCCAATTATTGAGCGACTTTACTTGCTTTATGAATAGCTAATTCAAAAACACTTTGCCAATATTCAACTTCCTTAATAGCGTTTATACAAACAGGATCAGAATTTAAAAATCCTTTTTCATTAAAAGGCAAGAAATTTATATAGTAATTTGGACAATTAAAATCGTCATTAATTATTTTAAGTACTACTTTTTTGATATACTTATGATTTACTGTATTGGCTGATGACCCACCTATTATAGCACCTATTCCACCAGCAACTACTCCACCGATTAGAGCTCCGACTATCTGGTTACCTCGTTCAGCCTTAGCTATAGTTTGATCATCGATAATAACTGTTGATTCAATTACATTAGAGAATGGTATACATGTCTCACTAATATTTTCGCCATTTTTGGAATAAAGCTTGAAAAGTTGTTTGTCTTTATTAAAAGAGATTTTAGTATTATTTTCTGGTGAAATATAGTAACGATCAGCTTGAAACTCAATATCATGCTTCTGTAAATTATATTTCGAATATTGATGTGCTGTTTTATTTTCTTTCTGCTTTATTGAAGATGTAATTGCCCAAATAATTGAGATTGGCAATACAATACATAATAAGAATAAGATAAACCAATACATTGGATCCATAATAGCCACCACCGGTATCATTTTCCTACATTATACCATGGTTTCCAAGCACAGAAATACAGAAATTTATTAATGAAAGGGAGGGAGAAGGAGCTTTTCTATTTCTGAAATAGATTTATTAGAAAAATGTCGAAAATTGCAGAATTGTAAGTGAATTTCTTGGATGTAATACAAACATAGGTTCTTTTGAAGGAAGGAGGGTAGGTATGGAAAACAATAAGAAGGCGTTTTATCTTGGTTTGGCAAATTTAGTTGCATTCGTAATCTTCTTGTATATTCATTACACTGCATTTTCCATAAATTCAGTTCCTGATTTTATGGATCAACTATCTCAAGATTCCTCGTTTTTCTTACCACCCTTATTAGCATTCGTGTTGGCATTTGGACTTACTTGCTTTAACGTTTATTACTTTTTTAAACAAGGAATTAGAGCGATTCAATATGGAGAGCTGAGAGACTGTATTTTTTATTTTGGAACTGTCTTAATTGGAATGATTATAATTCCAACAATATTAAATCTTTTTTTAGGGAAATTTGTAGGGATTATTGGAGGAATTTTATTATTTGTAGCTATCGGTTACATATTCTTTTCAAACAACAATAGTAAAGGAAGGTAATAAGAAAACCCCACATCACAGTGGGGTTTTCTAAGTTCAGTCTGAAGAGGGAGCAAAAGCAACTTAAGCAACATATAGCTTTATTAAGTCTCTCAATTCTCTATTCGTTATGTTTTCTTTGTCCTTTTTTGAATAAATTGTTAAAAGATATATTTCTTTATCATCTTTGACCACATAATATATTAGTCGAAAACCATTGGATTTTCCAACTTTAGCGCTAGTATTTGCAACTCGGACTTTATAGTTGTATTCTTCATCTGGTAATCCCAGTCCATTAATTTCATCACCTAAGAAGTTGCCATTAGCGAGTTCATCGATAATCGGATCGATGTCGTCGTAAATTTTTCTGTATTTCTTTTTGTTGATATAAAATCTTAGTCTTTTATTAAATTCTTGTGTTGGGATTACCTCATAGTCCAATTATAATCGACCCTCATCCATATCTTTTTTCATCTGCGCTCTAATTTCTTTATAGCTGCGCTTTTTTGTTTTTCCTTCGCGCATAAGTTTCATTTCTTTAAGTGATTGCTCTAAAGATTCAGAAGGACTACAATGATTAAATACTGTGGCGTTCATGTCCTCATTCTCCTTTTTTCTATTCACAATAAACCACCTCTAACACCATATTAATTGTGAATAGGTTTTGTGTATACAAAAATTTTATACCAAAATAATACAAAATTCAAGTCTTAACTGATGAAAAATGATGAGCGCTAGCGAATGAAGCAGATGAAAGTTCTTCCCATGATTTTTAAACATAAGCAAAATCCCTCAACTGAAGGATTTTGATTCTGCATAAAAGAGGGATTTTAACTAAACAAATATTTGATTCTTTTCTTCTTCAAAATCCCGTAAATCATAATGTTTAATTGTTGTTGAGACATCTTCATGATGAGCTACATATTTACTTATCAATTCAATTTTGATTTTCTTAACTTCTAGGAGATAAGTGATGCATGAAGCTTTGAAGAGGTGAGGGTTAATACGCCGGCCAAGAATGTCTGATAAAACGTCCGAGCAAAAATAATCAGCCCAAGACTCTGACATCTGTTTAGGCTCTCCGCCATACTGAGTAGTGAAGAGGTATTCATGGTCATAACCGCGTTTTTCATGCCACAATCGAAGGTACTCCAATGCTTCTGTGTTAATCATGTACTCAAGAGGCTTTCCTTCACCTTTACCTTTTCCGAATACCTTATGACTCATCACATATGACTGACCTTCGGGGATAGGATAATCTAATATTTCTGTTTTTAGCTGTATGAGTTCTGCTCTTCGCCCGCCAACATTAAAGGCAGTAGCAAGCCATGCCATCCCCAAATAATTTTCGTCCTCTTTTAGGGCGTCCATCATCAGTTTATAATCATCATATGTAACCTTTACTTTTTCATATGTTGTGGTTTTTGGAATAGCTGGGAGTCCACGGGTGAAGTTTCTGAATTTCTCATAATTCTCATCATCTTCTGCAACAACATTTTCAATATAGTTGTTTAATGATGATACACCAGCTTTTTTTAATGCAATCCCACTGGAAGACATTCCGCGATTTTTTAAGAAACTTTGATACCTAATGAAATCACGCTTTGAGATCTTATAAAGTTTTTTGCCGTTAAGAGAGGTATGTACCCACCAAAAGAATTGGCGGAGGGAGGAGTAATACTGTTTTCGTGTTTTATCTCTAAATGAGTGAGCATCTAAAAACTCTTGAACCAAGCTTCTGTGCTCTTCATCTACTTGCTCCCACATTGACTCCGTGATCTCGGGGAGTTTTATTGCTCGAGACCTGAGCATATTCTTTTCAATTGATTTGGCCATTAATTCACCGCCATTAGTCTGTTTTAATTCCATCTGCCATTAAATCTTTTTTTAGCGCTGCAGTTAATCGTCCATCTTTTAGGGTCTCAGCGGTATTCTTCATAAAAGGACGAGGTTTACCATAGCCATACCCATATGAATCAGGGTATGTATAACCCTGACCGGTTTCAATGACTGTAGCAACGTCTTTCCCGTCATCCTCTCTAATATTGTCCAATGACACCCCGTTGCTTTCATTGGTGGTTATAAAAGCATCTTTAATTTGTCCTGTGCGTTCATAAAGAAGGGGATTATATGCACCATAAACATCTTCATCAACATGTTCTTGGCCTGTTTCCATCATGATTTGTTTCACATTAGAGGAAGATTTATGTATTGATTGAATTGCATTTTTTTCAATCATCGTCTTGATTTCCTTAATGTTTCTCGCCATCATTGTGGGACAGCACTGCTTTCAATTTCTTCTACCTTTTGAAGAATTAGATTATTTGCTTCTTCCTGAGATTTTTTAGATAGCTCATCTATATTTTGTTGAAGCATTACAGTGGCTTCCCCCAGCTTTTCTAAGCTTTCTTTAGGGAAGCTATTAATAATCAAAGGGAAGTACTCTGAGTCTACCAGTTTAAGATACCATTTGACTTTATTTTTAATGTCATTTGGAATGCCTAGGTCTGTAAATTCTTTGATTAGTGAAAAGAATGCCCAATGAACTTGATTTATATCCTCGAAGGATTTGATACCTGCTTCTTTTGCTTCTTGTGGATCTGATATCAATCCTGTTAACATTTTTGTTAACCGAGAAGGGGAGAAGTGTGGATAAATAAACACATGCGTCTCATCAGTTAATTGGACTTTTTCTTTCTTGTCATATTTACTGACGCTTTCCTCGATTAAACCTAAATTCAATTTTTTTGATGCCATTTTATTTCCTCCTTTTTATCCTCTTCATAACAAAAGACACCCGCAAGAAGGGGTGTCTTGGAAAACTTCAATATGATTTTATTTTAGCTCGTTTAGAGTATAAGCTGGATCATTGGTAAACAATCCATCAACCTTTAAACCAAGCATTTTCTTGGTTAGCTTTCTCTCATTTTCTGCATCAAAGAACACATGTATTTTTAGATTTGCATCGTGGGCTCTCTTTACAACTGACTCATCAACTAATTTAGCGTTAGGGCCAACTGCATAAGCATATTTTTTGATATCTTTTAGAGTATCCCTTGTTAAACTTTTCACCTCTTCATCACCAATTAGACGAACAAGGGGAATATCTTTATTTATTGAGTGTAACTTCTTTAAACTCTTTTCGCTAAAAGACTGTAAGACAACTTTATGTTTAACGATTAAGTTATATTTGTTCAGTATATCGACAAGTTCCTGTTCCATTACTAAATTGCCATTATTATCTTCTCTGGTTTCAATGTAATAATTGGTCGAGAGACCAAATTCTTTGATAATCTCTTCAATTGTTAATATTTTTTGACCTTTACCTGCATTGAATTTTTTCAATTGTGACAAAGTCAGTTCCTGTACTTTTCCTTTTCCATTAGTTGTTCTTTTAACATCCTTATCATGTATTGCGACTAACTTGCCATCTTTAGTTTGTCTCAGGTCAATTTCTATAAAATCTGTCTTATCTTTAATTGCTCGTTTGTAAGATAATAAGGTATGTTCTGGTTCTAGACCAGACGCTCCTCTGTGAGCAATAATCAGTGGGGTGTAATTACTAATGGGAGGATTTTCAATTTTTGCCGACCCTTTAACAGAAGAGTGGGAAGTGGTGGAACATCCGCCTAGGACGATTAGAAATACAATTATTAAGTTTTTTAATATATTCATAAATACAAATTATCACATTTACATCTCGTCTTCAATGTAATCTTTTCCGGTTATTTCTTTGTATTCTTCGGGTGTGATTTTTCCTTTGATAACAGCTTGCTTAACTCGGTATTCGTCCCAAACCCCGTTTCCATCATTGTAATAATCTTTAATTATTTCGTACCAATTCATTAAATAAAGCCTCCCATCATGAGTTGAAATGTCAAGTCGCCCAATTGCTGCTTAACTTTATCCAAATCTGTTGGAACTGGGGGAGGTGGCTTCAGACTATCAATATACTCCTGTGTTGCTGACTCAAACCATTGTTGGGTTTCAGGATTAAATTTTGCTTTGTATAATGATTGGGGCTGAATTGTAGTACAATTATTTGGAATGGTGTAGTTACCAGTTTCGTCAATATCTTCGATAATTACCGGCTGAACAAACATGTAATTTTCGTCATACATATAGACTTGGCGCATGTCAAATCTCCTTCTAAATTGATACAGGAACGTCCAACCAATAGCCAGTAATCGCGTTAGAGTCAGTTGCGACGACATCCGTGATTTTCAAGTCCCCATTTTCATAGATAATAAGTTTCGCATAACCTGAAGTTCCACTCACTGAGACGTTAACTACTGCACCACCGGTGGGGACGTGTGTGGTCGGGATAGTTCCGAAGATACCTCCAGCCGGAGCTACTACATGCCCTCTTAATAATAAAACTCCTCCATTCTTCGAGTAAGTTGGAGTTCGCGTGCCTGCAGTCGCACCATTCTTCAGTGTTATATTTGCGTATGAATACAATAAGTCATCAGTGTTTAAAGATCTTTTCCACCCCTGCCAATATGTTGTGCTGCCGTCATAGTAGTTTGTAAAGACATTATTCTTGTAATCTGTAGCATAAACCCATCCATACATACCTTTCCCATCAGAAGCAAGGCCTGTAAGATGAAATATTCCTCTTGTAGAAGCTGTTGAAGGAGCATTAATCGCTTTTCCGTGCGCGTAGAAGGTACCCATTGTCCGACCTTGATCAACTATTTTTTTGAGTATGTCCTCTCCTTCATTCGCGGCGATTGACACACCGCCAAGATCTGAGGTAATTTTTGATAATTGAGAACCGTTCCATTTCGTACGCTCAGCAGCAGTAATGTGCTTGACAGTGTCCGCAGCATGGACATCTGTGTAGGCTTTGGCATTAGCCTCGGCAGTATTCCATTTGTTTCGATCATCTACTGTAACATGAATAGTCTTATCAGAAGCATGACTGTCGAAAATTATTTTACTGGCTTGTTCAACGTTAGTGACATTCCCTAATCCTATCTGCTCTTTTGTTACAGAATGGGGGTTAGATAAATTTTTAACGTGATCATCAAATTCAACTTTTGTAGCTTGCTTTTCATTTAGAACATTACTAAGTCCAATTTGAGTAGCTGTGACATTATGCGGATTTTCAATGTCTGAGGCATGTAAGTCAAACTCTGTTTTTGAAGCTTGCTCCACATTTAAAACTTTATCGAGGCCGACTTGTGTTTTAGTAACCTTGTGAGGATTGTTTATATCTTCAGTGTGTGATTTAAGCTCGAAATTTTGTCTTTCCATAAACGAATTAATCTCTTTAGACAATTCTGTTTCATAATCAGTCATATGTTTTTCAGTACGTGATAGGGAATCTTTAAGATTGTTGATTTGTATGTTGTTTTGTTTAAGTTGTCCTACAAATTTGCTGCTACTCATTAGCTAACTGCAATTCCTTTCACTGTAACATCTCCACCATTAACTGAGATCAGTTCAACCATAATTTTATACAGACCAGCGATATCAATATCCCAATTCTCATTGGTACTTAGAGTACCTGTTCCTAATTGAAAGTCTGTTTTGTTCGTTGCTCCCAACTCCGTTTTTTCACCATTTTCATCAATAGAAAAGAATTTTAATTCCCTAGAAGTAGAGGAACCAGAGATCTTAACAGTAAGTTCCCGAAAATGACCCACCACAAATTCTTCACCTTCTGATGCGGTTGTTGCAGAGTCGTGAAAAGTAAATGAAGTTTTGTCTGGAATCGTGATTACGACATTTTCAGTCGTTTCTGTCAACAACTCCACCTCCTTAATTTGAATAAAAACTGTCTTTTATCTAGAAAAATAAGAGGGGAGGACTTATTCAAAAAGCCCATCCTCTTGTAGCTTATTCCATATACCTTCCCAAGCTGGGGTAGAAGAAGGGGATGACTGAAGTGAACTTAAAGGTTCGTACTCATTGAAGTCGCCTTCAAACCGTTGCTTGAAATCATCAACACTGATATAGGAACCATCTGATAGCAATAGGAATTTTTGTTCCAAACCATCAAATTGTTTGAACAGACCACATACTTCATCAAATGTCATTATTCCATCCCCCAAACAACGATCTTTAACCCAGTTAGATCAACTGTACCGGCTGCTTTAACTGTCAGATGAATTTTTGGAGCAGTGAAAGTTAATTGTTTTTGTAAGGGGTAATTCTGAACAAAAGAAATACTGTTGAATAGAACAGAATTATCATTACCTGATGTAGTTGCAGAATAAAATGGGATGTTTTTCGGTACGGAATAAATACTTGCTAAAACTTTGCTGTTTGAGCTGTCTGTTTGTGTTGTGTACATAGCAACACCGTAAGTTCTGAAAACACCAAGTGTATCGATTAGATCAACTGTATAAGACTTAGTTGCACCTGTAGCTACAGTATCAGCATCAGTAACAACAAATTCAGAATAGGATTTTTGAACTTGGGTTTTAATTGCTGCAGTGTTTTTAACCAAAACAGGGACAGAAGCCGTATTAGTTAAATTTACATCAAGTGCAGTGTTGGCCACATTAACATTAAGAGGCTGGTCATTATTGAGACCAACCTCCAATGGGATAGTGGAACGTTCAATTGATACAGCTGTTATGGGATTACCTGTCCCATCATCTTTTGCAGAGGTGTATTTATCACCGTCCTGGTTTAAAAAAGCAATAATAAACGCCTCCTTAATTATTCAGTTGTTCCGCCAAGATCTGAGCTTTGAGTTGAACCTTTTGTATCCTCAACCGGAGCTGCGGTATTTTCATCTCTACTTGCTTCGATTACTACAGCCATTTCGTCTGTATCTGTATCTGCTAACGCTTCAAACTTAATTTCAGGTGCTAAAGCATTTCCATTTTCTAATGACATTTCAAATTCCCCTGAAGGAGAAACGTTAGGGAACTGGATATAGATGTCACTGTAAACTTCTTCTGTATCAGGATTATAAGCAATAGTACGATATTCAACTTCATATCGTTCTGAGAACTTGCTGGCTTTAATGGCTAAACGTCTACCGACTTTTTCAATTTGATACACAGCTGTTAGTTTGTCTTTAGCAGCCGCAAATGCTGTTGGAATTGTATATGTGCCATCAGTTGAAACAGCAATCTTATATGTTAAACCTTTTTTGTTATAGAAAGTAACATCGCTTACAGGTTTTCCTTTTAGAGTAACTTTGTTTGTATCATCTACAATCAGCCCATGTTCTCTATCGAAAACCTTTACTTTTGTTTCTTCCTGAATTGTTTCACCCTGTGTCATTGCAAGCCATTCTAAATCAAAGAAAGCATTTTTGACAGTTAGGTTAATTTCCTTCTCAGATTTAAGAATGTAAAGTGGTTTATTTCCGATTCCACCTCTAAGTTTTTCTTCGGAGATTGCTTGGGAGAATGATGCTGTTTGTGCCTCGGCTGTGAATACAAGCTTACCGTCAGATTTTCGTTTAAAATAAACGTCAGCTGTATCTTGAATAACTGTTTTCATCTAATTGTTGCCTCCTTAAATAATAAAAAAGACAGCTATGCGCTGCCTTTACCAAAACCTTTAGTTTGTTTCATGAAACTTTCTCTGCTTATGTAATGTTTTTCTTCTTCAAATAAGTCGATATGTTTTCCCCAGCTTTCCATGTGTTTGGCTGCATCAGGTGAAACGGTTGCAAACAGGGTGGAGGTATCGTACTGTTTGAATTGACCAACTCTGTAGTAAGTCATGTATAACTGAAACAGAGTCATTTCATTTATATCTTTGTACAAATATCCAGTGTGAGTAGCAACACTGCTCATGATGTCTGCCATATCAACCAAATCTGAATCCTGACTTTTCACCCTTTTGCTGCGCTCGTTAGCTCGCTGTATCTCTGGGTTAGAGCTGATTTTTTCCTCTTTTAGACAAGACATTCTCAAGACCAATTCTCTTAGGGCTTCAAAATTTTCCGGTGTAAGTTTCTCTAAAATTTCAACGCCATTAAAAACTGTACTAAATATTACTTCATACGCTTCTTTAAAATTCGGAAGGATACTTGTAATTTCAAATAATGACAGTTTTTTAAGTTCGGCAATAAGACCATCTAATTGGCCAAATTGATTATTTTCCTTTTTGCTGTAAGTATAAATAATCTCTTTCTTAGACATCTTAAACCAGCTGAGGTACGGAGTTAAAAAAGCATATTCCTTAACTTTTATAAATCGACAATCGCCAAATTCAGTAGGGATTGGTTCACCGGTTATAAAGAATTCACTATCAATCATTTCATTGCCCCAAAGGTATATATTAATTTATATCCAAGGTAACCGTCAGGTGGATTAGTGATTAACAATCTTTTATAAGAGTTTGTCTTACCAATACCAGCAAAATTCTGATTGAACAAGAGCTTGTTAATTCTGTCATTAATCTTAAGATTTCTAAATTCGGTTTCTTCAAAGGTGTTAATATGGGTGAAAACATCAATCATCAAGTCTTGATCAAGAAGCATCGCACTTTGGTTGGATGGTTTTGGTAATGCGTTCCCTAAATAAACACACATCCTACATAACGGTGAATCCGATAGATCATCTGTTTTAGGTGCTCGCTTGAATATGGTATTGATTATAGCGGGAGAGTCATTTGTGGAGTCATAATAATTTTCGAGTGATTGAACATCTGGATGAGAAGGGGAGAGAGGATCAGTTTTGTAATACAAGAGCCGATTCAGTTCAACATCATCCATAACTAATCTGAAGATTTTTGTCATCTGTTCAACAGTCATGCTCATGCCTTTTCACCAACTTTCTTTTTGGCAACCAATTTTATTGTTCCGTGGTCTCCATAAACTTTAGAATAGTCTATATCATCGACTTGATAATCTTCGCCAAAGAAGGTGAGGGTAAGTCCGATTTTCAATTTTTCATGAACAAGATAAGGAATTGTAATGTTTGCTTGACCATCTGGAAGATTTACCGCCAATTCAGTGCCATTTATTGAAGTTGTCCTTTCGAATATGCAGGGGACTTCAGTTTTTTCACCAGGTACTTTTTCGTAAATTGGCTTACCAGTGATTTCGTTAATTTTGCCAGTATCGACTAACTTGTCTTCTGAGGTTAGAAAAAATGAGGTGTTACAAAGTCTCATAGTAGCACTATCGTTCATTTTATTGTCTGTAGGTCTTGAATTAACAATCCAATAACTATCATCATATTTAATCAAGTCGCCTCGATTAAGCAATCCTAAAACGGTAAGCACTTTCTTAGTTTCACTGTCTTGGGTTGTTTGGATAATTACCTGTTGAGACTTATGATTGAGCTCAATATCATATGTTTCGGGTGAATTCGCAAGAATTTCTTTAAATATTTCATATTTGTTTGTATTAAATTCATCGTTTTCCCAGCCACTTAAATAATTCGAGGAGGAAGAAAGGTACCAATCTATTGACATCTAAGCACCTCACTCGAAATTATTGGTTTTAAGCTTGCTAATTTTTTGATCAATATCATCACACAAGCTCTCATATGCTCTATTAACTTGTGCTTTTGTGTTTGCTAAGCCTGTTAATTGAATATCTCGTCCAATTACGTTATTCAACTTGAGAGCTCTATCTCTGTATCTGCCTAAATATCCTCTGTACATAAGCATTCCGAGTAATTGGGTTTGAGCTCTTGAAAGTGTGACATCAAACGTATTAGTTTCTTCGTGGAAACCAATATCTGTAAGATCTGTTTCGTAATCGCTAATAGCATTAATCAAAAACTGTTTTTCAAGACCCTCCGGCAACACTTCGTTCGATTGAAACAAAGAATGAAAAACATTGATAATTTTTTCATAAGGCGTCATTAAATCACTCCTTATGATTCTGTATCAAATTTAAAACCAGTAAACTCTTCGATAAACTTGATCTTTTTATAGTCATTTACTTTTTCTTTCTTTGCAATTTCAAATAACTGAGCTTTTTCGGATTCTAGTTTGATATCTTTAGTTACATTTTCTTCGAATGTTTTCTGAGTTTTGTAAGCTAAAATCTGCTTGATTCTTTCAGGTGTGATCACTTCTTGCTCACTGTCATTTTCAGCAGCCTCAAACCCAAGGTGAACCCTAGTTTCTTTATCATCAATGAAAATTTTCGCATGAGACCCTTGCCCATCAGTGCCTACAAACATTTTCACATTATCAAAAACTTGAGACTGAACTTCACCTACTGTAATTTGACGAATGCCATTAGCAGGTAAACGGAAATCTCCATGGCTTTCTAATTTTTTGAAATATAAGTCCCACGAGCACAAATTTTTAATAGCGATTTTCTTATCTAAATTAATTGACATAATACCCTCCATAATTTTACTTAGGAGGGACAATGCCCTCCATAATGATTTTATTCAGGTGTGATTTCGAAATTTTCATCACGGATTAATCCGATTTGATATTCTTGTCCTTTAGCTACACCTGCACCGATTTCCATGTCAAATCGAGTAATCTCTGTACCAGACACGATATCGTTACCTGTCATAGAAGTTAATCCACCACGTTGGAATACTTGAAGAGGAGATTTTGCACCTTGAGGAATGAAGAATAGGAGACCTTCAGGAAGGTAAGTTTTGAAGTTATCTCCAGTCTTGTTAAGTTCAGTGAGGTTGTATGCATTAGGTAATTCAACAACAGAAGAACCTTTATAAGTACTCAGTAAACCTGTCTTGCGGATTTCATCCATTACTGATTCAGGCAATTTTGTACTAGTCGCATCTCCGGCGACTGCTTGGAATCCAGCAAAATCATTTAACTGAGAAACAACAGAATAATCACCAACGATAGATGGTTGACCGAATCTACGAACCTTCTTAATAGTGTCATCAACTGCAGATTTTTGAATACCGGCATTTTCCGAGAAATATTTAACACCGGTAGCTGACTTAATGGCGTTGTACATTTCATTTACGACATAATACATAGCTTTATTCATCATATCGGTCTGAACTTGTTCCATACCTTCAGCAACTTTATCTAGGTTTCCACTTTGGATTTCACGGTAATTAACAGCATAGCCTGCTGAAATAGTCTGTGTTCCAATAGGGTATTCGTTCCAAGTTGTAGTAGCAAAAGGAACGTCTCCACGAGAAGCTTGGAAACCACTTCTAATTGATTCGTGTGCGTATGTAGTCATCATTGGTTGTTGATCATAACCGATTTGTCTAAAAGTACCCATGAAATCAAATAATTTAACAGCTGAAATAAGTTTAGGTTCAATTGCCAATCTAACAATTGTATTTATTTCAGCTTTTGCCACGGGGTTTCCTAGTACAGCTTGAGCTGCTAAATCTTTGACATGTTTCATAACTGTATCGGCTTTATTACCGAATTTAGAAATATCTTTTCCTGTTGCAATTGCAGAGAAGATCTCAATAATTGGCGATTTTGAATTTAACTTGGGATTAGCAAACACATCTGAATCCCGTTTTACGTTATTAAGTTCAATTTTCATAAGTTTTACCTCCAAAAGTTAGGGATTAGGCTTGTACTTTTAAGTACAGACCTTTACCACCGAATGTAGTTTTTTCAAGAACTTTAAGCTTAACTTTATAATCAGCAACATCTTCTCCAGCTTTAGTCCATTGACCAGTTCCATCACCTGCTGGGACAATAACATCGCCCACAATGAGAGCATCAAAACCTTGAACTGTATCTTGACTCAATTCAACTGGTAGGTCAGCCAAATCAGTTACACGGAAAGCACGAACGTATTCATCTTTCAATACTTTAAAATCAGCTTTGTTTCTAACCTCAGGTTTATCAATGATATTGCCAACAACATAAATGTCGCCCTTTGCTGCTGTAGCATCGGCAGGGGTAGGCGCCAGGCCAGTAGAGTCATCTGGTAACACAACCAAGCCAGGCACTAAATCTTTTGTTGCTTTACAACGCGGGTTATTTCGCACCTGTTTGAAGGCACCAATAGTTCCAAACTTGAACATATAAATTCCTCATTTCTATAAAAGTGTTATTTTATCTTAATAGAGATCATCAATAGATACTGAGCTTTCTTGTCCAGCATCATTAATTTCTGAATAAATGTTTTTATCAATAGTGCTATTTGTTTCAGTCGATTGATTCTTTTGACGTTGAGCAATAAATGATTGAGCAATTGAGGAGTTAATTTCCGAGAGAATTTGTGTCTTTAGCTCAAGAGAAGGAGATTTGGAGAAGAGTTCGATTTTTTCTTTCGCTACCGATTTTTCTTTCTCTGTATATTTAGTGAGATCTTGATTTAGTTCGCTTTTTAGCTTTTCGTTTTCTGCGCGTTGTTTGAATTCTTTCAGTGAATTCAACTCGGCATCAGCTTTTTCTTTATCTTCTTTTGCTTTTTTGATTTCTTTTTCTTTCTCCTCAACTTTTGCTTTCTCATCTTTAGCTGCTTTTACAGCCGCATTTAATTCCTCATCTTTTTTCTTGATCGCCTCATTAAGTTCAGCCACTTTTGTTTCCAGTGCTTTATTCTCAATGTTTAGCTTATTATTCAATTCAACTAATGTTTCATCATGTGTTTTTGCCATTGACTGTTCCTCCTTGTGATTATTATTTAGTTCCAGTAAGACAGCAGCATCATCAGCTGGGTCAATTCCTAGAATTGCGTCGCCGGTAAAATCAAACCTCATAGGTATACGACCTTTTTCTTTGTACCCACCGTCATACTCAATTGAAGAGCTTCCTTCAACTGCGGAAATTTCTACTGAGGTTTCTGGGAAATCTCCATCAAACATTTTCGATTTAAGCCATTGTACAAACTTAGGATACCTTTGGTTGTAAATAAAACCCTCACCAATTAGTACTCTCTTTTGTTGACCATTTACTTCAATAGTGTCGATATATCCATTTGTTGTAACGCCCACTACAGTGCTGTTTTCAAACAGGGGAGTCCCGTCTTTAATTTCCGTCATTCCATGACCAAATGGCTCACTGTTTTCACAATCAATAAATTCTACACACAGCGGCATATCCTTAATGGAATTTAAGTTTGCATTAACATATTTTTCGATCCAGGTAATACCGTTTTTATTGTATTGGGCATTGTTTTCATGTATTTCAAGAACTACCCACTTTACAAAGGTTCGTCCACTTACTTTTCGCTGATTATTAATCTCTAAGATTGCACTTCTCAAATATTAATTCACCTCCCTTCATGAGCCAGAGGGCGTACCGTTACTATTATTTGTTTTGGACTTAATGGTGTTCTCGTTTTGAGAACTATCGTCTTCAGGGCGACCAACAGACTTATCTTTCTTGCTCATAGTGTAGGAAGTTGCATGAACAGGGAACTTCTCATCGAATCCTTCTTCTTTTTCATATTCCATTAATGACAAGTAGGCATCAGGATTCCACCCAGTAGCTGCTATCCAAGCAGTCAAACTTCCTCGACCACTCGTGTACAAGTCTTTCATATTTTGGACTTTTTCTTTACGGTTAACGTGGGTAAGGGGGAGATAATAGACTTCAACATAAGACTGAGGATTTTTAATGATATTTGCATTAATGACTTTGTTAAACTCACAGGAGATTTGTTCTAACCAGGAGAAAATTTGTGAGGACACCATTTCAATGTTTGTAGATTGAGAGGAATAATTTCCGTCTTGTCCATTTAACGCTGAACCTGCAAAACCTAAGTTAGTTGATATTCGTTTTATTAATTCATCTTCACCTTTGACTTTAAGGAAATCAACGTTAGTCTCAAGCTTGTCAAGCTTAGTGCCAGAGGCCAAAGAGAAGAATTTTATACCTTTTACAGCGCCTTTAGAAACTAAGGCATTTTTGATGCTGTTGTGCTGTTGCTCTTGTTGCTTTTGCGTTAAGGAAGAAACACCTTTCTTTTCACCTTCGGGCAATGTTTGATAAATTAATGTACTGTTCAAATCATCAAGGATGTTTCTTTTTGTATCAACAAAATAATCGTCATAAACCATATCAACAAATGCAGCTAGTCCAATCGGTCGTCCCCATTGATCTTCCATATCAGCGCTACCTTTAACGGTGACTGTCTTATTGTTGTCTAATACGAGCCAACGTTTATTGAGATCTTTTTTGTACTCAACATAACCTTGTCTAAATTCCTTTGGCCACCTTTTAAGTTTTAAAGATCGCCCTTTGCTTGTGAATTGATCAAAGTAGGATACATCAAAAGCCACTAAATATGAAGAATTTTTTCTCCCGACAATTTTGCAGTAATCGATAGGGAGAGGGAGGATAGAACAATTGAACTCTTGTGTATCGTTGATTTCAGATATTGAATCAACTTCATAATCACTAAGTGTTTTAGGAAAGCTGTCGGTTGCAACTGATTCAAAATAATGGAAAGATGTGCCGTAAAGACTTAATTTTCTAAGTGAATCTCGAACAATATTTTTGTCATTTATTTTTCTTAATGCGATTCCATATGTTCGTTTGTCCAATTTTAATTGACTATGATTATTTGAGTTCCCGTAGACAACTCTGTCTAGGGTAGGGAGAGAAACCATATAGTCAATTACATTTCTGTAAATACCATTTGAATTATAAAGAAATTTTGAGGCATTTCGAATTTGTTTGTTGTAAAGATTGTGATTATTAAGCCAAGTTTTCACTCGATCATATGAAACGGATGTATTTGAGGTATTGAAAAATAGTGAATCCAGGTTTGACAAATCAGTATTATATTCATAAGACGGCTCTTTTTGAGTATCCATTTTTCACCTCCTGATTAAAAAATTCAATTAAAAAAGAACCCAAATGAATACTCTTCATCGGATTCCTCTTTCTCTAAAAATTGAGCAATGTAATATAAGGCGTAAGCAATCGCACTATATCTGTCTTTATCGATACGTTTTACAACCTGTTCAACAGTAAAAGAATTTTGGTTTTTCTTGATCCGTAGGTTGGCCACTTCGTCAATAAACAACTGAGTTTGAATACACGCTGCTTCAACCATAACATCATCTGCAATGTCTTTTTGGTTTTTAATATCTTCGAAAGCTTTGAGTAACTTTAGCTTGCCCGATTCAACATAGTCTAAAAACTGAGTGATAATATCCTGGTTTATACCCTGTGATTTTAGATTGTAAACGACTTCAGGTGAGTTAGGTACGTCTGGTTTTTGATCAGTATTAATTGTAGCCCAACATCCAAGCTCTTCATTTGTTTCAGGATCAGTAACATCTTCCAATAATCGGTCGATTAATCCGCCGCCGACTCCATTACCATCAACAACAACAGCTTTGACTCTAGAGAGTGAGAGGTCTTGATTGCCGCCATAATTTTTAAAGACTCTTTTCACCATGATAGATTGCTCCTTAAAGCTTAATCCATTAGGTGGTTCAATGATGTTGACTACTTGAACTTGTCTAATTAGGTTGTTACTATTCCTGATAATTTTTAAAACAATAATAGCTGTTTTGTTGTTTGACTCAGCTGAAGAACGGGCAACGTCTACACCAATAACATACTCATTAAGCAAAAAGTTTTTGTTTTTATCCCGAGGACAAGATAGTTCTGGTTGTGTAATAGTTCTGGCTTTAATTAATTTACTGATGTTGATTAAAGCTCCGTCACTTGCACCAATCCAATCGCAAAGATAGTTTTGTCGAAAGCGGGTAACGTTTCCTTGTCTGGCTTTATTAATCGTGGACATTTTTTGACGACCAAAGTGAATAGGAATTCGCCAATCAGATCCAAACACAAAAGAGCCTTTCAAGTCACCAGTTTCTTTAACCATAGTAAGAATCTTTTCGTATTCATCAGAGTTTTTGTATCCTGATGTTGAAAAACGGTTTATTTGGCCATTTAATTCTGCAGGATCAATTTCACCAGTCATTGTAGTACGAGGAATATTGAATATTGGTTCAATGGCATCATCATATAGATCTTTATCGATTAATGCAGATTCCTCCAGAGAGCCGCGTCTTCTACGTAAACCCTTAGAAGATTGGGCATTGGCTAGGTTATCGATAATTGCGCCGTTTTGAAATTCAACTCTTCCAGTGTCTTTGGAAAAACTTTCACTTTTGATTTCATCTGCAATAGAAGGGTAGAATCTTAGGATTTCATCATGTTTTTCTTTCCAAATTTTAACCGCAGATTCTTTGGTTGAAGCGGTTATAGCTAGTGTGACATTTGGAAAACAAATTGCTGTATGGTACGCTACCATGATTTGAGTGAGGGTTTTTGATCCACCGCGAGGAATACAGAAGTAATTTTGAGGGAAGCGACTTAGAGTTCTCATCATAACTCTTTGGTATAAATCAAGTTCAATTCCACCAACTTCGGGTTTTAACATGTCATAAAAAATATCAGGATAAAAACGAATGAAGGAGGTGAATTCTGCCCATTTTGAAATGTTTTTCTGTATTAAGTTAGAACTATCATTAGGATTTACTGGAGTTTCAAATGAAGATTCATAAATATCTGTTCGATTTTTTGTATGTTTATTGTTCTTAGAGGTGAAGTTTTTGTAGCTTGCCATTATTCTTCATCCCCAGTATCGTAAAGTGGCTCTTTATACACATCTTCTAAGTCACGGAAAACGTTGTTTCGTGCTTTTTTCAAGTTTTCAATTTCTTCTGTAGTTAGACCTTTTGATTTGAAATCTTCTTCGAGCATCTCATCGTAAAAATGATATATGTCTTTATAAGCTACTTTTTCTTTATCCTCGAGTCTTCTGTAATAATTGATTATAGCCCAAATGATTAAATCAGCATCATCGTAAGGTTGAGCGGTTAGGCGGGGAAGGAGAGGGATGATGCCTAATTCAGTTTCAACTGCTTCGAAGAGTTGCGACAACACATCCACACCACCACTAATATCACTTTTGCTTAGCTGAGAAACGTTGATCTTGGCATCAGTAGCGGCTTTGGAAGCCATTTGTCCCCACTCTTTAGCTTCCTTTACTTCACCTTTAGCCGTAGCTAGTTCCTCTTTAACACGAAAGCGAATATAGGAGAGTAATCCTTCAGTATGGAGAGCGGTTTTTTCTCCATAATTTCGAATGAGTTTGTTGTACTTCCTTTCAAACTGGCGGTATTCATCGGCTGTATAACCAATTCCCCATTTATCAATTATTTCATCTGAGACTTCTTCTAGTGAATCAAGCTGAGTTTCGGTGTCAGAAACTTTTCCTTGTTGTTCTTCGAGAATACTATCCTTCCAACCAGTTCCATTAAACTGCTTTAGGGAATTTGCCATTGTCATATACGCGCTAAATGTGTCTGTTTTTCTTTGAACTGCTTGCTCCCAGTATAGAGGATCAAATTTGACATCAATTTGCTGTAAGACAGTGTATACAGAGTCCATGTCGTTGTAATCTATATTTTTCTTGAGACAAGATTTACAAATTGGTACTTTTCCTATTTTTTCGTAAAGCTTGCTGCGAGAATTATAAAAGCCAGAATCTTTGTCTTTTTCTTTTTGACATGCAGCACATAACAGTTTTTCTTTGTCTTTAGGTTTTCGACCCACCATTTCACCTCCATAAAGTTGATGTAAACACATTTTTTAGAACGCCCAGCAATAGAGTGGAAGGGGAGTACCACAATCTTCGCTGGGCGTTCTAAAAAGGTGCTTATCTGGATAAAATTAAAGTTTTAAGCAAAGTTTATAGGAGCCTACATCGAGGCTCCCTTAGTTGAAAAAATAATGTCCTAACACTTCGATTAGGCTAAGTTGTACAAATTACCTGACAATAATTAAGGAAAGCTCCGTTTTAAATTCATCTGAGAAATTAACCCAATGACCAGTTAATTCGTTTTGTCTTCATTTGATTTTACTCCTTCTTATTAATTCAATATGTAATCGTACTGAATAGTCCGACCTTTGCCAGACTCATAAATTGATAGGTTTGCTCCAGCTTTTGCACCTGTCATTAAGCTGTCACTGTATTCATCGGAACCCATAACAGAAGGAAGTTGTATTACCTGGATATTATGAGTGGCTGCTTCACCTACAGTAAGCATATTCCCGTGGTGGAAGTGGGAGATGTACATGTAATCGTAGAATTTTCGTTTCATCTGTGAGATGTCACGAATGGCATTCTTTTTGTTTTTAATCTGGTGTCCGTGACAAGCAACAATTTCAAATTCAAGTAATTTAAAATCCACAATTCCTTCGTCGTATAAAGGAACTTCAATTCGCTCATTGTCTTTGAGTACGTCATGGATATAAGTAGCGATAATACGCTCTACATCTTCTTTAGGCATTTCCGAGCGATTTGTATTATGTAATCTTAGTTCAGTATGATTTGCAGAAGGGATATGTATGTACTTAATTTTGACGTGCTTAGAAAGCTCTAAAAGCCATTCAGCTTTGTACCTAGAGTATTTAATCACTTGGTCAATAAAACCGTACTGAAGGGCAGTTAATTGCGATACGCGCAATGCCATACCTTCAACACTGTCAGCACCATTTAACACGACCAGCTCATCTAAATTTTCTTTTTGAATGTACTCAACAGTTTCAGAAAGAATCTGATTCATACGCTGCAAATAAATCTGTTCGTTGTATTCATTGTTGTTGCTTTTAAATTGCTTCCCGAAGTGTTCATCTCCAAACCCTAGAACAGCAGCTCTTTTTCTTTCGCTCTTATTTAACGGATAGAAGGAAGGGGGAGGGAGAGTACCTACTTTCTCAATTGCTTCAGTTACATTTTCATATAGAAGCTCTGTTCGACCTTTGACACGTGTATTTTTATGTATTTCATGCTTTACAGCTTGAAGCTTTTTTCTCTCTTCCATGATTTCAACCTTTTTCAGTTCCAATTCAAGGAGAGAATTATTTGATTCAGCTGACTTTTCTTTTTGGTATTCAACCCCCTCAATGAAGTTGTTGAACCATTTTCTATAAGCTGATTCACCTTTAGATTCGCCGGTTTCCTTGTTGATTAACTCTTTGATTTCTTCCCAGTTTAGATTATAAATGTCTTTATTAGAGCAGATTCTTATTTTCCATTCTTTAAGGTTTTCATCTGAGTGACGCTTAGTTTGAACAGGATCGATCATTCAGTCAGTCACCGCCTTACTCAACGTCTTTAACAGGAAGTTCATTTTCTTCTTTTACAGTAATTGAAACATTCTTTCCATTAAACTCTGAAAGAATTTCTTTGAAGTCATATGTATATTCAGCTTCTTTAGTTTGTTCAGTAACTTCCATTACGTCCATATCGAAAAAGCCTTTAACATTAATTTGATGCACTTTTTTGCTTGCCATTTAAATTCCTCCAATAATTTTCTATTTACGTACAATAAGCTCCTTCGGAAGCCCGATGATCCGAAGCATCGGTAACGTCCGAGAAGGGGATATAAAGGAGATGAAAGATAAGTCGGATAGGCGTTGGGGAAACGCCCGAAGGAGATTATTGATTGACATACTTGCGTACCGGAAGGCTCGTAAGCGTAAAAAGGCTCTATGTTTTTATATGCCCTAGTTCTAATTGCATAATTGACCCAATAGTCTTGGCTATTCATCTGTAAAGATACTCAAGGAGTGTATTTTAAAGATGATTGAAAATTTTTGAAGGGAAAATCGGAAAAATGTCGAATAATGTAAAGTGAGAGTGGATTAACAGACCTCTATCAACATCTTGGAAGGTTCAATTATAGAGATTGTTACTATACAGTAATCTTTATCTGCAATCTGAATAATTGTACCAACCGCAAGAGATTCATTGCTTAGAAAAAAATCTTCAGCGTCAAAACAACCCAGGAATAGTCTGTTAGTGAAAATTTCAATTTTCATTTCATTCCTCCTAAAAAATATTTAAAATAATATTAACTGAACTTGTAAGATTAAGCCGTCTTTCATGGGCGGCTTATTTTATATGGTTGAGAAGTAAAGACCCATTATAAGCCTTCTCAATGGCATTTTCAGTCTCTCTTGTCAGGTTACACGCCTTATTGAGAAACAAAGCGTCTCAAACGCTCGCCATTTATTTTGCACAGTTTTCTCTGACCCGTGTAAGGAGGTATGTGCATGGGAAAGGTAAGTCTCCATTCAGAACATTGAAGGAGAAGTAGCGAATAAATAGTGAATATGTTCCTAAGTGAAAATGAAAAGACAAGACCGAAAATAATCCTTTTCTGTGAAATGAGAGCGGTGATCAAGCGCCCAAACACTATTTCACTTATTTTACGAGTATAGAAGACTCGCTAACCCGGAAAAATTTTTATGTGGCCGCATAATAAGCATCAAAGCTTACAAGGGCATTATTTAAAGGGAAGGGAGACGCATCTACCTTACCTAAGTGCAAGCCGAAGCATTACACCGCAATTAATATTCAGGCTACATGTCACCCATAGTAAGACTGTGATGGGATTCACCCTACAAAACAGCAATTTTTCAGCTTGAGTAGCATAGGTCTTACCAACATGTTTAGCCCGATAATAGTCATTTACCTGTCTCCTTTAGATACAGACATCCGAGTTAACCTCGCATCCTCATAAATGACCATTATCCGACTAACTACAATGACCAACCGCAGTTTGAGTCAGAATGATACAGAAAATAGGGGAGTAGATATTGTTTAATCAAGAAAAGCTAGTCCACACTGGAGAGGAATCTCCACTAATATTCATTTAGATTAGTCTTTACCTTAATAAATGAACATTAGTCGAGAACTGATATCCCAAATATCAGTAATCAACTAATTATTGACGGCATCCCCATGCCATCAATAAAGAACTCTAATTAATAAACCTGGAGATGAAATGCGGGAGAGGATTTGCACCTCTCATGGATGACAATTCGCCAACTATTAGTCTTTCCTTGAAGGTTGGCCTCGAGATTCCCGAAGGTCAGTCATACCACCTCGATCTACGCGTTTACCTTTTTCGCCACCGCATTCTAGGGAAAAGGGAGTAAGGATACTACATTAAGCTTTCACTGCTTTAACTTACATGAGACCATAGCTTACCTCTTTTTATATGTCCAATAGTTGTAGAGCTTACGTTGAATTTTTTAGCGATGGTCACCAGAGGGAGTCCTGAAATAATCAGTGTTTTTATTTCTTTAACCATTGTTTCATTTAGTTTTGAACACGCATTATTTTCTCCTTTGTGAATGCCAACGTATGTTAATTTCCTTAGTTTTTCATTCAATTCAGGTAAAACATTTTCCCAAGTAGAGCAACTTTTTATACTATGTATTGTGGCTTCTTTACAATTAAATTCAAGTGCAAGATCTTTAATTCGTTCTCCATTATAAAGTGCCTTTTTGATATATTTGATCTGTTGAAGTGTAAACTTTGAGGAATTGAGTCTGGCTTCAATACTTTTTTTAGAAGGTTTTAAAGTACTTCTTACTGTGTTTCTTTTGGTATGCATTGTATTGTAGCCATGAAGAGGATCATGAGAATTATACAGGTTAATAAAATGATATTCTCGGATTATTAAATCTGGTAAAGCTGTGTCATATTCAATAATATTAAATTCAAGATGCTTTGGATCTAAGGAATTAAATTCACTTATATGATGATCTTTATTTTTCATATCTAAAAGATGAGCTTTAAACCTTTGAACAAGGTCTTTAGAAGAACCTATATATTTCTTATTGTTTTGTTTATCTCTAATTGAATACACACCAGATAAAGTCTTTATTTTTTTATTTACCATATGTTTAATCATCAAGTCAGTATTTTGGCAGTTTAAACTTTTAAACAATGCCTCAGTATTTTTATACTTGATACATTCTTTACAACAGTCTTTTTCAATGAGACAGTCATTTTTGTTTGAGATTTTTGTGTGGTTGATTTTTCTCCTAAAGAATCGCTTGTTGCAATAGTCACAAGAAAACGGAATTTTCCTATGGGAATACAAGTTGACTTTAATGTATTCTTCGTATGGCATTAGTAGCATTCGCTCACTCCTTGAATGGAGTGGGGGAAGGAGCTTACCCTTCCTTGACTCACCACATTATTTTATTATTGTTTGACTGAATCTTTTAAAGCTTTTGCAGGTTTAAATTTCACTGCTTTTGAAGCAGGGATTTCGATTTCCTCGCCAGTTTGGATATTTCTCCCTTTACGAGCTGCACGTTCACGAACTTCAAATGTACCAACTCCAGGAATCTTGATTGATTCACCTTTTGCTAGTGTTTCAACGATGACATTAAATACTGCTTCAACTTTAGGAGTAGCTTCTTTCTTAGTAACACCTAATTTTTCTGAAACTGCTCCAACAAATTCTGTTTTGTTCATGTTTTAATTCCTCCTAGTGATTTTGTTTATTTCTGTGTTAAAGTATAATTACGGTAACGTTTGTGATTTTTTTAAAAAAACGGGAGACTTACTCACCCTTTTATGTGGAAATTAGCTTTCTTTCTCCCTTATGGCGATTATCTCAAAAGGGGCTTTCAGCCCAGTCGTACCAAGGGTTCAAGGTGCTTTTTTGTTAATTCTTTTTTGCCGAGAAACGCTGTAGCCCTTGGGGGAGTAAGGCTCAAGGCACTTTCTATTTCGTCATTTTCTTCTTGCTGTATTTTTTTTGTCTTACTCGATGGTTCTTTTTTTCAGTTTCTAAAGCACATTTAGTGCAGTATTTAGATTTATTTGAGGCTGACTTATACATACTTCCACAACTATAACAAGCTTTAAAATTTTTAAAATTGTCCCGTATATTTTCTAAAATAACCTCTCCAAAACATTCCCACAAAGTAGATTTAAATTTGCTCTTTTTCTTATATAGATGCTTTACCAAAACATCTGTAATATAATGCTCATTGTCATGTAAATCCATTAATCTATCTTTTATAATCTTGTAGACATAAAGCTTTTGCCCAGGTTTTAAATCTTCATCATTCATAAGCCATTTTTTGTTGCGGTCAAGCAGTTTATATTCATTTATTAATACTTCATCTAGCTTCACCTTTTTGTTTTTGAGTAAGAAACGGTAATCAAATTTTCCAGCAACTGTGTTAAAGTTGATTCGGTCATTAGGGATAATTGAGTCTAACTTATTTACTGTACTTTCATTAATCAACTCTACGCTATGTTCTTCTTTATCCTTTGCACTGATGAAGAAATGGGGCACTTTATTTTTTATGTAGTCTTTGATTTTCTCATCAACGTGATCAGGGCGGGTGGGCATGAATAAGGTTTTTGCAAAATCGATAGTAAAGTTATTCTCCATGCATAACCATTTGATCACGTCCAGGTTTATATTGTCACTGTTCCATATCTTAGTGATATTGTTACTGTACTCCCCGATATTGATTCCATAAGCAAGAGTTAGTGCTTCATAGATGTTTCTGCTATTAATCTCTTGTTTCTGGGCTACAGACATTTCATAATACAAAGGAACGATGTTCTCCATATTACGTTTGGCAATATTGACGATTAGCTCATCAGAAATAATTAAGGCCTTATCCCCGTCATTGTCAAACTGCAGCAGCTTGGATATAGGATCATGAATGCTGGTATAAACACCTGGGGTAATGAACCACTTATCATATTCCTCGTCTTTCTTGTTCCATCTAACTCCATGTTCTCTGTATAGGTGAGGGGAGCGGAGGATATCAATATGCCCTTCATCATATAAAGAACAATAAACATTGCTGCCGGTGAGAAGTCCTTTTGGATTCTCAATTCCAAGAAACAGTCTTTCACAAAAAGCATATAGATCAGGACATAAATATGTATACCTGGCGTCACTGACAAGTAATTTCCCTGATTTGGCGTCCTTAATCATACTCTTCTTCTTATTCTTAATGATTTCTTTGGTATGGTCATCATTTAGCAGCTCAGGATATATTAGTAGAGCTTCTTGAAGGCTTGTCTTATGTTTATTTTTCTCGGTAGCCCCTAAAACTTTCATCATTGTTTCTTTATCAGTGCCTAATTGAGTAATCTCACTAACAGTCTTTGAGCTGATTTGTTTCAATTCCTCATCTGTGATATCCGTGAGTGTTTGTAGCATCTGGTAAGTCAGTTTTCCCTCAACAGATGGATCTTCTTCATTTAATTTAGCTCCTAAACATCCATACTTTTTAAATTTATAGCGATAATCATCCCAAGAATCATAGTACTTCCACATCTTAAACTGGCTTTTCGTAAAAATTATTTGGATATCATCTTTAATAATGTCCCATTCTTTACCGTAGACGTCCTTAACTATAAATGAACTGTGTTTTTCAGCAAACTTTCTAAAATCAAATGGAACTAGCAGACCCTTAACCCAAGGTAATCTGACCATAAAGCTTTTCTGGCTCAAACTGGGAAGCATCATTCCGCAACCATCTGTATGTTCTATAGGAATATCCATAATCTTACGAGTGATTTCATATGTATCACGGTCAATATAATCAACCAGGCTGGAAACGTTTGTTTCTAAGTCATTTACGACAATTGCTTTATCAATATCAATCTCCCATGGACTGCTGGCGCTATTCGATAAGGCCATGTAGCTATTCCATTTGTTTATGCTACTCCCACCTTGAGCATTGATTTGCTCCACACTAAGGCCACTAGTTAAAGCATTTTGATACTTATCTAAGGTGCCTTGCTTGATAAAACAAGACTTTTTGGTTCGTATTTGACCGGCACTGCTAGTGAAATAAACGTATTTCTCATTGTTATGTATGAATCCTTTATCAATAATGTCCCTTAAAATTTGAAAGTGATAAGTTTGGACAACCATGATCTCTTCAGAGAGAGAATTTTCTTTGATTCCCAACGTTCGAGTTAAGACTGAATCAAATAATGAAATCACATTATTATCTTTCAGGGAATCTGTTCTAAGTGTTCTTATTTGATTATGATTGTTAAAGGCGCTATAAAGCTTTTCTTTTAAGGAAATAATCCTTTGCATTATGTACTTCTTATGTTTTTTATCAACATGTTCAAGTTTTTTGAGATAATCTCTGTACCTATATGATTTTAAAATCTTGTTATGTAATTTGTTTTCTTGATCATTATAAAAAGCAGAAGTATCAATACTGTAAATATGTACTTGCTTATTAAGACCGTCTTTTTTTCCTTTCAATAAATTCTCCCCTTGTAAATTAATAAACTATTTTATTTTTATTCTTAATAACTACTATTTAAATATTGAGACACTAAATTTCTGTATGTATGACTTTTTTTATTAACTGTTCCGTACCACAAATAGTCTTGATAAAGGTTTTCTTCTTCTGGTGTTGCTGTTTCATTAATAACTTTAGTTTCAAGAAAACCAATTAAGTTACTAAACATATACTGTTTGTTCATTCAATCACCTCCATTAGTAATATTATTTTTATTCTAAATAAAAATAATAAAAATTCCTGTGTTTAGCAGGTGACTTGATTATATATTTTATTTTTATTCTTGTAAACATTAATTTCAAAAATTTTTAATTTCGAGATTTATTATCGAAATTAATAGGCGATATATGCGTATTAAGTTTATTAATAAAAAGGGGAAGAAGATTATGAAAAATAGAAAGAAATACTACATGATTATGTTGCCGTCACTAGTCTTAGCTATTTTAACATGCTTCCAACTGAGCAAAAGTATTGGGGGCTGTCTGTCATCTTAATTGGATGGGTGGTTTACTACTTTATTAAGCAAACAAATAAGAAAAGGGGTAATTAAATGTTCTCACTGGAAGACTATATCAAAACAGTTAAGCAAAATCTCGACCAACACTCAATTTTATTAGCAAGGGAAATCAAAAAAACAATCAACTACAATTTTTATATTGATATTGATTTAGTGGACTACATGGCCTTTATTGATCCAACAAGATTTGAGATATCAATAAGAATGTTTTCAATGGATAAAGAGGCAAGCGAAGTGTTTTATGAAGGAGAAGACAAAACAATTTTTTCAGGGAGCACTCAAGTTATACCTGATATTAAATATTTTCAACTATCTAGGGAGAATAAAAAGGAATTTGATGAGTTTTATGAAAACAACGATATTGAAATAGAAAGGGAAGAACATAAAGCATTCACAGAGTGGTTTTGTGAGTGTTGGAAAGTAGCTCAAGGTCATAAAATGAACTTGCCTTCATACTTTGTTATTCATGATGATTATAAATCATTGGATTTACGGGCAAATAAATGGATATCAGATGATGAAAAGTGGGAATAGACACAAGAAAAGGTGGTGATCGAATTAAGATCACCTTTTTTATTTTGGATTTGGTTTGCATATCGTAATGTTATTTGCACGAAAAATATGTTTATCGTAAAAATTTATAAAGGGCTAAAAAAGACAGTAAAAATAAGGATATTTGATACTTTAATTAGTGAATAGGGGGCAAACGATCGTAAAACGTAAGTGAGAGTAGGGGAAAGAAGTCGTTTTAAGGAGAAATTGATGAAAAAGGAGAAATTTGAAGAGGGAAAAACACTGATAATATAGGATTTTACGATAACGATTACGATGTGAAAAAGGACGATTTAATGTGAAATTGGGAAAATGAAATTTTGGATAGGGTGTGGAAATGGAAGTGCTATGGGTACATTCGTTCCCTTAATTTTACCTTTAGATGTTAATATACCCCTATATATTGGTATTGAATTCCCTATATAAGATACGTTATGTAGGGTTTTTATAATTTGGCTGATAAATTTGCACAGCTAACACAATTTCAAATGAAAAACAATAGTTATTTTTGAAAAAATAATTAAGTGGTCAATTTAAAAGTGAATACCCATTCATTAAAAATAATCGTGTATATAACGAAAGGAAGCAAATCGAAGTCTTATTTTTTATCTATTCTATACTCATCAATTCATACACCTATTTTATATTCACTCTAATAATATTCCTTCTCATCCTTCATCTCATTACATCCACCATTTCCTATCCTCATCTTACCTAAAACACATTTATCTTCACCACACATCATTATATACCCATCCCATAACACAGTAACTAGGCATCATCAGAATCATTCTAATGCACCTAGAATCAATTTTAAATGAATCATAGTACATTGGGTATCCAATCCACATACACGCCTTATACAGCCTATAAACACCCATGAATAATAGTCCAAAATAATTTTAAAAAATCCATATTTAGAATAAAAATAAAATGACTTAATAGGTGAATTGTGTTATAATAGAGTCATAGGAAAGGAGGTGTACATAGTGCTTGAGAAAGTGGGTATCATAGTTGCTTTCCTCATATCTTTAACGGTTCTTACAATCAACAGTCTAACAATAGTTGAGAAGATAAGAAACCTAAAGAATGGGACAAGCAAAAAGAAAAAGCGTATACGCAAGCGGCTCCGACCAAAGAGACAACGCCAACGTATACGCCGATGAGAGCTAAGCTAAAGGGGAATGAACTTCTCCTTTAGTTCCTACCCATATTATAACATGATCAAGCACATTGTAAACATGAAACGATTCTCACTATGGTTTACTCATATCACTTTCATTGGCTTATTCTTAATGTTTCAGCTCATCAATGATTACTTCAGCAGCGAAGCACAAACACTAATCAATATAATATTCATAGTCACATGTATCATTGCCATATTGTTGTGGATCATCTATTTTGTATTCCTTAATCTAAGAAACAAGTCTCACTAATCTTATAGGCCTCATGGTATAATTAAATCATTGAGGTGAGATGAGTGGAGAAAAAATTCCTGGATACTATTCAGCAGCTAACAAAGGAATTGGAAATGCTCAAGAAAGATATTGACTCCATCAAAGAAGCAACTGTCAGAATTGATTCAGACCTTTTAGAGTACAGAGAAGAGATAAGCAAAGTTAAACAACATGAACCTTGAACACACCAGTTAAATATCAAACTGTAAATAAGGAGCGGTAAACATTTATCGTTCCTTTATTTTAATTAAATCAAAAGGAGATGCTAAATGAATAAGGTTAAAGTAGTTGATTCCATAATGGGATCTGGTAAGACATCAGCAGCTATTAACTACATGAACAACGCTAACCCAGAAGATAACTTTATATTTGTCACACCTTATCTTAATGAGGTTGAGCGGATAAAGAAAAGTGTAACCAACAGACAAATGTATGAACCTAAAGTAAGAACAAAAGGGGATAAGACTCAATATAAATTTGAATCACTTCATGAACTCTTATCACAGAATAAAAACATTGTTGCAACTCATAACCTATTTAAGAACGCAAACGATGAAACAAAAGAGCTTATCCTTTCAGGTAACTATACTTTAATATTAGATGAGGTTATGGAAGTAGTTGAGCAGCTACAAGTGAAGACACATGATCTTACAACACTATTTGATTCTAATCTTATCTATGTTGAAGATGGATTTGTTAAATGGAACGAAGATAAAAGGGATTATGAGACACGTTACAATGACATTAGAGACATGGCATTGAACAATAATCTTGTTTATTTTAAAGACAGTATATTGATTTGGAAATTTCCAGCTGAGGTATTCAAATTGTTTAAAGAGGTTTACATATTAACTTACATGTTTGATGCTCAGATACAAAGATATTATTATGATGTAAATGATATTGCTTATGAAAAGTATGTCTCATCCTATGTAGATGGGGAATACCGATTTACTCAATACAATAAAGACTTTGAGAACAACGTTAAGAAAATGATCCGTAATAAGATTAAAATTTATGAAGGTAACTTGAATGCTGTAGGCCAGTTAGATTATTCATTATCATCAACCTGGTACAAAGATAAGTCACCTTATACAATCAAGAAGGTAAAGAACAATGTATTCAATTACTTTAACAACATTGTTAAGTCATCAAGTGATGAAGCAATGTGGACGACCTATTCAGAACATAAGAATAAAATAAAAGGTAATGGATATACAAAAGGTTTTGTTTCCTGTAATGCACGTGCTACAAATGAATTTAAACATAAGAAACATTTAGCTTATACAATAAACAGATACGTTAATACAATCCTTTATAGTTACTTTAAGAATAAATATAATATCACAATTGATCAGGATTTGTTTGCTTTATCTGAATTAGTACAGTGGATATGGAGATCAGGTATAAGAGATGGAAAAGAAATAACATTATTCATTCCATCTTTAAGAATGAGGAAGCTGCTTTTAGAATGGTTAAATGAATAGGTTAATAGAACAAACCTCTTAAACTTTGAAAAAAAGTCAGTCATATCAAGGGTTTCAGAGCCTAAGTCTTTAGGGAAAGGGTATAAAAATAAATTTTAAAAAAGGAGAACATTTTAAGTACATACGTCCGTAAAGAAGGGCACTTTACGGCCGTCTCGTTTCAGCAAGCTGAACCTCGATAATATGTTCTTCTTTTTTTAGAATAAAAATAAAATAACTATTGTTAATTTTAAATACTCATGCTATACTCTAATCAAGTTAAAGCAACAGTGAAGTGAATATACTTTAAGAATAAAAATAAAATATAATGTTTTAAGGGCGCATTAAACTTAAAAAATTTAAAGAGGAGAATACATAACATGAAGAATACCAATCTATATTTAATCAAAGAAAGTGAAAGAGAGCAGTACATGGATCGAATTGACGTCTTGGACAAAGTGAAAAAGTTAAAAATGCTAGGTGACAAAAAACATACTTCAATTAAATTCTTGTCAGAGTATTTCGGAATGAAAGTACCTACATTGACTACATACATTCACAGAAATAATGAGGTTTTGGTTGAAGATGGACTAAAGAAACTAGAAGGATTAGAGCTTGAAGGATTTAAGCATAAATATAATATGCCTGGGAAATTCATTAAGCTATATATCGTTCCTAAAAGAGCAGCTTTAAGATTGGCAATGATCCTTAAAAATTCAGATACAGCCATTAAGGTAAGAAAAGAACTCACAGATGAGGAGGACGGTGCTCAACAAGAGTTTGTTCCATCGGTTTTTCATGAAAGGAAAGAAGTTGTTGCTCCTGCTTCAAATACAAATGTGATTAAAGAAATGATGAAGTCGAACAATATACAAATTCTAAATGAGGTAAAGAAATTGCTAACACCGATTTTTAATATGCAACAATCTGTGCAAAAAATGTCAGAAACCTCAACAAAAGAAATCTTTGATCTTAAAAACGAAATTTTGTCCTTGAAACATGAGAAGACTGGAACAAACAAACTATTAGCTGATAAAGACGACAAGATCAATAAACTTAGCAACAAAGTTAAAAGCCAGAAGAAAAGAATAGACAAGCTTCAAGAGCTTATAGCAAGTGAGTTGATTGATCATGATGAAGAGGGTTCCAAATCAACAAAAGTTAAAAAAGAGGACAACCCTTTGAAGAACATAAAGTTAAAAATGGATCGGAACGGCAACTTGGAAAGGATGTAAAGACAATGACAAAAGAATTATCAACAGAGTTCAAATATGATTTAGTCGATCAATCAACTGCTGATTTCCTTAAACAAAAAGAATTTAATATGCGCGAGATTGTAGGTAAAGCTTACACAGAATTAGGAAAAGAGTTGAAAGAGGCTCAGGATGCCTTAGCGAAGAATGGGTATGGATGCTTCCGAGAATGGGTGGAATCAATAGGCTTTAAAAAAGATAGAGCATATGGTTTAATTCAACGCTATGATTTGATTGTCGGAAATTCCGACAATCAAAGTATTATCGAAGACCTGCCAGTATCCTTAACTTACGAAATTGCAAAACCTTCATCAGAATCAACAGAATCAAAGAAACAAGCTAAGGAAGCAGTCTTAAATGGAGAAGTTAAGACATTAAAGGAATACAAAGAACTTGAAGCTAAGTTGAGGAAAGCTGAAGAGGATAATAAGAATCTTAGTTATGAATTAAACCAAGAAAAGAAAAACAAGACAGTTGTTGAAAAAGTCATTGATAACACTGACTACAAACAAATAGACACATTAAAAAAAGAATTAGAGTATAAAAATAAAAAATATGAAAACTTATCAAAACAAAAAATGATCTTAGAGCAACAACTTGAAAGGAGTGATGTGAAAGTAAAAGAATACGAGGAGCTAACAAACAAATTAAAGGCCGTAACAAGAGAACAGGATGATCTAGGGAGACAAGTTGAGGCCACTTCAGAGCTTTCTGAAATGGTTTGGGAGATTGAAAAACTACTAAAAGGTAGTTTAGCGCCTGTAAAGTATGCAAAGGCCATTAGGAATATGAGTGACAATCAAATTATAATGAACAATCTTGATTCTGTAATCGGGCATGTGGAATCCTGGTGCAAAGAAATGAGAAAAATTACGAATAAAAATAATATTATTGAGGTGGTTTAATATGGCGATTAATGAATTGGAATTGAACAAGATGTCAAATGGAGAAATTGATATGCTCATGGACAAGGTATTAAGCTTAAAAGTGAATAGATTAAGTGAAGATTTTATAAAAATGGCTGATAAACAAAAAGAGCTGGAGCTGCAAGTTGAGCAGTTGTCTTTAAAAGAAAGTGAAAATGCAGAAGAAATTTCAAAGATGGAAGGCAAATTTAAAGAATATGATGAAACATTCTTTACCTTCCAACATGATAAATCAGGAAAATTTATGGAGTTTAAAAATGCTGCTAAAAGTAAAGTGTTTGATTATGTAAAGCCAATTGGCAGTCCAGAGCACCTTTTATTTTATAGAGGGTTGTTGATGCAATGCTATGGAAAAGTATCTGAAGCTCTAAATGTACCTAATACTTCGAGTATTAACATTAACGACTTTGAAGCTGCTTTGAAAATTGTTAAAAGATGGACGCCGAGCAGAAAATATATTGACAAGAAAATTAACGAATACATAGCTATGCATGAAAATAATTCACTTCAACAAGAGAAAGTCAATGCTTTATTTACATATTTAGAAAAAACAGAAGAGGGAACAAAAGGGGGGATTATTTAGAATGACTGTAAAATTTAACAAACAACAATTAGAAGCGATTAATTTTTATAAAGGAGCTTGCGCAGTCATTGCAGGGGCAGGGAGCGGTAAAAGCACCGTTCTCCTTAACCGTGTTAAAACATTGGTGAGGGATTACGGTGAAGATCAAGAGGATATTTTAGCCATCAGTTTTACGCGTAATACTGCAAATGAGCTTAAGAAGAAATTACATAAGCAGAAATTAACTAGTGTGAATGTAGGTACATTTCATTCAGTATGCCGCAACATTCTTCTCAAAGAGGGAATTGAAATTAACGAGAAAAATACGATTAAAGAATGGCAGCGAGAAAACTGTTTTAAATCACTTGAAGAGAAACCAGACATTAAAGACATTACGGGTTTCATCAGCTACCAAAAGAACTTTTTAAGGGGCTACACAGACGAGTTTTTAATTAAAGAGAGTAAATATACCGAGGAGCAATTACGTCTCTTCTATAAGGAGTATGAGGCTTTTAAATCCAAAAACGGACTGTACGATTATGATGATTATTTATTGGAGTGTTACAAGGTGCTAAAAAACAATAAACATAAGTATACGTATGAATTTATTCTTGTAGACGAGCATCAAGATTCTAACTTAGTACAAAATCTCATTTTAAAAGAACTTTGCGCCTCTGGTAACATATTCTGCTTATTCGATTATAGACAAGCTATTTACACATTTAGAGGCGGCAATACTGAGTATTGTATGGAGTTTGAAAAGGATTGGGAAAACGCCACTGTGATTAACCTGGATACAAATTATAGATCAAATAAAAACATAGTTGATAACGCAAACAGCTTTATCAAGGAATACTATGGTGACTATGAACATTACGCAGACTCCGTCCCTAATATTCATAACAATGGCGATATTCAAACACTAACGTATCAGGACAGAGAAGCAGAAGGTCTTAATACAGCTGATAAAATTGAAACATTGCTTAAAGCCGGTGAAAAACCATCAGAAATTTGTGTCCTTTATAGATTAAACTCTCATTCTAGCTATGTTGAGAATGAATTAAAAAGGCGTGAAATTGAATATGATATTACTAATAATGGGAGCTTTTTCAAGAGAAAAGAGGTAAAAGGGATTGTAGCTTATTTAAGATTAATTCGTGATCCACATGATGATGCAGCCTTTCGAGATATTTTCACACTAAGGAATGATCCATTTCGTTATTTTAGTAATAAGAATTTAAAAGATGTTGAGTCATTTGCCGGACAAACAAATATGTCCTTATATGAGGCCATGTTAAATATGAGATTTGATCGTCCGACTCAAAACGATAATGTCTTGAAATTCCAAAGTATGATTAATAAACTCCAAATGCAAGTGCTTAAAGGGATTGCAGTGGAAGAATTGATCGACAATGTAGTTAAAACTTTCAGAATGAATGATTACATAGAAGAGAAATACCTTGATGAAGATGAGATAACTGACAGAAAAGAATCTCTCAATACCATGAAGAAATTTGTTAAGAATAATAACTTAGAGCAGTTCATTAATTTTGTATACGGCAGCAAGCCAAGTAAAAAGAAAAATGAAAATGCGGTGCGATTAATGAGTATTCACGCAAGCAAGGGTCTAGAATTTAAACATGTGTTTTTAATTGGGGTTGAAGATGGTAAGTTTCCTCATAGAAAAAGCGATCTTTTAGACGAAGCAAGATTATTTTATGTCGGCGTAACAAGACCTAAGGAGAGCCTGTATCTTAGTCAAATTGGTCACTGTAATATGTTTTTTGATGAGTATAGGAAACATGAACTTGTTTGCTAAGAATCTAAATAAAATGCATATTTTAAACAGAATGGTGATGGTAGTATGACAAGATTTAATGGGGTACAACTAACAGATGAATCAATTCAAAAAACAAGAAAATGGTTTGCTGATAATGCTATGGTTTGTATCGAAGAAGTTAAAAGTGGAAAAGTTTATGTGAATGATCGTGAATCTTATTTTGCATGGAGAAATAAAGAAGCTAAAGAATATATGGAAGGTAAACACGACCATACTGTAACATTCTTACAACGTGCATACTTTATACAAACAGGTGAAAGTGTAGCTTTATTACCTTAAAGAAATATGAATAAAATAACAATTCAAAACAGAATGGAGAGGTTAAAAATGAAAGAAGTTAGCCACAACGAATGGATGAATACAGTTAAGAAGTTGAATGAAGAGCAACCAAGTGTTATTGATCTGGTTAATCAGCAAATTGAATCATATGAGAATGATAAAGAGGGCAGGGATGAATAAAATAGTCTGGCAGTTGCCAATCCAGAGCAATAAAACAGATTATGAATGGGTTCATCCAAAAGCGAAATATCATGCCTTTGTTGATAACAAATCTATTTGTGGAAAGTATGGTCAAAATACAGATTTTTTCGAAACTGGAATAGAAGAATCTGAGCTGATGGCAAATAAGGAATGGGCTTGCAAAGTATGTTTGAAGAAGTTGGGGATTTCTTAAATTAACAGAAAGGAGAAGGCTGAAATGGGAAAAAGATTTCTAGAAAAGCTAGAATCATATGAAAAAGAAGCTTATGAAGGACAGTGCGGTATAGATTGGCTTACAGAATTAGGAGAAAACGTAACGATCTATATTCGTGAATGTGCGAAAACTAATACACGAGCTACAATTGGAGGGCTTGAAAAGCACATTGATGAAGTGGCTAAGAAATTTCTGTATTCTCAATAAAACAACAATTTTAAACAGAATGGAGAGAAATAACGATGGAAGAAATAATGTTAGATATAAGGTTAGTTAGCCCAGTAGGTAAACTTGACGAAGCAATGGAACAGATGGGTTTTACATATAAAGGGCAGTTTAAATATGACTATCCTTACCTTGGTCATAAGTGGTATGAACGTATCAGAACAGAGCTTTATGAAAAAGACAGTCAGTTATTCTATTATGCTAGTGTTATTGAATGGGATGGGGATTTGATCTCGGTTGTAAGAATAGGAAAAGTCGAAAACAAAGCAGATAAAAATCCTGAGATAATAACTGGATAAAACAGCAGTTTTAATTAGATAAGATCTCACTGTATAATAAAGGAAACGGTAAGGTGGGGGATTGTCATGAAAATCTTAAACTTTAAATTTGATAATTCTTTCTTTGAATTACATGCAGCGTTTACTACAAATTTGGATCTTCTAACTGATTATGATATCCAGATGGATATGCTTCTGATGAGTAAAGCGATACTCAAAACAGCTGGCTTTACAAATTTCTTAATCCAGAATACATATTTTATTGATGAAGATAGCAACTCAGTTTATTGTTCTTATCACTTTGAAGATTAGAGAGGACATATTCCCCTAGCATTGGAAGATTTTTAATAAAACTTAATTGGAGCGAAAAAATGAGTAGTTTATTTATTATAGGCAATGGTTTCGACTTAGCACATGGTTTACCGACAAGGTATAAAGATTTCTACAATTATTTATTGAAAACATATCCTGATGCAGAAGGCTTAGATCCTTCATTTGGTATTCAAACGATCCAGATGCCTGATGGTTCAGAGGAGTTTAACACAGATGAACTTGTTGCTTTTCTTATCAATGTCATCTCAGAAGTTAGTGGAGAAGACTGGAATGACTTTGAATCTAGCCTAGGTAGACTAAATTTCGATAACGACTTATACGTTATGGAAACTTTATTCGAAGATGAAAATGATGATTCTTCTCTTTTTAGAATGGCTTATAGAAATGAAGATGCTGCCGCCAACTTTTACTTGGCAAGTTTAAAAATAAAAGACTTGTTTTCGGAATGGATTAATACTATTGATGTCTCTGATGTAGAACCAAAAGATTCTTTTGAATCTCTGATAAACTCCTTAGAAGACACTTTTTTAACTTTTAATTACACGCCAGTGTTAGAAGAGGTATATGAAGCCTATGACGTATACCCAATACATGGGCAACAAAACAATGAAATAATAATTGGACACGGGGAAGATGATAAAGAAATAATAAATTCATTTGTCGGATCTGAATATTCATTGGCCCAAATTCATTCAGCATTAAGAAAAAATACAAAAGAAATAATAGAACGTGCACAAGAAGAATTCTATGAATTACTGTCTGGTGATATAGAAAAAGTATACTCATACGGTTTTTCTTTTTCAGATGTTGACCTTCCATACATTAGAGAAATTTGCAAAAGGTTAGATACAGAGAATATTACATGGTTTTTAAATGATTTTAATTACGAAGAAACTGGAGAATTATTTAAGAATAAAATTAAAGAATGTGGTTTTAAAGGTGAATTTAGTGTGTTCAGTATAAAAGAAAACTCACCTTTAGAGAAAACTAAATCTAAATAAAACATGGATTTTAAAGTGATTTTAAGGAGGCGTCTAGACAATGTTGAAGAAGCTTTTAACATGAAAGGGGTTATAAACATGCAAATTTTAAGGATCTTTATTGTTCATGTCTTGTCTGCGTTATCAGCTGCTGTTGTTTATGTTTTGGGCATTGATTATGATGGTTATATTCCGTACTTCTTAATAAGTGTTATTCTCTTTATCTTCTATTTAATCTTTGCTGCACCTGTTCAATATTTCTTGAATCGCAATCCAAAAAGGTTTAGCCTGAACTATTTGCTTACATACATATTCTTTTCCTTTTTAGTGTGGTTAATCTTTGCTATAACTACTGACCCAAAAACCACAATAGACTTTCTAATGGGATATGAAATTTACTTATTTAGCATTTCCTTTGCTGTAATCTTTTGGATCTGGGATTCAGTTTTTCTGCAAAACAAGGCAAAGAAAGCAGCTAAGTAAGAACGTCATAAAATTTCTTCCTTATTAAGAAAAAAGACTATCCTTTAATTACCAATTTATATTACAATTGGAATAAAAGGGGGAGAGGGAATGAAAAAATTAATCGCTCTAACTATGATTTGCCTTGGCTTTATGTCGAGTTTTAGTATTCCAAATGCCGAGGCAAAGCTTACATTAGAGTACAAAAATGTTAACTTTCACATGAGTGAGGATTCAGAAAGTTTTTCTATGGCAGATTATTTTGATCGTGATTATGACCGTACTTGGCTATTTTACAAATTCACAATTCGCAATGCTGAAGGTTGTACTCTAAATATGAAAATCAGCAGAATTACTCTTGCTGGCTGGGTATTCCCACGTAGTGAGAAAGAATTTACCGGAAATTATTTAGACTATACTGCTACAGACCGAGTAGAAGGAGATGCTAATCGTAATCACGTGTTAGAGATTACAAAGAATCCAGGTTGTGGAGATGTTTGGATAAACGGTATTTATGGATTTGAACATGAAGAGCCTGATGAGTATTAAATTCAGCGAGGCCAAGGAGAAAAAAGCCTTGGCCATTATTATTTAGTTAATGATCATTTTAAGTGATCAGAAATAACTAAGAGGTGACAACAATCATTAAATCAAATTTAAAGCCCATAATAGACGAAAGAAAGATCAGTATCCGGAAGCTATCTAGGGATATTGATCATGAGTATCCAACTGTCAGAAAGCTTTATAATGACGAAATGGAGCGGTATCCAAGAGATCTGTTAGATAAAGTCTGTACATACCTAAACATCGAGCTGCAGGAATTGCTGATATTCGAAAAAAGCCATAACCATATCGATCACTCAGGATGAAAATGGTATACTAAAGTTACAAGCATAGGAAGGAATTACAAGTTTTCTGGGTCTACATAAAATCGTACTTTTATTCAGATTCCAAGAGTAAGGGTGTATCAGTAATTCTTATTTTTAATATTAGGGAGGTTTGAATTTATAAATGACGATGATTGTAGCAGTAAAATGGAGCAATAACATAATAATGACTGCTGATAAAAGACAGACAGAAACAGACAGCTGCTCTGGTGAATTGTTAAAAATTAAATCAGATGACTATATTAAGATAAAAATAATAGACAATAAGTACATTGTTTCGTTTGCTGGATCCACTCTAATAGCAGAAAAGGCATTTGAATTGCTAAATCAAAATGTTGATGTTTTAAATCTGCATAGCATTGACCCACTTGGTATTTTTAGAGACTCATTTAAATACGGGAAAGCACATTTCCAAGCGGTCTATCCTGGAATCAAACCAGTATCTGTATTTTATGTCGGGTTCATGCGACAACACGAACCAAAATTATTTGGTTTTTCATCAGATGATGATTATAGTGGTCTAGAAATTGAAGAATTAAGTGTAAAATTGAACTCAAACAGCAACGGAGATGCAGAGAAAGAAGCTATAAGGTTTATATCTGCAGAAGTGTTAAAGCGAGATCACTATTATAAAAATCCGAGAAACTTTGCACGACTTAATTTTAAAGCAATAAAGCGGGCAGACGATGAAATGATTGGTAAAACAGCTTATTCTGTTGTGATATCTTCTGATGGAATTAAAGAATACCATCATAACTAGTGATTAAGGGTTCAATATTACAAAAAAGAGCATTAATCTAAATGCTCTTTTTCATACCGCAACGCCGGCATTCACGCAAGAATATTCCACTCTTCACAGAGCTTTTGAACAGTGTGTAATCACAGTTGTCGCAGCGTCCGTATTTTACATCTGGATATTCTTTGTAATCATAAACGATTGAAGTATCATACCCGTTTGTTTCAAACTTCTCTTCCACAAGATCACCCACATAATTTATTCAACATACTCAAGAATAGCAAATTTCGTTCGATATAGGGAGGGAACAAATGATTGGATTAGCTTATTTTTTAATTATCTGGCTTGGAGTTGGATTATTGACCGGCATTAAGTTTATTTTTGTTGATCAGGTCTATGATGAAGAGTTTAAAGAACTCATGGATAAAGAAACAGCAGCGGGCATGGAAAGGAATTTGGCCAGCCTGTTTTTCAAAAATAAGCTTAATGTGATTGCTTTTTTTATGTTAATTGGTTTACTGCCATTGGCAATGAGGATTACAAAATTATTTAAAAGAGGTTGATTTATGCCTTTGATTGATTATTTTTATGTACTGCAGTTTGAAAACAAGGAATACTTTAAAGCATTTAAATTAGATGAGAGTGGTTATTTGACATCTAGCGACCTCCATGAAGCTTCTAAAATGCATAATATGTTAGAAGTCATCGAGGTAGCAAGTGAGCTTAAAACGAAGTGTAATGTGCAATGTGAGGTAAGGGAAATTCAAGTCGTAAAGCGTTAGGAGTGTTCAGGTGTATTGGATAGAGTGGATTGAGAATGGAGAAAAGAAAAACATTGTTGCAGAAGGTTGGATTGAATGGGCTGCTATACTTGAAGACCTATATCATAAACGGTTTGAGTATGTGGAATGGAAGCGGCTTTGAAAAGGGGTGAAATGCCATTAAAAATTTAGTTTTATTGTCCAGCTTTTTAGGGATTGTGCTATCAATTATAGGGCAATTATTTGGAGTCCTAACAGATTTCTTTATTCCAGGTATTGCACGTCTTATGGGGGTTTTAGCTGGCCTTCTAGTATTACTTAGCTTGAAGTCAAGAAACACAGAAATGCAGATATTTATAGTGAGTTCAAGTACTGCATTAGGAATAATAGGTGCAGGAGTTTTATATCTTCCAGCAGCTATTGTCAATATCTTAATTGGGTTCAAACTAAACAAAAAGATGAGAGAGGAACACTAATAGAGCGGATCTGAGGGGAACGTATAAATTGAAAGTAAATCAAACTTCAACTTCTTATCAAAAAGATACTAATTCATTTAGAGAATTTATTAAGTATAATATAAACTCGATTAAGAGGACATTAATTGAAACAGAGCAATTATTAAACAAAGTAGGTTTTTTGAAGCTTCTTTTGCTTTTTTCTGTATCTTTATCATGGATCACCTATGTAATTTATTTTGAGCATGTTGGCAATTTTATACTGAGAATATCTCAAGGGAACATCTTAATAGCAAATTTGGTGTTGCCTGTATTTCAGACGTTTCCCTTGCTTCTAAGTTTCATCTATGTTTTTAAAGACAATTACCGAGCTTTATTCTTTAAAGTGAAATTTTCAAGAATATTGATTTATATAATTTTGGGAGTATTAACGTTTTGCTAAGTGTTTAAGGAATTTTGATAGGGAAATCTGCGACAAATTTGCAAAAGATATCGCAGAAGAGGTTTATCACAATCTAAAACATGGCGTTTAAAGGTGGAGAATTAACTTTGTACAATGAGGAGCTATTCCTCATTGTATCTAATTAAAATAAGAATTTCATTGATTTAACAACAAATAAAGAGTAAAAATAAAATATATACTTGAAATTCTGATAACTATGAGGTATATTATAAACAAGGGAAGTGATAAGTGAATAAAGGGGGGGACAAGTTGAAATTAAAGCAGATGATTAAGAACGAATGTGAAAAAGATAATCAGCTTGCAGCTCGACTTGCTAAATTGGCTGGTTATGAAAAAGTAAATGGTTTTTATAAGTTTGTGAACACCCCAGAAAAAGAAATGGAAAACTTGGGTGGTCTAATTAAGATTGTTAAGAGCTTATTTTCAGAAAAAGAAGAACAGCTTTTGAGCGAATACTTTTTACAGCTAGACCCTAATAAAAAGTGTGCAAGGCAGTCGGTTGAATACTCAGATATAAATCAATGGGATTCACTTACAGACAAAATCATTTTAAATTTATGTAATTCTAAAAATGCAACTAGCCAAGAATGGGGCAATATCTACAGCATACATAGGAAATTGAACAAAAGTGAACTAGGTTTAAATGATGCAATTAGAGAAACTGGTAAATGTAAGATAAAGACCCCTGAAATGCTTTTCTTTTCAAATGCAATGCTTATGTATGAATATCTAAACATTGGTGAATTTGGATTAATGAAGAGCACTGCAAAACTGCTTGATTTGGATGAGTTGCCAAATGGCTTTATAAAAGACTCGTATGCGTCAAGAGTTGCTTTATTAAAGGCAAATATTTACCTGAATGATAATGATCTTGAGAAATCTAGGTATTATTCTGAAGAGGTAATAACAAACACTGATATCGAACGTTTAAAGGTCTTTGGGTATTTGACTTATGGTAATACATTAATATTTGAAAGCTATGATAAGGCAAAAGAAAGCTATGAATTAGGTCGTACTTTTGCTAAGACGAATACACATCATGACTACAAGCTTCGTTTAGCATTGTGTTTTTTAAATAATGTGTGGAATAAGGAAAATCAATGGGTTGATTTCAACTCTAATCTAGTAGCTGATCAAATTGAGGTAGCATATTATTATACAAACAAAAAGCAATACGATAAAGCAATTTCAGTTATAAGCAGCCTTGAAAAAAGGGATTTATATCTTTATGATGCGGGAATTTTAGATTATATAAAGGGGTTGATTTATCAAGAAAAGTCTTATTTTTATGAAAGTACAGCAAAATTGAAAAAGTCAGGGGACAAAATGTTTATTAACCTTCCCTTAGGAAAGCTCAGAAAAATGGGATGCGATGAGAATCTGCTTGAGTTAATCCTTATTTAACTTCTTTCACCTTGAAAGGAGGTGAATAAAATGAAAAAAGTATTGTATAGTTTAATTATTGTCATTGCTTTGGCAGTTGGCTTTGTAGGTGGGCAAAAATCAATGGAAACAGCTTCAGTGGATCAACCAATTAAAGTTGCGTCTCCAAGTCGAGGAGCCTAATTAGAAAATTTAATACATATTTGTAAGACGTTTGATCCATTGGATCAGGCGTCTTTTCTAATTTTAAGGGAAAGTTCCAGAAATTCAAAAATCAAAAAATAAGAACATGGGGGTTATTAGAATGAAAAGAGCATTAGGTAAAGCAATATCTTATGAAGAAATGGCAAAAGGGTACGAGGAAATGGCTGCAATCAATTCAATAATTGCTCAAGAGGACAACCATCTTGAGAATGAAGCGGAAATGATTAAAACAAGGTATAAAACCCTGGCTTCATGAGCATATTGAAACTAAATAAAATAGACATTTTAAACACATCGAGCACATGTGTTTATTTGTCTAGAATAAAAATAAAATTAATTATTGCATAATCTATTGGTAACGGATATAATGAAGATACATAAGATAACGTTGTTGGGAGATGGGACTATGGAAGAATCAAATAAAAACGAAGAGTATAAGGTTACTTCATTAAGACAGTATCAATACATAAAACAACTTAAGAGCTTTACTCGTGTTAATCTTCATATGGAAGATCCAGATGTGTTTACACCTAATAATGTTACTACAATGAGAAGAAATCATAAAGAGCATATGCTTATTAAGGATCAAAATAACACAATTAAATGCATATAAGGAGAATAAAAATAAAATGACTAACAATAAATATTATACCGAGGAAAATAAAAAGAAAGTCTGGAAAAAGCATATGATTGTCTTGAAATTTTTAGAGCAACCAGGAATATCAGAAGCATATCTTAATTACTTGCAGGAAGAAGTTCATAATGATGAATGGATAGGGTTTGAAAATGAGTTTTTTGAAGAACTGACTGGTAAACCTGTGATAAATGTAGGGGACAAGATTAAGGCGACAAAACAATACTCAGCTGTTCATTGAGCAAGTAATATACTTAAAGTAGGTGCTATATTGAATTTATCTATTTTGATTAAGTTGCTAGACGGTCACGACTTATTGGAGCAAATAGAAATCTGCAATACAAATATTATGCTGCTAAGAAGCTTTAAGCAAGATACTGATTGGTTAAAATTGTGGTATGAGTTAGATATTTATTTAATGGATAAAATTAAATGAGGTGGAAACCTTGGAAGTGAAAAAGCAAACACCATCTGTTAGGGATTACTCCATTTTTAATGACATAAATAGATGGTTTGATGAATTAGATTTGAGAAATAGGGATGACAAATCAGGATTTATTGAAAAGTCTAATACTAGAACCACCTATGAAAGGCATATTAGAGAATTCTTTAATTATCAAGTTGGTAAGGATATTGAATATTTAACTGAAGAAGATGTAATAATTAAAAAGAATGATTTAATGGATTATAGGACTTATTTGGCTAAAAATAAAAATAATACAAATGCTACGATTAATAATAAAATCGCAGCACTGAAAAGTTTAATTAAATTCTTGGAGTCAGAACACGATTGTGAATCAAGCGTTTTTAATTTTAGACCCTTGCCGACAGAGAAGAATCCAGCTGGTTCATTTGAGGGGATTCCTGAAGCTGAAGAGTTTGCAGAAGCTGCATTTATCCATGAGAGACAGAACAGGTTAATGAAAAAGCTCTTTATTTTATTTAGTGTACGCACAGGAGCAAGAAAATCAGAAGTCTTACGAGTAAAATGGGAAGACATAACGTATTCATCGAAGCACGATTGTTACTTAGTCAATTTCAAGAAGACTAAACAGAAGAAAGCGAGACCAGTAGGTATTTCTAGCTCCTTTTATGAGGAGTTGTTAACACTCAAGAATGAGTATGGTGAGCATGAACTGATCTTTCATAAATTAACTGTAGACTCAATTAATGATATGTGGCACAGAGTTTGCAGAGTGTTAAATATTCCACAGGAAAGAAATCTTAGGCCACACAGTTTACGTAATACAGCCACTAATTTTTCTTATAATATAAGCGGAGACATTAAAAAGGTGGCAGCATTTTCAGGACATAAAAACATCAATGTGCTAAATGATCATTATCTAAATAAGGAAAGAGATTATTCTCAAGATCCTGGTGTTATAATTGATCAAGATATAGATATTGATTTCCTGGATACTGTTACATTAGACCAGTTTAGACAGTTCTTTTTAGATTGTGATGTTTCCACTCTAAAAAAGCTCAAAAAATTTTTAGAATTAAAATAAAAGTGATATAAATAATCATATAAATGCTTTACTTGTATGTTAATGTAATGATAAATTTAATATGATTATGTGCGAGGTGATACTGTGGTTCAGGATCTGTTGACAACAGATAAGCTTTTAAAGCTTAAAAATAAAATAGAAGAAGTTGCGTCTGATATTAAACATGATTCCAGAAAAGTAAAGGAATTAAAAGCAATCATGGGAGCGCAGTATAAAACGCTGCCTGGTTATGTACAAGAAATTTTGAATAACAATGATAATAACATTCAACGCTTGAATGAAAAGGAAGTTTATATTTTCTCTAAAGAACTACACAAACTTACTGGCGTAGCCGCTTTAGACCCTTTGAGTTATTTTCCACCAAGGCTGGCTAAGGAGTTAGAGGGCGGAAGAATTTTTGCCGGTGAAGAGGTTCTAACACTTCCTTATACATTTAAAAACGTAATAAAAATAAATGAAGATAATTATGTGACTTCAATTACTGCGAAAGAATTAAGTGAACTATATAATAGCTCAATACTACAATACAACTATAATACTCAACGGGAAGGCAGATTCATTAAGGGAAGCTTAATACCTGTGCCAAAGACTAATCCTAAATCAGTTGAAGAGATTAAAGAACTTTTTAAAAAGGGCGACTTAATCGTGTCTATGTTTACATTTAATGCACGGTTTGGCACATCAGATGAGGATGAAGAAATTGAGTACAATCCAAGCGACCTAAGCTTAACTGTTACTAAGGGTACATTAGTTGATGTTCTAGATGGTTACCATAGAATATCTGGAGTTGTTAAAGCTATTACTGAAGCTCCTGAATTAGATCAAACCTTTATTTTGAATATCTTAAATTATACTGAAGAAAAAGCAAAACGTCATTTTGCCCAAATGAATACAATAAATCCTGTTGAGAAATCAAGGATTGAAGAACTTGGTCAAAAACGCTATTCTTCCACTATTGTTGAGCAACTTAAATATAATAGTGAACTCAAAGACAAAATTAGTGTACAAAGTGAAATTGGTATGAGTAGTCCATTCTTGGTTACTTATTATACACTTTCTGAAGCAATTGACGATGCTTTTGAGATCAATTCACGGAGAGACGCTATTCAATTGTCCAAGTATTTAAGGGACTTCTTTGCTGAGCTTTTTTATGCTTTTCCAGATGATTTCCTTGAAGATGATCTTAGCGAGTCAAGAAACAGATCATACATTAACTATAATGCTGTATTTTATGGATACATTTATTTGGCCAAAAAAATGCAAGAGAATGGCACACCACTAGCTAAACTAGCAACGATACTACAGCAGGTTGATTTTGATAAAGGTAAGACATTCAAGGAGTTAAGCAGCAGAAATTATGAAGAACAATTAAATGCTGCTATGAAGAAAAAACTGAAAAAAGTTTTCTATGATGAAATTGATGTTCGTTAGGCTAAAGGAGAAATAGATATGAGTGAACTATACAATGCTGAAATTAAAGAAAAGTTCTTAGAAAGATATGAAAGTGAAGCAACAAAAGAGCTTTACCGATTAAAACTCAGAGATTTTTCTTTTACAGAAAGGATTTTGGATAAAGACATATTTAATTTCTCTCTAGAGGAACTACGCACTTTATTTTTTGACTTAGATAGCAAGTCACTTGAATCATTAAGGGGTGCACGTGCTGTTATTGGTCAATACACTACATGGGCAATGGAACATGGTCTAGCAAATAGTAACATCAATAAAGTATACGAAATAAAGGACGAGGATTTAAAACAGTTTATAGATAAGAACAAAAAGACATTGTTTACGAATAAGGAAGTAGAGGAATACGTTAGCTATTTATTCAATAACCAAGATAAAGCTATGGTTCAAGCTGTATATGAGGGCATAGACGGATATCAGCATTCTGAGTTAATTAACTTAACAATAAATGATTTACTTGATGACAATAAGGTAAGACTTCAAGATGATAAACATGGCGAACGAATAATTGAAGTCAGCGAAAAATGTCATGAACTACTTAGGTTAGCATATGAGCAAAACACTTACCATTTAAATAATGGATCAGCGTCAGGTAAATTGAGGTTTGCTAATTTAGTACGAAATGAACACATTTTTAGATTGAAATATAAAAGTCCAGATCAAAGTATGCAAGCGGATAAGTTCTTAGTACACAGGTCTTTTAAAACGTTTCAGAAGATACTGGAAGAGCCTTATTTTACTCCGAAGAACTTAGCTAATTCAGGGAAGTTGAATATGGCATATAAGATATATAAGAAAAATAAAGAACTAACTGTACCAGATTATAAAAAAATAACTGCTCAATATGGATTTTTGAATGAGAATGCAAAATTTGCTTCACAATCTTTAAGAAAAGTTGTCAATATGGAGAACATAGAAAAGTATTGCATTCAATCAGAAAAGATTGCTGATTAATTAATCCCTTGATAGGGATTAATCTTACATAACAAAAAGAATAAAAATAAAATAACCAACATAAATATGAGCTGAATCGTGACATTTAAATATTAGATGGTAGGATTTTGTTCGTATTTTCAGAATTCGACAAAAGTAGACAAAGACAATAGGGGTAATTTGTGGTAAAATAAGACTATACCCTAAAAAGGGTACAGGGAGGTTCGCTAGGGCGAAATTCCTAGCGATTTTCAATGTTTGATTTTCCATTCATAGAGGTCTTCGAGGGTACAATTTAGCGCTACAGCTATAAGTTTGGCTGTTCGAATGTTCATAGAAGGTCTAACGCCATTAGCGTAATCACTTAACCTTTGGGTACTGATACCGGTGATACGCGAAAGCTGCCCCAATGAAAGCCCTCTTTTTTGAAGGAGATCTGGAATCAAACATTGTCCGAATTCCACTTCTAGCATCGGACAACCTCCTGATTTTATGTATTCTCCTTATCTTACTATATCAATTCTTACCTGATTTTTAAATGATCAAAAAAGAATTGCAGACTAATAGGAAAAAGGGTATAATTATTTTGATCTAAAGAGAACGTATGTTTGGTTAATTACTACCAGAGAGAGGGAAATTAATGAAGGAGTTCATTGTACAAGGGGATTTTAGTATTTCTTATCATGGACGAATCAAAGCAGAGAATGAAGAACAAGCTATGAATTTAGTTATTGCTGTATTAACAAAAAAACTGAGAAATAAAAGCGGGAAAATTGGGTTTTTAGAGAGAGGACAATCAAATTACAATCATTTATTTGATGTTGATATAAATTCAACGGAAGATGCTGAAATTAGTGCTTCTTATGTTGAAGAGATCGATGAAATGTTTGATGAATCACTCGAAGAATACAAGAACTCAGAATTGTTTACAGCAAAGTGAAATTCACACATCTTGTCAGTCATCAGAGAGATAAAAAATTGATGGCTTTATAGTCAGACTGGAGTTTAAAAATGAAACTGGACATTGAAATTGATATGAGAGATAACTTAGCAGCAATTATCTTTAACGTTGGATCTGATAACATATCAAGTGGAGAATATTACATAGAAATTGACTTTCAGAATACAGGCAATAAGTTAACGTTGAGGATTGACAGGGCTGCACTGTTGGATCTTAGAGATAAAATTAATGAAACTCTGTGGAAATTGGACGATGCTAAAACAGTATTAAACAGTGGCTTTACTATGTAAGTAAAGCTTGTTTTTAAACAAATTAAGAATAAAAATAAAATTACTATTTACATATGATCCCATGAACTGTATAATTCAAATCATAAAGATACTAAAGAAAGGAGATGTCGCTTTTATTTGATTAATGATCCGCAGAATAAAGAAATAAAAAACATGGTCATGAAAAAATTTTTAAAGGTTTTTGCTTCATGCAACAGAGCTTTACATAACTTGAATAAGGATGAAATAAGAAAGACCATTGGTGATTTGGACTTTGTTAAGGACAACCTCGAAGAAATACAGTTTATTTTAAAGGATATTGTTTTTACAAATGAAGAGAGAAAGAATGAAATCATTAAGAATCAAAATAAAATGTAAGTTTTATCGAGATTTATAAAAGGAGAGATGTAAAAAGTATGGAAAAAAATATTATTAATTTCTCTATCGATGAGAACAGGAATTTATTTTTATTTGAATTAGACGGTAAAGTTGCAACTCTTGCTTCAGAATTAATGTCCTTTGAAGGTTATAAGGATGTAAGAAAAGCATGGCATAACATCAAAACAAGAGAAGAATTTGAGGAAGGTTTTGAATACATATCTTTGTCAGACGATAACTTGAAAATTTTTAAGAAGAGTATCCTGGAAGGCAACGACTCACCTTCACTCGTTGCCAATTTGGCAACGACTTTAAAACAGCAATATTGGAGAGTACCTACTTTAGATATTGTCTTAGAAGAAGGAATTTTTGGGGTTATGCATTATTCAAACTCTGGTCATGCGAACAGGTTCAAAAAATTTATGAGAAGAGAAGTCAATCCGCAACTAAGTAAAGAAGGGAAGTTCGATAGAATTGAAAATGAAATAATGAGAACTGAAGATATTCATGAAAGAACCTTAAAGATGAAAATTAAGATGTATGAAGATGTTCTTAAAGTTGATAGTGCTGATTTAGTTGCAATTAACCAATTAAATACTTGTAAACTTGAACTAAACCAATATCTAAATGATAAAAGGATTGAAGAAGTAAACAACAAAGTTGATGAGATTAGCCACAAAATTTCTAAAACCACAGTTCTTAGAGAAGGAGACATGTCTGCAGAATCGATAGCCAGAAAATTTAATGTATTCTCTTTAACTCATAAGCCACATATTAGATTTGCAGAGAATCTAGCAAGAGACCTTGGGTTTTATAAAACCCCTAAAGGTGCTGCTGGTTACCAAGATGATTGTATTAGTATTAATCTTACGGAAAAAGGGGGTCAAACTGTTTCCGAAATAAAGTACAGTCAAGAAGCCTTTAGAATGATGAAAGAATATGTTGATGAAAATGGTTTAAATGTATCAGAGCCAAAGTTTTTAACTAGGGGGAAAAACAAAGGGAAATTTGACCATGCATATATCTTATTCATGGATGACAGGAAAATTAAAATAAATGAAGCTACATATAACCTCTACAGTTAATTTAAAATAAAAGATGCATTTTAATGTGATTAAAAGGAGTGAGAATAATAATGGAATCAAAACATGGAATGAGTCAATATCGCTTAAATAAAGCAAAAAGTTATGCCCAGTCATTTCTAGAAACAGTGTCAAAGATTGAATTTATGTATCAGCTGTCTCTTCAAAAGTTGATTGATCCAGCCATTGCAGAAGCCTATATTGCTAGGAATATTAAAGAGATCGATAGAGAGTGGGAGGACTTTAAAAGTTATATTGAGCAGAGAGAAGACATGAGGGAATTAGATTAAGTAAAGGAGTGGAAAGATGGAAATGTTACAACCAAATCAATATTTCGACATGATTAAATCAAAGAAAAATAAGGTTACAGACAAAGAGCTTCAAAGGTATTACGACAATTGCTTGGTATTACTCAATAAATATAAGCAAACCAATCAAATTAAAGCTGCAAAGAAACTGATATTCCATTTAGAATCAATTGAAAAAGAACGGGAGATTGTAAAGCTTGGTATTGATACGTTTGTTTATCGGGACGACATTGAAGAATACATAGATAACATTGCAAAAGATACAGTCAAAATTATTGAGCTTGAAAATTACGAACGTGAAATCCCTGATGAGGTAATCATTAAATACAACAAAGTGAAAGACAAATTGGATCGGTTTTATGTGGTGTTTACAGATTATACGGGGAAGGTTGAAAGGCAGATCGAAAAAGAACGGAGAGATAAAGATCCAATTTTATTTGGCACTTTTCAAGATGAATCGAGCGGTACTTTGATTGAACGTTTTTATTACATAGGTGACTGGGAAGACGAATATTGTGATCTCACTTTAGATAAGATGATTTCCGAAGTACAGGAAGCAAAAGAATCCAATATTGCAATGACCATCAATACACCCCAAGATATTGAGCAATTGAAGATACAGTTAAACAGCATGGACAAGATAGCAAATGGGTTTAGGATGAATAATCCCGGATTTTCAGTAGTTAACGAAAAGGAAAATTGGTTTAAAAAACTGTTCAAAAGGGCGAAGTGATGAAAAGAACAGTTGACCTTACTGAAAATAGAGAGTTCATGAAGATCGGAAGTAACCAAAGCAAGTCGTTAGTGGAAAGGTACTTAAAGAAGCGAATATACCCTTGGTGTGTAGAAGCAGAAGTGAGACAGAACGATCTTTATAGTAACGGCTTATTGTTAACTGGAACGGGCTCTGAAAGGGAAAAACAAAAGGAGTCAGCAGCCTTTGAAAAGACGTGTCATTGTTGTGGTAAGTGGGATTCATTCCATATGACGATAATTAAATCAACTCTGTGTAAAAGTTGCGAAGAAATGCTTGATTACAGTGTTGTGGGCAAAGTCCCTTGGAGAAAGCAGTTTGGATGAAAAGTGAAAAATAGAAAGGTTGATGGAAATGAGAACATTAGTGTTATTAAGAGGGTGCCCAGGAGTGGGGAAATCAACTTGGATTAAGGAAAATGGACTTGAGCAATACACTCTTTCTGCAGACAACATTAGACTGCTGTTTCAGTCACCTGTGTTAAACAAAAGTGGAAAATATGAAATCTCTCCAAAACACGACAACAAGGTGTGGGATTTATTACTAAAGTTGCTTGAAGATAGGATGGATCGCGGTGAATTCACAATTATCGATGCAACTCATTCAAAGCAAAGCATGATTTCAAGATATAAGCCACTAGCTCAAAAATATAGATACCGTGTATATGTAGTTGATTTTTCTGATGTTGATGTTCGGAGAATCTTAAAAAGAAATAAAATGAGGGCTGAACATAAACATGTTCCTGAAAGCAGTATTATAAATATTTATGAAAGAATGACAACAGAAAAAGTGCCATCTTGGGTAACTGTTCTAAAACCAGATGAGTTTGACAACACGATGACTTATAAGCCGAGATGTTTTGACGATTATAAAAAGATTCATATTTTCGGAGATGTTCATGGGTGTAATACTGTGCTTCAAGAGTACTTAAACGGTGATTTAAATGAAAATGAACTATACATCTTTGTAGGAGATCTTATCGACAGAGGTATTGAAAATGCACAGCTATTAGAATTCATGATCAAAATTAAAGATAATAAAAATGTGATTATTCTGGAAGGAAATCACGATAGATATATCAATATGTATGGGAATGATGAAGAAACACCTAGCAGCACATTTAACAACAAAACTAAACCAGAAATCGAACAATCCAACATTGATAAAAAAGACATTAGACAGTTGGCCAGGAAGTTTCATCAGTTAGCTTACTTTACATATAAAAACACTACATACATTGTAACTCATGGAGGAGTTTCAACCGTACCTGAAAATCTCTTGATGACCGCAACAACACAATTCATCAATGGAGTTGGAGATTATTCAGACGATATTGATTATGAATTTGCAAAAAATACGGCTGGCCAAAATGTTGTACAGATTCATGGACATAGAAACATGTACCGTTTACCTGTGTTAGCAGCAGAAAGATCTTATAACCTGGAAGGGCAAGTGGAAAGAGGAGGTCATCTTAGAGTCGTTACACTGTCTGAGAACGGAATTGAAACGCATGAAGTGAAGAATAAAGTTTTTAAACAAAGTTCAAGTGATGTGCAGAGTAATAGTGTAACTGTTGGAACAATTGATGATTTGGTTTCCCACTTACGTGATCATGAATATGTCCAAGAGAACAAGATGCCAAACAATATCTCATCATTTAATTTTACAAAGCAAGCCTTTAGAAAGAAAAAGTGGGATGAAACAAATATTAAGGCAAGGGGCTTGTTTATTAACACCCAGAGCAATGAAATTGTAAGTAGAAGCTATGATAAATTTTTTAATATTGGAGAACGGTCTGAAACAAGGATGCATCATCTCGTAGATACAATGAAGTTTCCAGTAACAGTCTTCGATAAGGCGAATGGATATTTAGGGACTGTAGGGTATGACTCTTTGTCAGATCAGTTGGTATTCACTTCTAAATCCTTTACATCTCAATTATCAAATGACCATGCAAAATGGGTCGAGGAGCTGTTCTTCAAGTCCTTTGATGAATTTAAGGTAAATATCATTAAAGATTATCTGAAGCTAAATAATGTTTCATTCGTTTTTGAAGTAATACTTCCAAAAAAAGATCCGCATATCATTGAATACAGTAAAGACAAGCTAGTCCTATTAGACATCGTAAAAAGGCAAATGATATATGAAAAACTCCCTTACAGTGAAGTGAAAGCTACTGCAGAGTGTTTATCCATTGAGTGCAAAAAACAAGTTGCGGAGTTTAGTAACTGGACAGATTTCTATAGATGGTATCTGGACGTGTCACAAGATTTTTCAATTGAGGGAGAGGGTTATGTAATTGAAGATGCTACTGGCTTCATGACAAAACTTAAGCTCCCTTACTATAACTTTTGGAAACAAATGAGGGGAGTAAAGCATAAGATCAGCAACAAACATGAGCATATGGTTAACACAGGAAGCCTTTACACTCCTTTGCATAATAGATTTTTTGCATGGGCTAAGACAAAGGACAGAGGGTATCTAAAATCAACTTCCATTATCAAATTGAGAAATGATTTTGAAAAAGAAACTGTGGTATTGGAAGCCAAATGAATTCTAGATAAAAGTAAAATTTTATAGAGAGTGGAAAATGGAAATGGAGGAAATGATTTTGCTAAAAGAAATAACAATATTTGATTTAAATAAAATCATACCTGGCACAAAAGTTAGAGATGGAGTATACACATCAGGGTGAAGTTATCATTAATAATGGGGAAAAGTTTTATTATAATTACGTTGATAAAGAAGGATATGTAGGTCACTGTCATGTAAACGCACTTGATTTGAAGAACTATCCTGACAGTCTAATTGTTGAGATTAAATCAAAATAAAATTGAAGTTTAATAAGAAAAGAATTCAATAAAAAAGGAGAGTTTTTAGTGAACGTAAAGTTACAAGGCTACTTTAAAGAATTAGACACAAATCTAAAGGAATTAGGGATGTCTGATTCATCAGTTGAATATGCACTGCACATTAGGGATAAATTCGATAAGGTCATTTATAGCTTAAATGAAATAAAAAACTATTTAGGCGGGGAAGACATGGCCCGCACATCAGATAAATATTTTCAATAAAAAGACTGTTTTATATAGAAAGGGGATGAACTACTTAATGGATGGAAATCTTGCTATGGCTGATTACATAGTTTGGGAAACCGAGCTAGGAAATAACATTGGAATGGATATTGTTACATATATGGAGCAGCATGGTGTGTCTAAGGCCGAAGCTGAAAAGGCTATTTTACCTTTGTATAAAGAAGAATTAAAAGCGTTGGAAAATAAATCACAATAAATTATGCAGAATGGAGGGCAATAGGATAGGATACATCAAATACGTATTTGAAATCGCCTGGTTTAACTTAGTTTGGTTTAAATGGCACCTTGGAGCGGACATAAGCATTTTTGACAGCTGCGGATGGAATACATATAAACGTATAAAGAATAAAAATAAAATAAGTGGAGGTTATTTGAATGATAAAGACGAATCTGCATAGCAACCATGTTGATGAAATTATAAGTGAGCATTACGCTGCTAAGGGATATTCAGTCCAGAGCATTGATCGCCAAGAAAATGGTCAACTCATTGTTGTTACGCAGCGAGTAAAAGAGGAAAGGGAACCGGAGGAAGTAGATTTAGCATTCGATTTCATACATAAAAGACCGCATAGAAAGAAGCGTTTAGCATAAAAAGGCAAAGAGGAATTAACACTCTTTACCGTTTTGTTTCTTTTTTAGGCGATCACAGATCAGTTTCATTATACTCATAGCTATTGTTACAGATCCAATTATTATTGTGATTTGGAGAATAAAAATTAATCCAAAGTTTATATTCACATTGTCAAATAAGTCACGGGAAAAGGAAAGAAGCCTATAAACACAAAAAAATAGTATGAGAAAGGATATGCATATTACAGCAAGTGATGCATTGGAATAACTTTTTGCTTGGTCAAAGAAGTAAATCATTAAAAAGACAAAAAACAACAGAGAGTTAATTTCATGCAATAGTGAGCCAGTGTCTGAAAATGATTGTATTAAAAAACAGATGATAAAGCCTGCGATTCCTATTTTTCTATTCAAGATGTCACCTCATCTAAATATTACTTGTGAAAATTTTACCAATGAAAATAGGTTTCTTCAATGTGATACGCTTTAAAATTAACTTAAAATCGTGATTTTAAACAGAAAGAGGAGGCTCAATGAAATGAGTAAAAATAATGAATTGTGGATGGTATTTGAACATGAGCTTGGTCTTATTGGGGTTTATGATGATGAAGACGAAGCAAATTTAGCATATGAGCGGACTAAAGATAATCTAAATGAGGACACCCAGATCAATGGAAATGAAATTTATGGCGACGAAAGGGTAATCTTAGCCAAGGTTAAGAAGAATTATTATTCGTTCAATACTGAAGAGTTTGAAATGAAAGAAAATGATAATGAGAATAAATCAAACGCCACATTATGGGATTTCAAAGAAGATATATACGAATAATCACAAGTTGGAGGATGCTCAATTTGGAATGTGAAAAAATTATAGTTGATGCTAATTTGAAGCGTTTCAGCTTAAATTACAAAAATCATTGGAAGCAGGCAGTTGGTCACGAAGTATTTGTCGGTGGATATAGTTTTTGTGTGACACCATTAGATGATACCTTAAAGGTTTCAGAGATAACGACAGGTGCATTAGTTATGGACTTACCAATACCTAAAATGGACATAACTAAAAATGAGTCTATGAAAATATTAGAGCAAATAGGGAAACAGTTACTTGAAAAATTGATGAAATCGAAAAATTTATCAATGGCATTTAAACAAATGCGACAAAAATCATACGCCTTGTTAGGATCAACTCCGCCACCACAGCCATTTAACTTTGAGGGTGATGGAGTTGTGCAATATTTCAAATAAAAGATAGTTTTTATTTTAATAACTTAGGAGGATAGTTAAATGAACAAAATTGATGAGTTTCGAGGCAAATATTATTTTTTGAGTAACTTTTATAATTCACCAGTTACATACGAAGGTATCACATATCAGAACAATGAAGCAGCATTCCAAGCTATGAAAGTCACGACTGACGAAATTAGAAAACAATTCGCAGACCTCCCACCAAATCTTGCTAAGAGAAAAGGACGTAACGTTCAGTTACGGAATGATTGGGAAGAAGTTAAAGAACAATATATGTATGAAATTGTCCTAGCTAAATTTAAACAAAACAGAGACCTTAAAAAACGTTTGCTCGCAACAGGAACGTCTGAATTAATTGAAGGAAATACATGGGGAGATGTTATTTGGGGCATGTGTAAAGGCCAAGGTGAAAATAAACTTGGAAAGATTCTGATGCGGATTCGAAATGAATTAAAAAGCGAAAGGGAGGCGGAATAAATGACGAAATCTAACGTAAACATCCACGTACTGGCTGACGAAACACTAGGCGGTATCAAGCGGGAATACATCGAGGTCGATCGGAAGGCGGAGGTTGGCGAAAGAATAATTATTGTTAAGGCGGACTGTCAATCCGAATATAGAAACGGTGATATGGCGTTTGTCAGTCGATTCGTAAAAGACGACTCAAGACTCGGTTATTATGTGGAATCTATACTCGCAAATGGGCAATCGATCGCCTTATATGATCGCGAATACCGCGTACTCAAACCGACCGACATCGTTCACATTGACGGTCAGCGCTACGAAATGGCCGATCGTAAGGCAAAAGTAGGCGAGAAAGTTATTACGATTACTAAATGTGATATTTACTGTAAAGGGGAGATTGGAACTGTTGGGTATCAAAGTCCACCTCGCTATATTTATGTTCGATTTGAAACGAGGGCAGTCGCATGGCGTGTCCCACATGAAGATTACCGCGTTCTTGTTCCATTAGATAAATGTGAGAAGACATTTGAAAATAAAAATAGTGGATACAAAGAAATAAAAAACCTCATACATAATGACTTAGGTATCACAAGGCAAGACATACAAGAAATGATTAGTGTTGCGGTTTCTAACGAAGTTCAGAAGCTGTTTGAGTCAGGAAAACTGGACATAATTGTGGGAGCAAAGATTGACTCTCTTATTGAAGAAGGTTTTAGGGATGGTGGTCGATTGCTGTATGGCTTTAAGGATAGGGTATCGCAAACAGTTTCCGATGAGGTAGGTAAGCGTATTGCAAAGGTATTGAACATTAATGTGGAATTAAAGGAGGAAAGAAATTGACCAAACACGAGCGAGAAGACTATTTAAACAGGCTTGCTGATTACGGTTTAATAGAGGAAGAGGATGATGCAATGACAAGTATTATGGACGATTTAGGACTGGATTGGTGATCAAATTAGAGTGAAAATAAAATATTTATTTTATGTAGTTTTAATCAAATTTAAATTTATTAGAAATGGGGAATGAAAAATGAAAGAATTATTTAACTGGCAGAGAATAATGTTTTCTCCTAGGGTGTTATTAAATCACTCGAAATATAAGAATAGTCATTCGAAAGTCCTTGAGGATGGTTGGCGCTTTGATTATCAAATAGGAAAGTATTATAAGTGGATTGAAATGGAATAGAACTAACTTAGTGTTAATGTAATAAAATTTAAATTTATTTTGTTATGAAAAAGGCTCTAAGGAATTATGTAACGGAGAGATTATACTCTCCAGGATTCGAAGGAAGGTATGCGGAGTTTGCCGTGCTTAGTCTTAAATCTGTGCTTAACCTTACATAATATAGGCTCAATAAATACATATTCATCAGATTCAGACTTTACTTGTTTCATAGAATGAAATTTGCCACGTTCTGCATTGGGCATGAATTCCATAAATCCAGCTGCAGTTCCATCAGGATAGGATAGAAGGAATTTTATATCCTTTTTGGTGTAGCCGGTAATAAGAACTTCGGTGTAATCGTAATTGATCACTTTCAGCCAATTATGCGAACGTTTATTGATCTCATAAGAGGAGTCCGCTTTCTTGATTACGATTCCCTCTAAATTCTTTTCTTTGGCCAGGTTGAAGTAAGCAAGACCGTTACCTTGAATTCCTTCGATAACATAAACATTTGGATGATTCAGTTCAAGTGAGTTCAGAACTGTCTTACGCTCAGTGAGCGGCTTAGCTGCTATTGACTGACCGTCTTTGTAAATAACATCAAAGACACAGTAAACAATCTTATGAGCTGATTTTTTGGACATGAAACGTTCCATTACAGCTTCAAAGTCAGGAGCACCGCCTGGGGCAGCTACAATAATTTCACCATCGAGCACTGTTCCATCTGGAATATCTAAGTCCATGAGTTCTGGGAACTTACTTGTTACTTCGTTGTTGTGACGAGTGTATAGCTTAATCTGATTATCAAATTTAGAAAGGATGAGTCTGATTCCATCAAATTTGAGCTCAGTGATATAGTTCTCGTCGTTAAAAGGCTCTTTTATTGAATGCAATAGCATTGGCGATACAAACAAAATATCACCTCCTACTTAGAACATATTAGCTAAGCGAAGGTGATATATAAAGCGATATGGCAGTGGTACTTAATGGGATTCAATAAGCTCAGGTGAATTGTTTTTAGGTGAATTCACTAAAGATGAAACCTGGTATGCTTCCATGTCATCAGCATCATATGGTTGCAGTAAGCTTTGTAGATAATCAGGATCAGTATTTTTAGGGTTAAGCCATTCCTTTTCGTTCTCATCAGTAAGGATAACTGGCATCCGATCATGAATGTCTTCCATAAGCTCATTAGGCTTTGTTGTGATGATTGTGCAAGTGTACAAAGGATTCCCTTCTGGCGTGCTCCACTTTTCATATAAGCCGGCAAAAGCAAAGAGATTAGATGATTTAAGCTTAATCCGCATAGGAATCTTAGTCTTTGGATCTAGGCGTTTCCATTCATAAAAACTGTCAGCGGGTATGATACAACGTTTGCTGACGAGCGGCTTTCGAAAACTTGGTTTCTCAGCCAATGTTTCAGCTCGAGCGTTGATCATTTTATAACCGATCTTCTCATCTTTTGCCCAAGGAGGAATGAGACCCCATCTAAGTTTACCAAGACGGTTATTAGAGCCATCGTTGATTATTGTCAAGATATTTTGTGAAGGAGCGACATTATAGCTTGGGTGATATTCATCTTCGGGTAAGAATTGATCTATATTGAATTGCTCAATGATGTCATCAAACTCAGAAAATAAAGTGAACCTGCCACACATGTTCATCATCCTTTAGGGTTTTTGAATATTGTACAGGCTTGGTACATGAAAATCAAAAAGGAGGAATGTGATGCTGCAGCAAACAGTTGAGGTTAAAGAAGTTGATGTGTTGATCAGGGGAATATGGAGAAAGAAAAAGTTCACCGATATTCAAAAGGGACAAACCTTTAAGATTGAGGAGAACGGAAGAACAAAGAAATACATAGCGAGAACAGATCCTTATTGGGATGACATGTATGAGACTTACATTATTGATTTGTTGGATAAAAATAAAATTAGAAGGAGTATGTAAACAGAAATCTAGATAAAACAGAGATTTTATAAGGATGAAAATAAAATTAAAAAGGGGATTTTTGATGAAGCTAATTGGTATTAAAACAAGTAACTGTTTTTTGGTGTCTGACAATATTGAGGGCAAGAGATATTTTCATAGTCAATTAGATGAATTGCTTTTCGATGGGAAACGAGCAACTGAAACGTATAAGTCAGACTGGTTTAAGTTAGATAAGGAGCCAAGGGTCATTGAAAGGCAAATGCCAGCTAAAAAAATCAATCATAGGTATGAATTAAAAGAGGGATTCCAGGAAACTGATTTAACACCACAAGTAATTAATGTTTCTTACATAGATGAAGAAAGTGAATACTACGAAGTAAAAGGTCTATATGATTTGAAATTTGAAGAAGTCCCACAACAAAATGAAAAAATTGAGTTTGAAATGAACGTAATTGAAGAAATTGATGGAGAACTTAAGCTACAAAGTCATAATTTTAACTTGAATTATAACTTACTGGATAGAATTCAAACACATCCAATGCTTCTTGAAACAAAGCCGTGTTACCTGTCCCGAGAAGAAAGCTATAAGATTATCAGAAACCATATAAAAGCCAATATAAACCCTAAGTTTGCAAGAATCACGAGTGATTATGATTTCTGTTTAACTGTGGTCAAAGTTTTGGAGCTTTACAAACCTCACGAGTATGTAGTGGATCTTAATGCAATGTACAAACGGAGAAAGCCTAAACTTGAGAAAAGATTTCAAACAAAGAGGGAAGTTGAAATTTACAATGTTGCACCTAAAGCCTATCAGAGCTACCCAATTGTAGAGCCTTTTAGTGGTAAGGACGTTGAAGATTTAAAGAGTAATATTAAGAAATTTTTAGATGATCTGATGGCTAAAATCAACGAGCCTTTAGTTGAATGTAAATGCTGCAAAGGGAGAGGAGTTATTTTAAATGAAAATTAAATTGGACAAAGATTACATGGTAAATGAATTGGGACTGCCGGAATCCTCAATTTTAGAAGAAATCACTGACACGTCTAGATGGAGCATTCACTATAGATGTGTGTTCTCATATCAGGGTCGCTTTTTTGAAACTTTCTATAGCAAGGGCGCTACTGAAAGTCAGTATGAGAGCCCTTGGGAATATGAAGATCAAGTGGATTGTTATGAAGTGGAGTTAAAAGAAGTGAAGGTTAGAAAATGGATAAGGAAAGAATCTAAATAAAAAAATCAAATGGAGGCTATACAATGAGGGAATTCAAGTTTCGCGCTTATCATACAGAGAAAAGAGATGGTCAAGAATTTCCACGAATGATTGACTGGGACGAACTTCTCAATAATGACGAAGAGGAGTTAGCTTGTTATTTCAGAAACGAGTTTTCAAATGTATCGCCTTTAATGCAATATACCGGTTTGAAGGATAAGAACAGCCGGGAGATTTACGAGGGGGATATTATTCATTGTGTTCACTGGTTCTTTGATGGAAACGAAATAGAAGAACACTTTACTGCTTCAGTCGGATTTCGGGATGGCTCATTTACTTTAGAGAACATTAATAGCCGTTATTATTCAGATTATACAGGGGAAGAAAACGGGAAAGGTATATGCTGGATCGGGGATATAAATTACTGTGAAGAAGATTATGAAGTCATAGGTAACATTTACGAAGATCCTGAGCTTTTAGAATCTAAATAAAAACGATATTTTAACCAGATAGGGAGATGTTTAAATGACTTCAGAAGAAGCAAGAAATTATTTTGTACAAAAGGGACTTAGTTATGAAGACATTACGGAGGTCTATATTGTGAGAGATCTCAAGCAGTCAGAATTAAGCTAAACGATTTCTTATTGAGTGGAAAAGGTTACGGTATATATTGGGATAAAGATTCAGAAGTCTTCCTAACAAGGAATGAGATATTTGAACCAAGAAATGTTGCAATTATGGGGGCAGCTGATATGTACAATATCAGAATAAGTGATAACCAGATATATAATTGCAAAGCAATCATTGCGATCCACTTAATAGGCGGTTCTGAGCATATGGTTAGAGGAAATGAAATCATGTTTAACTGAGATTCAGATCAAGGCTATGGAATATATTTAAACGGGACAAAAAAGGTTCGATTAATAAGGAATGATGTTCAAGGTATTGGTGCAAGAGTGCTTTCGCATCCATTTGCAACGTTTAATGCTTCCAGTACAACTTTAATACATAATACATACGACAGCGGCACACCTAGATTAGCCTTAGATGATACAGTAATTGATTATAAATAAAAAATCTCAACAGGAACACTTGTTCCCTTTATGGGTTTTGGTATATAATTTAGTAGTACCAATAATTTCAAAACAGGGGATGAGAGTATGAGTGAGCAGAAGCTTAGAATCGGAGAAATACGGTATGAGGTTTTCGATGATTATGATCCATTAACAGAGGAGTATTTAGGAAAGAACCTAGCAAATGCTTATTTTATTGCTGAAATTAAAAAGGAAAATGTAGTTCAAGTAGGGAATAGGAAAATTAATTACTCAAGCGATGTTAAAGTTGGTTTTGATGCTTTCGGGGAAGAAACAAAAAAGAAAATCAAAGAGCATCTTCTGGCTGCATATAGTTTAATAGCAGAAGGGGCTAAAGATGATGGTCTAGTAGAATATTTATAAGGCAATGCTGGGCTAGTCTCTAAGATTAGCCTAGTTATCATACGAATAAAGGGGTTAACTGAATGTCAAACATCATTTCTAAAGAGCAAGATGAAGCAATTAAATACTTTAGAAACAAATTAAATTTATCAGACAAAGACTTATACATACCGTTGATTAATTTTGAACTACTTAGAGACAAAAACGAACAATATGCCAATGTCCTTTACGAGCTTTATAAAAACGACCCTTATTTGTTTATTAGAGCTTTAAAGGAAGGTTATGTGGTTAATCAGCCAATTGCATTTGATGAGGCCATTGTACGTTTCTTTAATGGTGAAGAACTAGCTATTGTACATAAAACAACAGGCAGAAGATACAATGTAAATGTCAAAATGAAGCAACTACCTGACGGATTTACATTGCAAACAATGGATATGTGGCTATGGAGTGAAATTGTGTAAATTTTATAAATTCATGATATAATTCTCTTTAATCCTAAGGGAGAGTATTAAAATGGTTTTGGGGGTTAAAAAGTGATTAATATTATTGGGGGATGAGCTAATATGGAAGTTAGAGTCGGAGGCTGATCAACTCTGGAGCTGCCACTAGGTGGCTCTTTTATCTATAACCCAATAAAATCATCATTTTATTTTAATTTCAAAAGGAATTGTTAAGTTTTTCCCCTCATGGTAATATGTTATTGAATTAATGATTCTTTTTTACTATAGGGGGATAAACAACATGGATCATGAGGCTACAGGGGAGTTACCTTTAGAAAAGCCAAAGAAGACTAAAAAAGTTATTTGGATTGTTTCAGTTTGTGCGGTGGTTGCACTTATAATTGGAGGAATCTATGGCTATCAAGTTTACAAAAAGAACAAAAAACTTGAGCAGCTAGAAGCGTATTCTAAGAAAGAAGAAAGTCTTGTCACTGATATGACTTCTTTAGGTGCAAGTTCAGAAGAAATAATTAACGAAGTTGAGACAACTTGGCATGATGTTATTTTTAATGACCTACATAAAGTAAATGGAACATATGTTAGCGATTTTAATGATGCATTAGTTCAGCTTTACGCAGGTTATGAAGATGAAGGTAAGATTTCTGATTTAGAAGATACTCAAGAGACAATTGAAAAGCAGATTAAATTGATGAAGAATCATCCTTCTGAGTTCGATGATAATTATGATTATCTGCTCGAGATATATAAAAACGTAAAGCAATTGTCTGATTTGGCTATTGAACCAAAGGGAAGTCTTGAGACTTATAAACAAGAGGCTTTGGATACCGACAATGCTACTTCATCTGCAATGGATGATTACGATTTGAAGAAAGTAACCTTTAAAGAGCTTAAAAAGAAATATGAATAGCTTTGCCCAGGTGTTCCGTTCAGAACGGAACTTCTCTTAAAAATTATTTAGAGTAAAAATAAAATTACTATTGACGATAATGTGAGGGTGATGTAAGATAAGAATATCCCACAGAGAGAAAGGAGGTCGTAAAGTGAAAAAGGAATTGAAGATATTAAAAATTAAACCAGCTGCAATTGAAGCCTATAGAAATGATGTTAAAAGGAATTATGACATCGAAGAAGACCAGGCTAGAAGAAAATTAACAAGGAATGTAATGTTGGTAAAGGAATTTAGGCCCGAAGGAATTAAGAAAGGTTTTATTTCAAAGACATATTCATATGGAAATCTAAAGATCACTGTAAGACATAATACGATCATTAAAGTAAGAAACATTAAAGGCGATCCAGAGCCTTGGAATTTTCCTAAAAAGAGATACATAGAGCTAAACAAACTACTTGGTATTAGAGATTGTAAGTTTAGCAGCAAGTCTAATTATAGAAATAATAAGAATAAAAATAAAATTAATAAATGAAAGAGGCTGATTATTTACATGGCAGAAAACAAAACGGTATTACGCGAAGCAGATAACATTGTAACAATTGAAGGAACTTTAGCTGAAGTACGACACACTGAATGGAAAAATGGAAATGGATTAAATATTGAATTAGACATTGAAGTTGCGCCAAACGAAGTACATACAGTGAAAGGATTTTCGAAATATAAGAAAGCTGATGGCACAGATAATGCTATTGCAAAAGGGTATCAAACTATCATAAGTGATTATAAGTCCATTGCAGAACATGGGAGAGAACAAGCTGATAAAGTGAGAATCACCCAAGGGAAGATTGGATTAAACGAATATTACTCTCAAGGGATTTTAAAGGCGTACCCACAGTTAACCACTAACTTTGTAAACAGACTGGATGCTAATGAAGAATTTAATCCTAAAGCTGAATTTGATGTTGAACTGTTTGTTAAAAATGTAACTGAAGAAAAAGTTAAAGGTGAAGAAACAGGGAGAGTTAATTTAAATGGTTATATCCCTTTGTATGGCGGGAAAGTCATTCCTTTTACATTTGTAGTGACTAAGGAAGGTTCTCAATATGTTGAAAACAATTATGAAAAAGGATCTACGGTTAACGTTTTTGGGAAGATCATTAATTATAAAGAACAAAAAGTAACAACCAAAACTGCTGCATTTGGAGAAGACAAAAAAGAAATCACTTCAATTACAAAAAGAGAGTATCTAGTTACAGGGGGTAACGATCCTTATGATGAAGATAGTAAAAATGCTTTTAATCCAGAAGTAATTAAAAAAGCATTGACTGAAAGGGAGACTTATCTAGAAGGACTTAAGAACGAAAGCAGCAATGAAAACAATAAAAAATCTGGTTTTGGTGGAAGTGCTCCTAATAACAAGCCTTCAAAGCCGGTTGAAATTTCAGATGATGATCTACCTTTTTAAAAACAAATAAATCGTTATTCTAATACATAACTGGGGTGAGCTTCGACTCACCCAACAAATTCCAAAATTAAAGGAGAGTTCTAATGGCAATCGATATTTTCAACCCTCAAGTTTCTGTAGTAGCAAAAGGATTAGAAGGAAAAGTTATCACAATCTACGGTTCTAACAACTTAGGTAAAACTAAGCAAAGCACTCGGATGAAGAAACCTTTGTATCTGCCATTCGAAAAAGGATTAAATGCAATCGCAGGCGTACAATTCATGCCTATCAATAGTTGGGCTGATTTTAAAAAGGTAAACAAACAGTTAACTAAAAATGCTGAAAAGGCCAAAGAAATGTATCAGACAATCATTGTTGATGAAGTAGACGCTTTTGCTAAATATGCAACTAGATACGTATGTGAGCAATATGATGTAGAACGGATTAAAGATGGTAATGATGGGTTTGGCCTTTGGAAAGAGTATGAAACTGAAGTATGGGAAGAAATCAATAAATTAATTGGTGTAGGATTTACTGTTATCTTTATTGCTCATGCTGCTGAAGACAAAAAAGGTAAAGTATATCCTAAGGGGGATAAACGAGTTTTAGCTCCAGTAATTGATAACAGTGATATTGTTCTCTATCTAAGTTCTAATGGTGTTGATGAAGATAGAAAAGTAATCAAATCAAGTGCTTGGTTAGCTGAAACTGAAGAGCATTTTGCTCGTAGCCGATTTGATTACATTGACACATACTTACCTGAATTTACTGCAGAAAACTTAGAAAAAGCAATTATTGAAGCAGTCGAGAGACAGGAGCAAGCAGAAGGAATTGTTGCTGTTACATACGAAGAGCAAAAACAAAACAACGCTTCAGAAGAACTTGATTTCAACTCATTAATGGATCAAATTAAAGAAATTGGCATGAAGCTTAATGAAGAAGGTCGTTTAGAAGAAGTTAATGAGATTACAGAAAAACATTTAGGTAAGGGTGTAAAAGTTACTGAGTGCAGCCGTAAGCAAGTAGGTGTAATGTCTGTAATTCTAGATGATCTAAAAGACCTTCTATCTGAATAAACAGGGGGGAGTATCCCCTCCTCCTTATTAGGGGTGATTAATTGGGTAGACAAGTTAAATGTCAATATTGTGATATACGCTTTGATAAAGACATTAGTGTTAAACATGGCAAAGGATACTATCATGAGAGTTGTTACAAAGAGTGGAGATCAAAAGTAAATCCAAGAAAGGAACTTATTAGGTATCTGTGCAGACTTTACGGAATCAAAGCTCCAACAGGAAAAATGCTGAAACAAATTAAACAGTATGAAAAAGAATATAATTTAAAAGTCGAAGGGATGCGCTTGTCTTTAGAATACTTTCATGAGACGTTAGGACATCCTGTGAGGCAAGATGGAGACTTAGACATAGTACCTTATATTTATGAAGAAGCTAAAAGGCACTATATTGCTAGACAAAAAGCAAAAAAAATAGCTGAGGATAAACTTCTTCATCAGAGACCTGTTAGAGAAGTCACAATAAAACTGAATGAAATACCTAATAAAAAAACATTTGACATTAGCAGCTTATAGAGAGGAGATTGTTCTTGTTACAAGATAAAAAAGCAATTATCCAAGTGTTGGGGAGCATATTGAAGGAACCCTCACTCTTATCTGAAAGTAACGGATATACCTTATCAAAGACCGATTTTCCCGAAAGATTTCATTCCATTCTCTTTGCTGCAATGTATAACTTATTTAATCAAGGAACAGAGGTTATAAATGAAGTAGAGATTGATGGATATCTAAAAAACTATGGAATTCAGTACAAAGTTTTTAATGATAATGACGGTATAAATTATATTCAAACAATACAGAATTTGGCGGAAGTTGAAAATTTTGAGTTTTATTATAACCGTTTAAAAAAGTTTAGTTTGATCAGAGAAATGCACGGACTTGGGTTTGACGTTAGGGAAATTTATGACCACACAATAATTGATCCTAGAGAACAAGAGGCTATGCAGGAACGTTTTGATAAGAAGTCAATAGAAGAAATACTTTCACATTACGAAATGAAGATTATTGAAGTAAAAGATAAATTCAAAACAAATAGTCAAAGCAAAGGTATTCAGGCTGGAGAGGGTGCTCATCAGTTTTTAGATAGATTAAAGCTCTCACCAGATATTGGTGTACCTTTGAACAGTGAAATTCAAACATCGATTTTTAGGGGATCTCGGAGGAAAAAATTTTATTTGAGATCCGGTACTACTGGAGGAGGTAAGACAAGAAACATGGTTGCAGATGCCTGTTTCTTAGGCGCAACCAAAATTTACAACATCAAAGAAAAACAATGGGAAGATAACCTTTTTAGAGAGAATGCATCTGTAATTTCAACGGAAATGGTACCTGAGGAACTACAAAGTATCGCAATAGCATATATCTCAGGTGTACCAGAAGAGAAAATACTTCAAAATTCTGTTACAGAGTCTGAAGAAGAAAGAATTAGAAAGGCGGCAGATATATTAGAGGAATCACCTATTTGGTTCGAACATTTACCGGATTTCAATATCAAAGAAATAGAAGAGACTATTGAGAAAAACGTCAGAAAACACAATGTTGGCTATGTTTATTTTGATTATATCCATTCCTCTGTAACTATCTTTTCAGAAATGAGTAGAAATAGTGGAATTAGCTTAAGAGAAGATCAAATTTTACTGCTCATGGCCGATAAGTTAAAGGCTTTATGTAATAAATATGATGTTTTTATGATGAGTGCAACGCAGTTAAATGGTGATTGGAAAGACGCTTGGCTAAAAGGACTACAAATTGATGCTAACTATTTAAGAGGGAGTAAGGCTATTGCTGATAAAACTGACGTAGCGATGATTATTCTTCCATTAAGCAAAAAGGAAAAAGAAGCTGCTGCAGACATAATGAAGAATGGCTTTGGATATAAGGAACCTAATTTTGTTGTACACGTGTTTAAGAATCGTGGAAATAAGCATGATAAGCTTAAGATTTTTACATACATAAACATGGATATCATGAGAACAGAAGATTGTTTTACAACAAATATTGATAACGAATTAATTACAGTTGAAAAATTGAATATAAAAGCAGGATGAGGGGTGTAGCGCCCTTTGAAGTATGATAAAGACAGAGTAAAAGAAAGCCTGACCATTGAGGATATACATAAGATTTTAAAAGACTTAGGTAGCGAGAACAATCAGTGGGATCAACAAGGAAATCCAATTTACAGAACCGTTTGTCACAATTCTTCTGGTGGGAGCTATAAGCTGTATTACTATCATGAAGCAAAACAGTTTCACTGTTATACAGAGTGTGGAGATAATTTTGATGTATTTGAACTTGTTATAAGAGCAAAAAGTCAAAAAGGTATTAATATCTCTTTTAATCAGGCTATCGAATATGTTGCCAAAATAGCAGGAAGAACATTTGGATTTGGGAATAGAGAGACATACATAAACAATGATTTGATTGATGACTGGGAATGGATGGGGAAGTTCAAAAAGAAGAAAAAAATACATATTGAGCTCCCCAGCTTTAATGAAACGGTTCTAGATGTATTTGTGCCTTATCCTCACCAATTGTGGCTAGGTGAGGGAATAAGTCACAAGACATTAAAAGAGTTTGAGATTGGGTACTATTTTAGACCTCATACAGAAGGGATTACCATTCCTCATCGAGATTTAAATAATAGGTTGATTGGTATACGTAGGCGCTCAATGATTAAAGAAGAAGTAGATGCAGGCTATAAATATATGCCTTTAAAAGTTGGCAATACCTTATATAACCATCAAACAATGATGAATCTATATGGATTACATAAAACAAAAAATTCGATAGAAAGGTTCAAGAAAGTATTGATTTTCGAATCAGAAAAATCAGTATTAAAATGCCAAGATTTTTACGGTGAATCAAACTTTACCTGTGCTGTTTGTTCAAGTAATATATCTAATTTTCACCGGGACATTTTATTGTCTCTTGGTGTTGAAGAAGTTTTTATTGCTCTTGATAAATACCGACCACCAAAAGAACATGAAACAGAGGAGAAATATCAAGAAAAATTGGTTGAATATCAGAAGAAAATTCTAAAGGTCGCAGCAAAATTTACTCCTTATGTTCGTGTGTATGTTTTGTGGGATTTTGAAGGCTTACTGGATTATAAGGACAGCCCAGCTGACAAGGGAAAGGAAACTCTAGAGGAGCTAATGAGAAGGAAAATTGAGATTGGCACAGATGAAGGGGGAATTTAATGGAGTATAGACTAATTGGCGACAATGATTATAATTTCGATCCTTTAGCTACTATCTTAAAAAATAGAGGCATAGAAGATCCAAAGTTGTTTGTTAATGTTGATCAAAGTTCAGTTATTCATTATTCAAAGCTAAATAATATTGATAAAGCTGCAGATTGTCTTATTAAGCATTTAAATAATAAAAATAAATTGTTTGTTCAGGTAGACAGTGATGTTGATGGATACACATCCAGCTCAATCATTATAAACTACATAAAGAAGATTTGTCCGAAAGCTAATATACATTACAGAATTCAAGATGGGAAAGAGCATGGGATTTTTATTGATACAATTCCTGATGATGTTGACTTAGTCATAATCCCAGATGCAGGTTCAAGTCAATTTGAGGAACATGAGGCTCTTAATAAGAGAGGCACAGAAATAATTGTTATTGATCACCATGAATGTGAACGAGTGTCTGAACACGCGATCGTAGTAAATAATCAACTTTCGCCTAATTATTCGAATAAAACTCTGACAGGTGCAGGAATGGCCTATAAATTTTGCCAGGCAGTTGATGAAAAGCTAAATAAAAATGAAGCTGAACAATTCTTAGACCTTGTATCTATTGGTAACATAGCAGATTCGGCTGATTCAAGAAACCTTGAAACCAGGTATTTTATGAATGAAGGTTTGAAGAAAATTAAGCATCCATTATTAAAGAAGCTATTTAAGAAGCAAGAGTTTTCAACCAAGGGTGACAAGAACATACAGAATACACAGTTCTTTATTAACCCTTTAATTAACGCTGCCATTAGGGTTGGAAGCAGTGAAGAAAAAAATCAAATGATGAGAGCATTCCTCCTTTCTAAAGAAAAGGTACCCTATAAAAAACGTGGGCAAAATGAAACTGAGCTTGTGTCAATACATGATGACACAGTTAGGGTTCTAGGAAATCTAAAAGCAAAGCAGAAAAGGATTGCAGATGCAGCTGGAGCTGAAATTAAAAATAGAATAGAGGAGAAAAATTTAACAGCGAATAAAGTACTCATTGTTTATATTGAAGGGATTCTAGATAAAAGCCTAACTGGACTGGTGGCCAATCAGCTTGCAGAAGAATATAAAAAGCCGGTCTTGTTAGCCAGAAACGATCCCGAAAAAGGTAAAGATATTTTGAGTGGCTCTATACGAGGATATGATAAAGGGTTTATAAAGGATTTTAAGAAAGAGCTTATAGATACTGGATTATTTGAGTTTGTTGAAGGTCACCCAAATGCAGCTGGCTTTGCAATTAAACGACAGAACTTAATCCTGGTGAACAAAGTGCTGAATGAAAAATTTAAAGACATAGATATCGAAGAAGATATTCAGAATGTTGATTTTGAGATCCCAGCAAAACGATTGAGAAAAGAATTTATCCTTCAACTTGATGGTTATAAAGACTATTGGGGTTACAAAGTTGAAGAACCCTTAATAGCTATAACGGATCTTGAAATTGAAGTCGAACAAATTGAGCATTTAGGGAAAAAGAATAAGACAACTGTTAAATTTAAGCATGGCGATATTGAATACATAAGGTTTAAAAGTGATGAGAACTACTTTAATCAGCTTACTGCATCAAATGGAACATTAGTCATTAATGTAATTGGTAAAGCAAAGGCAAATGAATACAAAGGCAAGAAAACACCTCAAATCGAGATTTATGAATTGGAGGTGGTTCGCACAAAACAAAAAGAACTTGTGTTTTAAGGGGGAGAAAAGTTGATTGGATGTCACTGTCACACTGATAAAAGTAACATAAGACTACTTGATTCAACAAACTCAGTTAAAGAACTGCTCAAAACTGCAGTGAAGATGGAATATAAGGGACTGGCCATAACAGACCATGAAGTCCTCTCAGCACATTTAGATGCTATTCGAACAGTTAGAGAAATGAAAAAGAAGGGGGATATGCCAGAAGATTTTAAACTGATATTGGGTAATGAAGCGTACCTAGTCGATTCTTTAGAGGAAGTTCGAGATAACTATAAATCGGGAGTGACAAAATTTCCGCATTTCTTGATGTTGGCAATTGATCCAAAAGGACATGAGCAGTTAAGAATACTGTCTTCTCAAGCCTGGGAAAACTCATTTTATACAGGAACAATGGAAAGAGTGCCGACAGTAAAAAAGGATGTAGAGAAGCTATTAAGTAAAGATCCAGGACACATCATTGCTACCACAGCTTGCTTGGGGTCTGAGGTAAACATTCACCTGTTAAAGATAAAGGCTTTTGAAGAAACTGGTGATTCTCAGTCAATTAAGCAGCACAAACTAAAGATTCATGAGTTTATAACTTGGTGTATAGAGGTTTTTGGGAAGGATAAGTTTTTTATCGAGCTTCAACCTGCACTGAGTGAAGAACAGATTTACTGTAACAAGAAGCTGATAGATATAGCCAACGGGTATGACTTACAAATGATTGTTACAACAGATGCTCACTATCTAAGACCCGAAGATAGAGCAATTCATCAAGCCTTTTTAAACGCTAAGGATGGAGAAAGAGAAGTTGATTCCTTTTATGAAGCCTGTTTCGTTCAAAACGTTGATGAAATTCACGAGAGAATGGACTACATTGATAAAGAAGTCATCGATCAGGCCATAAAAAATACAATGCTCATTGGCGAGATGATTGAAGACTATACTATAGAGCACGAACCAATTATCCCTAAAATGGATCTTCCAAACTTTAAATTAAGACATTTATTTAAACCAGCATATGATCAATATGAATATATAAAAAAGATGTCTGAATCAGTAGATGAACAAGATAGATATCTCCTTAAGTTAATTGAGGACGGATTTGAAGAGAAATTAAAGACAAGCGAACTAACGAGAGAAGCTTTTCATAAAATATTGAATAGGATTAACGTTGAGCTGGGTGAACTTTGGGAAATCAGCCAAAAGCTGAGCCAGTCTATGCCTTCTTATTACATAACAGTTAGAGAAATCATTAATATTATTTGGGATGATGAGTGTGGAGGAGACAGTTTAGTTGGGGCAGCCAGGGGAAGTGCTGCAGGTTACTTAGTTAATTATCTTCTCGATAACACTCAAATTAATCCAATGCAATATGATTTACCACATTGGAGACATATACATAAATCGAGACCTGACCTTCCAGATATCGATATTGATACTGAAGGATCAAAAAGACAAAAAATTCTTAAGGCACTTAGAGAAAGGTTTGGAGACAAACGTGTTCTTCAAATTGCTACTTTTGGAACTGAGGGTTCAAAATCAGCGCTTCAGACAGCGTGTAGAGGCTTAGGAATCGATAATGATATATCCCAGTATTTAAGTGGAATGATTCCATTTGAAAGAGGATCTAACTGGCCTTTAACACATTGTTTTTATGGTGACAAAGAAACTGGCAGGAAGCCGATTAAAGAGTTTATTAGAGAGGTTGAACAATACCCTAATCTTAAAGAAACAGCTCTAAAAATTGAAGGGTTAACTAATAAGCGCTCTTCTCATGCAGCCGGAGTAATTATCTTTAACGATGAATATACAAAGTCGAATGCAATGATGAAAACTCCTAAAGGAGCTTATATTACACAGTTTAATATGGGTGACAGTGAAGCCATGGGCTCAGTAAAGTTTGACCTTCTTACAATTGAAGCTTTAGATAAGATTAGAGTAACATTAGACCAATTAATCGAGAATAAAGAAATTGAATGGCAAGGAAGCTTGAAGGAAACTTACAACAAATACATCCATCCAGACGTAATTGAGTATGAAGATGATAAGCTATGGGAAATGGCTGGTAATGGGGAGATCATGGATTTATTCCAGTTCTCAACTGAAGTCGGTCATCAATCAGTTGTCAAAGTAAAACCTAAGAATTTACTTGAAGCAGCAGTAACCAATTCTTTAATGAGGCTTATGTCAGACGGTGAAGAACAGCCTGTAGATACATATGTTAAATACAAAAATAACCTTAATAAATGGTATGAAGAAATGACACGGTACGGTCTAAGCGAAAAGGAAATCAGAGTAATGGAGAGGCACCTTAAGGACATTTATGGTGTTGCTGATACTCAAGAAGTGGTTATGCAGATGGTTATGGATAAAGATATAGCTAACTTTGACATTAAAGAATCAAATTATCTTAGGAAATCCATAGCAAAAAAGAAAGAAGATGTACTAAAAGAAGTGGAAGAATTGTTTTTTAAAAAAGGAAAGGAGATTGGCACTTCTGATAACCTGTTGAATTATGTCTGGAATGTTCAATTTAAAAGACAGTTTGGCTACAGTTTTAGTTTACTTCATACCTTGGCATATTCAATTATTGCATTACAGGAATTGAACTTAAACTATCGATATAATCCTTTATACTGGAATACTGCTTGTTTAACGGTAAACAGCGGAGGAATAGATACCGAGGATACAAAAGACAACAAAAAGACAGCTGCTACAAACTACGGAAAAGTTGCTTCAGCCATCGGAAACATTAGACAAAGAGGGATTAAAATAGACCTCCCAGATATAAATAAGGCTGATTTTGGTTTTAGGACTGATATTAACAACAATTCAATTTTATTTGGACTTAAAGGAATGAATGGAATTGGAGACGATGTTATTCATCATATAGTTCTAAATAGACCATATAGTGACTTTAACGACTTTATTGAAAGAATGTTTAAGAGCGGCATTATTAAGAAAGGACAAGTAATCCAATTAATAAAAGGAGGCTGCTTTGATTCTTTTGGAAACAGGCAAGAAATCATGAAGGCCTTTATTAGCTTAATATCAGAACCAAAAAGTAAGCTTACGTTGTCTAATTTAAAAATGCTAATTGAAAACAACATTGTACCTTCAGAATTTGCACAAGAAGTGAGATTCTTTCGTTTTAAAGATTACATCAGCAAAAAGGTGTACAAAACATTAAAGTCGCCAAAAGATAAACTTTTTTTATTGGATGATGTATCAGCTTCGTTTTATAACCAGCATTTCAGTGAGGATAGTGTAGTTGACATGTTAAACGGGCAGCTTGTCATTTCTGAAAAAGCTTTTAAAAAAGAATATGATAACAAGATGTCTAATATAAAGTCCTGGATAACAACAGAAGAACCACTGAAGAAATTGAATGATTGTTTATTAATAAAAGAGTGGGAAAAATACGCCGATGGGTCATTAGGAAAGTGGGAAATGGATTCATTGAGCTATTATTATAATGACCATGAGCTTTCTGGTGTAAACTTTGCCAAGTATGATATTGCTGACTTTTATAAACTGCCAGCAGAGCCGGTCAAAGGTAAACCTTATCAATGGAGAGGGAAAACTCTCTATGAATATGAGACTACACGGATTATAGGCACTGTTTTAGATAGGGATAAAAACAAACATACAATTACTCTTCTAACACCTACAGGGGTGGTTACAGTTAAACAGTGGTCGGGCAGCTTTAGTCATTACAATAAACAGATTTCTAGATCCATTGGTGGCGGAAAGAAAGAGGTAGTCGAGAAATCTTGGTATACCAGAGGGACATTGCTCATGTTTACTGGTTTCAGAAGAGGTAACAATTTTATTCCGAAGGTCTATAAAGATAGCATATATAATCACACTGTCTGCAGAATAGATTTTGTTGATAATGAAGGAAATATGAGTTTGACAACAAAAAGGGAAGAAATATAGGAGGAAACCTTATCTATAAAGAAATAAAGAATAAAAATAAAATTAAATTATATACAATAAAAACTAAATGTGCTATGATAATTTTAATCCCACTGGCAACCTTTTCATACATAAATTTTGAACAACATCATTTAGACACAGGAAACAATCATAACTCAATAAAAGAATCATTTTATGGAAAACCAAAACAAATCAACTTACCACAACACAAGAATCAGGTGCTAAATAAGTTCGATGAAGTTTCTAAGAAACAGAAAGCTAAACAAGAAAAGCGGCGAGATGATATTCTTAACGCAGCTATTATTAAACCCAAACCAGTGAAAAAGAAAAGTATCAAGAAGGGAGGTGAGGGTAAAAACAAGAATAAACAAATAAAGAATAAAAATAAAATTACATATGTGGAAAATGATGAAGCTAAGACACTAGATATCGAATTTAGTGCATATGTTGCTAACTGTACCGAAGGCTGCACCGGTCGAACCAAAACTGGCGTAGATGTAACACAATCAATTTTTTACAAAGGTTATAGAGTAATAGCTACAGATCCAAGTATTATTCCACTTAACTCCGTAGTATTAATAAAAGTAGGAGGGAGCTCATTTAAGGCCATAGCCATTGATACAGGTGGAGCGATTGTTGGCAATAAAGTGGACTTGCTGGTATCAAATGAACAGGATGCAATTAACTTCGGAAGACAACATGGAACGGTTTCAATTATTAATTAGGGGGTATTAAATTGCCTAAATACTGGAGTTATCCTGTTGGACTAGCTGTAGAAATTAACAATAATGCACGATATGGCTGTCCTCATCATGTTGGAAGAAAAGGAAAGATTATTGAGCATTTGCATTCAGCTACATATGACTATGCAGTTAGCGATGAAACAGGTGACATTACTTACTTTAAAGAACATGAATTAACGCCACTAAAGGGAGGATTAACTTATGTTTAGAAAAGGTCAAAAGGTAATTGTTGATTTTACAGATGAGATTGGAGCTGTTGCGAAAGTTGATTACCGATACAACCAGGTAGAAGTGAAGTATCCTGACGGTACTTATCAGGTTGTTGGATTTCATAAAATAAGAAAGGTGGAGGATTAATGACATTGATTATCTTGGAGGGGCCTGATTGCTGCTTTAAATCAACAGTTGCAGCAAAGCTAAGCAAAGAACTGAAGTATCCAATTATCAAAGGTTCAAGCTTTGAGTTGGCCACAAGCGGGAATGAGAAATTATTCGAGCACTTCAACAGATTAGCTGACGAAGACAGCGTGATTATTGACAGGTTTGTTTATTCTAACTTGGTATATGCAAAGAAATTCAAAGATTATTCGATCCTTACAGAACACCAGCTTAGATTTATTGAGGATAAAATTAAAATAAAAGCGAAGATTGTATATTTACATGCTGATCCAAGCATTATTAAGGAACGGTTAAACGTACGGGGAGATGAGTATATAGAAGGAAAAGACATTGATTCAATTTTGGAGTTATACAGAGAAGTTATGAGCAGTGCTGGATTACATACATATTCATGGGATACTGGACAATGGGGCAGCGATGAGATTGTAGAGGATTTGCTTCAATTATTTGAGTGAACAAAAAGGAAGGAGTGAACTAACACTCCTCAGTAAACTAACGTGCTTCTACTGTAATTTTATAAATAACATAATTGTCGTTAATGTCATATGCGTAAACTACTGCTGTGCCTAGTGATGAATAAGAAGATACAACACCACTTGAACTAATGCTAATTAGGTTGCTGCCAGATACTATTTCCCAACGTGTATAACCTTTTAACAGGGAGACATTAGAACTCTAGTCTAGCATGTTAAATATTTGAAATGTGTGAAGTGTTTGTGAAACTGAGATAAATAACCTTGGATTAAATCTTATGGATAACAATTACGTATCCATTTTCTAATAGTTCATTCAAGTTTTCTCTTACTTTATTAGGGTACGGATGTACTTCTAGTAGATCAGAGTACTCGATGTAAGAGTTAGATTCACAAAAGTCTGCCAAGAATAGCAAAAGGCTTAAAGCGCTTGTACTTAGGTTTGTTTTGAGCTTATCAACATCATGACAAAAGGTCGCTTCATCATTATATTCCTTATTAAAAATGGAAGATGGTTTAAGTTTCATTGTCTCACCCTACCTTAATTTAATGATACTTAATACTAAGAAGCGGGACAAGAACATTGGGATCTATATAAAAGATCAATTTTATTTAGAATAAAAATAATGTTGGTGGGAGTGTTGATGTATTAACAATGAGCAAATAATTGAAAGGTTTAAACAAAGTGTCGAAGATTATAGAAAGAAAATCAGTAATGGGGAAACTGATCAAGCGCAGCGTTATGTAGAATCATTAGGAGTTGAAATTGAAGCAATAGCAAACTTTATGGAAGTCCTCAAAGCTGGGAAAAAAACGATTGAGTATGAGATATTACGACAAAAAGGGGAGTGAATATGCTAACTGATCAAGAAAAAATTGACTTGGTAAACGCTCTTGATTTTGTAGTTATTGAACCACATACACAAAGCATTTACGTACATAACGATGAAAAGACCAATGGAGTATTAGCTAGGGTTTTGCACACTATTTCAGTAGATGAGTATATTGAGAGCTTTAAAAAAGGGAGTCTAATTGATATCTTTCCAGCAGCAATGCAAGAAGCCGGTGCGGAAGGATTTAAAGATGGCCAGTTTGTGATTATGCCAAAGAAATTTTATGTTGATCAATGTTATGCGATGAGTAAGGAAATCGAGCGGTTAGCTAACCTAATCACTCTACACAATATTAAACCAAATACATATCAAGGCTTGATTCATTAAATTGTTTCAAGAAAAAATGAAAGGATAAAGGGATGTTTATTGAAAAAGTATTATGTAAGGTGTAAAGATAGCAAAGGTGAAAATGCGTCTCTAGTTATTGAGGCGCTATCACCTGAACATGCAAAAGAACAAGCATACGAAGTACATGAGGTAAGGGATATTTATAATGTAAGTCTGGGAGAAGGAAAGTCAAGGAACTATCTTGCCCGAAATCATTCTCCGTACATAAAAAATGACAATGGAAAAGCAATAACCATATTTTCATAGGGAGAGGGTATCATTAGGGATACTGTCAGAGATATTGTAATCGATGATATTGATACTGTTGAAGGGATATTAGATAAGCTTTATGTTTATTTGGAGAACACACTTAGGCCAGAAGAGAGTCAGATTTGGAAACGGTGTGATATAGATATAATGGCTGCTTTTGATAAGCTAAGAAATATTAAAGAAACAATATAAAGAATAAAAATAAAATTACTATTGACTGAGTGGGCAATAAAGAGTATGCTAGATTCATAAGAAGAGAGGTGAGGATATGGGGTGCGCAAAATGTAAAGAGCATATTGACGGGATTGTCTATTACATAAGAATTACTGACGACAAAGATTATAAAGAATTTCCGGTACATAAAGAATGCGGTGAAGAATTGCAGAAAAATTGTTTGGAACATTGTATGGCCATGAAATTAGAAAAGACACTAAAATTTTTGAAGTTGCAATTAGAATAAAAATAAAATTACTATAAAATATTCCTTTTATCCAGAATGGAGAGATGAGCAATGAACATGTTCGTAATTGCTGCAAAGAGTGAAGGGAAATATCTCTATGGTTACCACCCACATATTTACTCAAATCGAAAACAAGCAGAAAATGCATTGAAGACAATAGAAAAAACGGAAAGTTAACTGAAAGAGATAGAGTGTATGGGTTAGACGGGTTGCTGTTGGTGGACTTATAAAAGAGGAAATAGTCAGAAGAAAATATTCATAATTTCCCGGGTAAGCGCAGTATGTGACAAATCAAAACAAATAATAAGGAGTGGCACAGTGCAATTTGCAATTAATGTCCTTGAAATCATCGGTCTTTTGTTGATTGGGCTTGTATCAATAGATACATATGGATCGAAAAGGAGAATAAAACCTCAAATTGCTTTTGGATTATTAGTTATAGCTGGAATGTCATTCATAGCCGGCTTGGTTTTATTGATTATCAGTAATGTCTAAATAAAATTCAATTTTTATCGTGAAAGGAGCAACTGAAATGCAGGATAAATTAAGTCGGGATGAAATGGGTGACAAGAAATCACTAAATATGCTTCTAAAAGCATTAAAGAAGATCATCAATGAGGGAAGATAATGAAGTTTCATATTCTTGAAGATAAACAAATGAGGGATATTGGTTTTACGGATCACGTGAAATCAAAGTGGTACTTCATAAAGTCAATTCAACCTAACATCACATTTAATTTAACAATACATAAAAAGAGTCTCAAGGGTGAAATTGACGTATTAGATGAAAGATACTTACAGCCATATGATTATCAATACTATATGAAAGCTTGCACAAGAGAGGAACTTGAATTCCCATACGTTACTAATGATAAAGTGCAAGAAATTATGGCTAATTTTATTGAACAAGGTATCATAACAGAATATGAAATGGGAAGCTACATTTAAGGAGGTGAATAAGTGGGGAGACATCAAGCTAAGTTTGAAGGCAAGATAATCAATAAATCATATGGATTGGACGCACTCAGTCGTTTTTCTGAATATGAGAAAATCGAACTCAACTGTTTCTTCGAAGGAATAATTGACTTAGATCCAATTGAAGTTGGGGGCAAAGTATACATTCCTGGTTTTAATGAATATGTAGTTGTTACTGATAGGCAGCGGAACACCAATAATGAATGGACGTATCAGACTGATAAAATCATTAAAACAATTGAAGACAAAGAAAGCCTTGAAAAGGCGATTCAAGAGCAAGCAAAACTTGAAGAAGAATGGCAACAGTGTGTAAGACAAGAAAATCAATGTGTTAAAGAAGAAAATGATAAGTGCAAAACTTCCTGGTGGAAACGTCTCTGGAGATTCTTTAGAGCCGATGAGATTTAGAGATCTAAATAAAAGTTTTATTTTAAACCAATTTTGCAAAAGGAGAGGCAGATATGATTTTAAAGGAAATCTCTGTTTATAAAGAAAAATTTAATAATTATTTACCGAAGGAAACGAAAATTGTTCTTCACTACCAGAACATTGAAGCTGTTGAGGATGAGGACAGGATTACTATAAACACTGGTAAGAATTCAACAGCATATAAGGTGTTTGATTTGAATGAGGGGATAAAAAGTCCACTTAAAATGAAATTGACAAGTTATGAGGGCGAAACAAAGGTGTTAAAGGTGGACATTAATAAAATTCATTTCAACATGGCAGGAGACTTGGCAGTTAAATGGCGGGGCAGTCAGCGAACTGGGATTTTATTCATTACTTTAAAAGGATGATTTTAAAGAGAAAAGGAGGAATAACCAATGGCTTATGATGAGATCAATGGGAAATTAATTAATCCTAAAGTTAGTGATGTAATTAAAGCGCTGCAAGACCAATTTGATTTTAACGGAGATACGCCAATTGAATTCAGAATTAATGGTGAAGAAACAAGCAATGAAATTCAATTAGATCCATATGAAAATGTTTTATTGTTTCATTTAGAGGAGTCTTAAATAAGGAGGCAGGAAATGTACTTTATATCAGAACCGAATGAACTGATCGGCAAAGAAATTGGATTCATTCATGCAAACCGATTTTGTGATAGCACTATAATCGTAACCAAAGATGGTGGGGGTGTTGATTGTAAAACAGGTTTTTGATTTGGACGAAGATCAAACAAATACCATTGTATTTAATGAATGCCGGGCAAAAAAAGAGTTATATGAGAACAGATATGCAAAACATGAACTTAATAGACTAAAAATCATTACAAAAAAGGATTGGGCTGATTATGAGCTGAAGCTTAAAAAAGCAGAAGAAGCTCGTCAAATTGAATACCAGAAGAAAAAAGAAGAGCAGGAAAGATTAGAATATGAACGACTAAAACTGAAATTTGAGGGACAATAAATTCAAATGGATACATACGAAGTAGTTGGTTGCTGGTTTAGACATTATAAAGGCGGTCTGTATAAGGTTATAGGAGAGGTCATTCACACTGAAACAGAAGAAAAGCTGGTTACATATGAAGACATGGATGGCATTCTGTGGGCAAGGCCTAAAGAAATGTTCTTTGGAAAAATTGTTGTTGATGGAAAAGAGGTAAATAGGTTTACAAAAATCAATTAGGAGATGATGTAATAAGATGAAATTCTTTGAGGTGTGTGACCCATACTACGCATTAATTAAAGCAAATACAAAGGAAAAGGCAATAAAGCTATATACAGAAGAAGTTGCGGATGATGACGGGAACTTAAGAGATGAGATCAAAGAAGTTGGTATGTTGTACGCAGCTGTTAAACACAGCCGAACAGTAACCGAGGATCAGGAACTGTCCCCAATATCAGATGTTCTCGAAGAACTTCAAAGTAATGAAGAAAGAGTTTTGATTATGGATGGAAGTTTACTTTAAAGAATAAAAATAAATTAAGAGGATGATGACAATAAGTAAACGGATATTGACCATTAATAATGAAGAAGTGCTTGTAAGCGAATTAGATTACCCGTTCATTAGCCTTTGCTATGACTTATATGTCAATAAGCTAGGATATGTTCAATGTAAGCTAAAGATTAGAAACATGGGACTCCCTACGGGTGAGTTGCACCGTATCTTGTTGCAACCTCCAAAAGGAAGGTCAGTACACGTAGATCATATAAACCGTAATCCATTAGATAATAGAAGGGAGAACTTAAGAGTTTGCTCTCATAAAGAGAACATGAGAAATAGAAATATTCATTATGGTTTTTTAGGTAAGAATAAGACCTCTAAATTTAAAGGAGTTTCATATCATAAAAACAAAAACTGTTGGACAGTCCGAATTCAAAATGACAATGTGGGAGACTTTGATAATGAAATTGCAGCAGTGAACGCATATAACTACTATGCTGTTAAAAGATTTGGAGAGTTTTCAAACCTTAATGATTGTCCGTATATGGACAAAAATGAGTGGATGAAACACCGTAGAACAAGAAAAAAGACATCACAGTATAGGGGCGTAAGTCGCTTTAAAGAATTATGGATAGCACAAATATGGGATGGTAAGAAAAATATCAAAATTGGTGAGTTTGCTTCAGAGATAGAAGCTGCGCAAGCATATAATATAAAAGCTATACAGCTAAAAGGAAGCAAAGCTAAGTTAAATAAGATTAATAAGGAGATGTAAAATGGGGGCAGCTAGACGTATTGATCCAACTCAACAATATGTAAAAAAGAAGAACATTATTAGCTTTACAATAGCCGATGAGAACACTCATATTCATTTAGCTGATGGGCAATCTTTTCCTGTATTAAAAGGAGAGATTATTGCAACTGACCAACAGGGAAATCAATTTGTTGAATTAGAAAAGAATCTAGATGATTACGTTCCAGTTAAGAAGAGTTCCTTATATGAAAGTATGGCACAGGGATACATGGAAATGGGCGACATTAATCGTGAGATATCAGAAGCATTCAATTACGCTGAAAATGAAGCTGAATGTGCAACTACAAGATTAATTACAGGAGCCTATAACGATTAGTGATCATTACATATGAGAGTAAAACTGGCAATGTAAGAAGGTTTGTAAAAGCGTTGCAACAAGAGTTAGACATTGAGGCAATTGAAATAACTGATGATACGATCATCACTCAAGAGTTCATACATATTACATATACGATAGGCTTTGGGGAAGTACCTGAAAGGACTTTGAGTTTTATCAATAAGAATAAAAATAAAATAAGGGGAGTTGCTGTTAGTGGTAACAAGGTTTGGGGTGATAACTATGGTTTAGCTGGAGACAAGCTTTCAGCTAAGTTCCACACACCATTGTTATTAAAATTTGAACTTAGTGGAACGAAACATGACTTACAGAAGATCATTCAGGAGGTACAACTTATTGACAAACACAATACCAAAGTGGATCAAGCTCAATAATGAGATCATGATTCAGAAAGATGGAAAGTATCAATTCCAAAAGGATAAGGAGGCCGTACATAGTTACTTTGTTGACTACATTAATCAAAACACAGTCTTTTTCCATGATTTAAAAGAGAAGCTGGATTATCTGATTAAAAATGATTATTACGAAGAAGAATTCTTAGATCAATACACATTTGAACAGATTAAATCAATTTATAAGATTGCTTACAGTTACAAATTTAGATTCCCATCTTTTATGAGCGCGTTTAAGTTCTACAATGACTACGCATTGAAGACAAACGATAAAACAAAGATCCTGGAGAGGTACGAGGATCGTGTCTCAATTGTGGCTTTATATTGCGCTGATGGTGATTATGAGAAAGCTGTTGAGGAAGTACATACTATGATGAAACAAGAGTATCAGCCGGCAACACCTACTTTCCTTAATGCTGGACGTAAGCGAAGAGGTGAAATGGTGAGCTGCTTCTTACTTGAAGTAGGCGACAGTTTGAATGATATTTCACGTGCTATTGATATCTCCATGCAGCTTTCTAAGCTAGGTGGAGGAGTAGCATTAAATCTAAACAAACTAAGAGCCAAAGGTGAAGCGATTAAAGACGTAGAGAATGCGACTAAAGGTGTCGTAGGTGTTATGAAGCTATTGGATAATGCTTTTAGATATGCAGATCAGATGGGACAAAGACAAGGATCAGGAGCAGTTTATCTAAGTGTATTCCATCCAGACATTACAGATTTCCTAGATACCAAAAAAATAAGTGCTGATGAAGATGTCCGAGTTAAAACATTATCTATTGGTGTAGTTGTTCCAGATAAATTTATTGAACTTGCAAGGGAAGACAAGGATTATTACATGTTCTATCCTCATTCAGTCTACAAAGAATATAGACAGTATCTTGATGAGATGGACATCAATAAAATGTATGATGAGCTTGTCGAAAATCCTAGGATTAGAAAATCAAAGGGAAATGCTCGAAAGCTGTTAGAGCAATTGGCCATTCTAAGAAGCGAATCTGGTTATCCATATGTCATGTTTGCTGACAATGTAAATAAAGTGCATCCAAATGAACATATTTCAAAAGTGAAGTTTTCAAATTTGTGTGTTACTGGAGAAACACTTCTTTTAACTGAGAATGGATATGAAAAAGCAGCCGATCTTTACAAAAAGCAGAATAATCTTAAAGTTGTCATTGATAATAGAACAAAAGATTTTGCAGTTGATAGCAAAGGTACAACAATTGTAGATGCAATTCCAATGCAACTGACTAAAAAAGATGCGGAAATATTTAAAGTCAAAACGAAGCAAGGATATGAAATTAGGGCAACTGAGTGGCACAAATTCTATGTGAAAAGAGATGGCGAAATTCAAAAGCTCCAATTGAATCAACTGAAAACGGGCGATAAATTATTAGTCCAATCAGCTGAAGGAGCATACGGGAAAATTCATGAACCCGATCTTGCATACATTATGGGCATTATAGCTGGTGATGGAACAATTACTGAAAAAACTGCCAAGATTTATTTATACGATAATAAAAAAGTTCTTGAGCAGAAAGTTACTGATGCAGTTCACCGTATTATTCATAAACACAAGGTTGATCGTGCTTATAAGCACAATACATCACTTCTCCCAACATTTAATATGGCCAACCCAGAAAAACAAGATTTGCTTTACATGAATAGTACTGTCTTATTTGACATCTTGAAGAAGTTCGGTATGAACAAAGAAAGAAAAACAAGAGTCCCAGAATTCATTTTTCAAGCTAACAAGGAAACGCAAGCAGCTTATTTATCGGGTTTATTCCAGACTGATGGGTGTGTAAATGCAAATCATAAAGCCAAAGCATTAACTATTGAGTTAACATCCATCCACTATGAGAGCCTTCAGGACGTTCAGAAGCTGTTACTGAACATGGGTGTTTATACAACGATTTATTCTAACAACAAGCGCTCACAAGAACTCCTTCCTGATGGAAAAGGCGGTTCTAAGCTTTACAATGTTAAACCAACACACAAAATCAGTATTCAAGATAGAAACTCAAGAGAGTTGTTTATGAGTATTGTTGAATTGAAAGATTACGATGTTTATAAATTCAATTTGTTAACTGAGACATTGCAACCTAAGTCAAGAAAGCCAAAGCATGATTTTACAGCTGAAATTATTAGTATTGAAGAAGATGGTGTTGAGGATGTTTATGATACAACACAAGAAGACTATCACTCTCTGATTTTCAATGGAATTGTTACTGGCAACTGTTCAGAGGTACTTCAATCATCACAAGTATCAGTTTATACAGATTATGATCAGGAAGATGAAATTGGTTTAGATATCTCCTGCAATCTTGGCTCAATGAACATTGTAAATGTAATGAGTAATCAATCAATTGCTTCAACAGTAAGAATAGCAATTGACTCATTGACAACTGTCACAAGGAAAACAAACATTGTAAATGCTCCAGCAGTTGCGAGAGCAAATACACTAATGAGATCAATTGGTCTTGGGCAGATGAACCTCCATGGATTTCTAGCTCAAAATAATATTGCTTATGAAAGTGAAGAAGCTAAGGATTTTGCAAATACATACTTTATGATGGTTAACTTCTACTCACTGCAGCGTTCTATGGAAATTGCACGAGAAACAGGGGAGACATACTACAAGTTTGATTGTTCAACTTATAAATCAGGTGAGTATTTCGAAAAGTACGTAACAAATGATTATAGCCCTCAGTTTGAAAAGGTTAAAAAGCTATTTGGAGATCAACATATTCCTAACATTGAAGATTGGACGAAACTTAAAGAAGATGTAATGAAATATGGCTTATACCATTCGTATAGGCAGGCTATTGCACCTACGGGAAGCATCTCATATGTTCAATCATCTACGGCGGGTGTAATGCCCATTATGGAAAGAATTGAGGAACGTACATACGGAAACAGTAAGACATATTATCCAATGCCAGGTTTATCGCCGCAGAATTGGTTCTTCTACAAGGAAGCGTACGACATGGATATGTTTAAAGTTGTTGATCTTATTGCGACTATTCAGCAGCACGTCGATCAAGGGATTTCATTTACGCTGTTCTTGAAGGATACGATGACGACGCGCGATCTGAACCGGATTGATTTATATGCGCATCACAAAGGAATTAAGACGCTGTATTATGCTCGAACGAAGGATACGACTCAAGAGGGTTGCTTGTCATGCGTTGTTTAAGAAAGGGGCAATTTTTATTATTTGGGGAGTAGTTATCGTTACGGTTTTGTTATTAGGTTGTGGACTTAATTTCGAAGCTAACGAACAAAAGTACGAATGTATTAACGGGCATATTTTCGGATCTAGTGAAAAGAGAAAGATAACTACATGCGATTACGACGGTTTTACTACCCTCAACGACGCATGTCCTACCTGTAGTACAGACGTGATTTTCAAATTAGAAAAGGAGGATAAATAATTGACAAAAATTTATGACGCAGCAAACTGGTCAAAGCATGAAGATGATTTTACCCAAATGTTTTACAACCAAAACGTAAAGCAGTTCTGGCTTCCGGAAGAGATCGCATTAAACGGCGATCTTCTCACTTGGAAGTATCTTGGAACAAAGGAACAAGACACTTATATGAAAGTTTTAGCTGGACTTACATTATTGGACACAGAGCAGGGGAACACAGGCATGCCGATTGTAGCCGAGCACGTTGAAGGGCATCAAAGAAAAGCAGTATTAAACTTTATGGCCATGATGGAAAATGCTGTCCATGCGAAATCTTACAGCAACATCTTTCTAACTTTGGCTCCAACCGAGAAGATCAATGAAGTCTTCGAATGGGTGAAAAACAATAGGTTTCTTCAAAAGAAGGCTAGAACAATTGTTTCAATTTATAAAGCAGTTCAGAAAAACGATGATATTTCCTTATTCAAAGCAATGGTTGCATCTGTGTTTCTGGAGAGTTTTCTTTTCTACTCAGGGTTTTATTATCCACTTTACTTTTACGGACAAGGAAAACTCATGCAAAGCGGTGAAATCATCAACCTGATTATTTAATAGTCCCTTTTGTCGGCAACGGCAAATGTGAACCTCTCTAATTGCTGGAAAATCCTTATTAGGACAATCAGCAGCGAAGCTATGCGAACCCAAAGGAGGTGAAAATGATAAGGAAAGAAGTCGAAGAAGCACCTTGGTGGATAACGGAAACGGGAGTTATCATATCAAAAAAAATAAAGAAACCAAGAAAGACATTTATTACTCCACATGGCTATGAAATGATAGGATACACGCATCCGAAAAAAGGAACACAGAACTATTTAGTACATAGGTTAGTCGCAAAATATTTTATTCATGATATACCAAAAGGAATGTTTGTAAACCACATAGATGGAAATAAACTAAACAACCACGTTCGGAACTTAGAAATAGTTACACCTAAAGAAAATACTCTACATGCAATGAAAATTGGATTAATGTCAGGACAACCTGGAGAAAGTAATTCAATGTCAAAGCTCACTAATATGGAGGCAACAAATTTAATCTATGATTTGATTGCTGGAATGAACAATGTTGAAGCTGGTGAAAAATACAGCCTTCATCCTCGTTACGTTAGTCTAATTCGACATAAAAGAAGATGGAAGACTTTATGGGATCGCATAGAACGTTCAACGACTATCGCATAGGCGGCGAAATTCCGCAAAACGAGTAGGGCGCAAGCTATTGGCGTGGGTGAGAACCCCTTAAATCGAAACGGGAGGCATCCTACTGGGATGATGATATAGTCTGCTCCTTACGGTAACGTAAGGCGGTTGCGGTAAGGCAACGAACCGATAGTAGCGAACTCGGTTGAACTAAGGGTATTAGAGACGAAGCGATACATGGAACATACATCGGATTGCTAGCTCAGGAGATTTATAAGAAGCAAACACCACAGAAGCAAAAGGAATTATACGAATGGGCTTTAAACTTACTGCAGGAGCTTTACGAAAATGAATTGGAGTATACAGAAGATGTCTATGATCAAGTTGGCTTAGCTCCTGATGTTAAGAAATTCATCAGATACAATGCTAATAAAGCTTTAAACAACCTGGGATTCGATCATCTGTTTGAGGAAGAAGACGTTAACCCAATTGTTATTAATGGATTGAGCACTAAGACCAAATCTCATGACTTCTTTTCAACTAAAGGAAATGGGTACAAAAAAGCAACGGTTGAACCATTAAGGGATTCAGATTTCATTTTTACCGAGAGAGGATGTATTCAATGAGATTAATTAAATTAGAGCAGCCTAATTGCAACCCATGTAAAATGGTGTCCAATTACTTAGAGCAAGCAAATATTCAATTTGAGACAGTTGACGTTACACAGGAACCAGAAGTGGCAGCTAGATTTGGTGTTATGGGAGTACCGGTAACCATTTTGCTGAATGATCAAGGAGAAGAAGTAAACCGAAGTGTTGGTTTTAAGCCTAATGAACTTGATGAGTTACTAAACGAATTACGATAAAAGGGTAATTTTAAACAAACTTAAATCAAAAGGAGCTAATAAATGTATTTCATTGAAAATCAGGAAGGGTTAATTGGAAAAGAAGTTGCTTATGTTTGGGCAAACCAATTTTGTGAGCAAACAACGATTATTACTAAAGATGGAGGCGTGTTTATGGCTTGTCAACAATCTGACTGGGATGATGGCTATGAGACAAGAATATTATACCCGCATGAAGCTAAGAAGATATTATATCCTCTGAAAAAAGACTTGCATGACAAAGGCGTGATCGATGAATCAGAGTGGGAAGAGTATGAAAATGAGCTAAAAAAGAAGCAAGAAGCTGAAAGAGAAAAGTATCTCAAAGAGAAAGAAGAAAGTGATCGTAAACTATATGAAGAGTTGAGGGCAAAGTTCGAACAGTAATGAGCTGTTTGTTTAACTGAAAAGATAATATGAGAACGTACATAGATTAAAAACAAAAGGAGCTAATACATAATGCAAATTAAAATTAAATATCTAGATGAAACACAAACAAGAATCAGAAAAATTGAGCAAGGAGATTGGATTGATCTTCGTGCAGCTGAAGATGCAGTGATCAAAAAAGATGAATTTAAACTTATCCCATTAGGTGTGGCCATGGAACTGCCTGAAGGTTACGAAGCACATGTCGTACCTCGGTCGAGTACGTATAAGAACTTTGGTGTGATTCAAACAAACTCAATGGGTGTTATCGATGAGTCTTATAAGGGTGACAAGGATTTTTGGTTCTTTCCTGCTTATGCGTTACGTGACACAAAGATTAAGAAAGGGGATCGAATATGTCAGTTCAGAATTATGAAGAAGATGCCTGCAGTTGAATGGATCGAGGTAGACCACCTAGGCAACGATGACCGAGGTGGACACGGATCAACTGGAACGAAGTAAATAGATTATTTTTAAAATTTTCTTGAAAAATATTTTTAATCATATTACCTTTTTCTAGGGAAGGGGGATTAAAAATATGAAAATAACTATTGAAGAATTACCTGAATCAAGGATTGCATATTTCCGAAATGTTGGAGAGTATGGTGGCAAGCAAAACAAAGAACTAATGGAATCCTTTAAAAAGTGGGCACTGTTGAATGGTGTATTTCATAACTCTATTATTTTAGGAATTCCACAAGATAATCCAAGTATTACTCCTAAAGAGGAATGCCGTTATGATGTTTGCGTTGTTGTAAATAAAGATTTTAATGTGCCGCAACCAGCTCAAGTTGGTAAGTTACCTGGAGGGAAATACGCTGTTTTCTTGCTTGACCATACAAAAGAGGCAGTAAGTGAATTGTGGGGCATTATTTTCTCTGAAATAGAAAAAAATAGTCTAACTATAAGAGAAGAACCAATTATAGAGAGATATACTTCACAAATGATTGATAATGACTTATGTGAAATATTAGTTCCTATACAATAAAGAAGGTGGGAAATTTCCCACCTCCTATATATGTATAAGTTAAATGCTCTGAATTAACTTGTTTATTTTATCAAGATTAATAGTAATGTTGCATATTGCAATTACGAAGTATAGAGTACCTTGGTATCGTTCTTTTTTAACAAAACAGTTAATTCCAAAACCAATCAAAAATGCAATTATGATTAGCTGAACGAACACAAATAATTGTGAGTTAGAACTGAAGAAAGAATAAACCAATAATAACAACAGAATCAGTAAACTAATTATTTTGAATATTTTTCGCAAATTAACACTCCTTTAAATACATTGCTTTTAATTTACCATAAAAGATTTTTGTTGGAAATATTTCCGAATAAAAGAATACTTTTATCTAAAATCGATAAGGAGGAAAGAGATCATTAACAACAAAGAAAGAACTTTACAAGCAAAATATGATGACATGCTTTATAGGAACGGTCTTTGCTTTGGATTTCTTCAGTTGCAAGGACTTGAAGATGAATTTATTGAACATATGAGACAAGTTGCTGAGTACGAGAAAGACCTGAAATACAAGAAGGCAGCAGCTAACTTCATGAAGATGCATGACCAAAATAAACTGGGTGGGTGATTAATTGTTTAAGAATAAAAATAAAATAATAAAGAGTATTGAAAAGATCAATAAACTTGAAGAAGGGTTGGCACTATTTGAAGAAGGTGACGAAGAGTATTTAAGTGTATTAGTGAAAATTCAGGGGCTATATGATGAAATTGCAGATACTGCTTTAGAGTGTTTTAAAGAGATGACTACAAAAATCAGGAAAACTGGTCAGAAACGAATTGAAAAGAGAATAGATCAGTTGCCACATACAATTAAAGAAAGCATCGCTGATCAAATGAATGATTTAAAGGGGATTATTGAATGAAAGTAAAAATTAATGGTGTTGAATTTGAGGGTACGCCCGAAGAAATAAATGAATTGATCAATTTACATGGATATAAAATATGCTGGAAGATGATTTATTAATGAGGAACTTTGGCCAGCTTAGCCGAGTGAATAGATCAAGACCGACTAATTTATTTAAAGTAGGGGATTATGATTTCCATGACTCGCCTAAATGCTTAATTATCACTTGATTAGAGTAGTAATAAATCAAAAGACAAATATAAAATAAGGAGATGTTTATTATAACATATGTAACTTTATTTCTAGCAGCTTATCTAATTGCATTAAACATTAATGAGGTCAGATTGATTGTTCGAGGAGAAGGTGATACATATAGAAAGGTAAAGAGTGCGATTGATAATTCAACATTAGAAAATGTGAAACGAAATAAGAATTTGATTTACCTGTTTACTTTGCTCAAGGGAATATCTTTCATTGTCCCTCTGGCTTATATTGGATTAGTTATGCACGATAACATCCTAATGCTTGCATGGACAGCAGTTTCACTTATATATGTTGTACTTAGCATGTTTAAAGTTTTAGATGTATTAGACGGTGAAAAAACTAAGCAAAATACATATATTTACTGGGTGTTTGTTTGTGGGAATTTTCTTTTTGTTGTATTTTATTTGGCAGGTGTATTCTTATAAAATATTTAATTAATGCTTTGTTTTTTCATATATAATTCAAAAAAGGACTGAGAAACATGACTCAATTCGATAAACAATACAATTCAATTATAAAGGATATTATCAATAATGGAATCTCAGACGAAGAGTTTGATGTAAGAACCAAGTGGGACTCAGATGGAACGCCGGCACATACTCTAAGTGTAATGAGTAAGCAAATGAGATTCGACAACTCAGAGGTTCCGATTTTAACGACAAAAAAGGTTGCCTGGAAAACAGCCATTAAAGAGTTACTCTGGATTTGGCAGCTGAAATCGAACGATGTTACTGAATTGAACAAAATGGGCGTACATATTTGGGATCAGTGGAAACAAGAAGACGGCACCATCGGACATGCATATGGATTTCAGCTGGGGAAGAAAAACAGAAGTCTAAATGGAGAAAAAGTGGATCAGGTAGACTATCTTCTTCATCAATTGAAGAACAACCCGTCTTCACGCAGACACATTACAATGCTGTGGAATTCTGATGATTTAGACGCAATGGCCTTAACGCCATGTGTATACGAAACTCAATGGTATGTTAAGCAAGGTAAGCTCCACCTCGAGGTAAGAGCACGGAGCAATGATATGGCGTTGGGGAATCCATTCAATGTATTCCAGTACAATGTGTTGCAGCGCATGATTGCTCAAGTGACTGGTTATAAGCTTGGTGAATATATCTTTAACATTGGGGATTGCCATGTGTACACACGTCATATAGACAATTTGAAAATTCAAATGGAAAGAGAACAGTTTGAAGCACCTGAACTATGGATCAATCCTGAAGTGAAAGATTTTTATAACTTTACCGTTGATGATTTCAAATTAATCAACTATAAACATGGGGACAAGCTTTTATTTGAGGTAGCGGTTTAATGCTGCCTCTTTATTGTGCATTAAAAGTGAAACCTATAGGGTAAGATGAATTATGAAATTGGTGAAATATTGCCTCCGGCTTGCTTACGGAACAAAAGGCTAATAAAGCAAAACCAATAAATAAAGAATAAAAATAAAATAACTATAGACATACATAATGAACAGGTGATAAGATAGAGACAAGTTAATCAGCTTGTTCTTTTATATATTTAGAATAAAAATAAAATTACTATAAAACTAATATTTTATTTAAAATGGGGAGTTTTTTAGGGTATCCAACTTTCAAGGTGGTAGAGAAGGAAATTTATAAACTGATAGACAAGTAGTTTCTTTAACTTTCAAGGTGAAAATGAAGTTTAATAATAAAATAGGAGAGTGGATAAATGAGTAAAGGTTTAGAGATACCTTGTGCGTATCAAGGTGGTAAGAATAGGATTGCTAAACAAATTGTAGATATAATCTTTCGTGAAAATAAAATAAATGAATATACAAAGTTTTATGACTTATGCTGTGGCTCTGGTTCCATATCAGTAGAACTCGTAAACAGAGGAATTAAGCCACAAAATATAATTATGTTAGATAAATCTCCTTGGGGTTTGTTTTGGCAAATGGTAGGCAATGGAGAGTTTGACACAGAAAAATTTGCTGACTACATAGGCGATATTCCAAGTGATGTATCGGAAATTCAATCGCACATCAAAGAATTATACAAACAACCTGCAAACATAGATACTGTATATAAATTTTTATTGCTACAAGCATCGAGTTTTGGCTCAAAAGCAGTATGGTTAAAGAGTGATAGCGAATGGGCAACGAGCAGTTTTAGGAGTTATTGGACACCAACTGCAACATCAAGCAGAAGAAGTCCTGTAAATCCAATGATGCCTATGCCGAATACATTGAAAGATAGAGTAAATAGGATTGCTTTACATATGAAGGGTATAAAAGGAATATATGATAACATTAAGAATTTAACAGATTTTGAGAGTAATTCTGTAATATACATAGACCCACCATATCAAAATACATCTGGGTATGGATATGAGTTTAATATCTTAGAATATATAAATAAATTAAATAAAACAGTCTATGTGAGCGAAGGTGTTAAAATGTCTGAAACTGCTCATTTGATTAGTGGTAGTAGGTCTAAAGGTGGTATATCTGGTAATAGGAAAAGTACAAATGAAGAATGGTTGAATGTGTTTGAACATATTGAATCACCATTGAAAGAGTACGAAGTTAATTTTCGGCTTAGTGGAAATTATTACATTGATGCAAAAGACGAAAATGAAGCAAGGAATATTGTAAATAACTTATTAAATTGTAGATGGAAAGAGATTGAACAATTGCTGAACACTGGAATTAAAGTTGATGATTACACTACTGATGTAATAGAAATGTAAATAAATTTCACCCTGATAGTTCAAATTAGACTTAAAATATTGCACAATGGTCTAAAATGAACTTTCGAGGTGAAGAATGCTAAACATTTTGTGGTTGGATTAAGTCTGAACACGATAAAGCAGAAGATGTTATGGTACTGAAGCCACATTGAAGAAACCAAAGTATGACCACGATATGGAATTTAACGCCTTTGACTTCCGAAATGAGCAAGAATTTAATGCTTATTATGAAGAAGTAAAAGACAAATCTGTATCACTTGGAGTTGATTTAACCACATTAAGTAAGATTTTGGAATATGGTAGATTTTAGTGGAATAATCCACTAATTTCACCTTCATAGTTAAATACCCGTTTTATGTGACAAATGAAATTAACAATAACCTGATGATACTTGAGGCAGAAAAAGTAAGGGCTGAATTACGTTTAAAGGAGCAAATAAAAAGTTCGTAACGCTTTGGACAATTTGGAGTACAAGTTAAATAACAATTACAGCCTATACGATTCTGATGGGTTACAAGGTAATGGAGTATGTCTTGATGTTTATTTGAATAAATTGGTTGTATATGAAGAAGCAGTTAAACGTTTTAAATCTCATTTAGACTGTAATAAAAAGGGTTCAGAATAGAAGAAAAACTGTCAAACTTTAAGGAGGTGATTCATTGGAGACGGGAAATAAAATACATAACGCAAATGAAAAGATAGCAGCCTTGAAGAAAAAGAAATACAAATTTGAAACAATGCAACTTGAAACACAGAGTGAATTGTTAAGACTTGAAACACAGCAAAACAAAGAGAAGCTAGAAATTCTATTCGAACTTGGTGAAATCCTAAACCAGATAGTAAATGAAGAATGGGTAAGCTCAACTATTGCGACTAAAATTATTAACAGGAATAGAAAAGCATATCGGGATCTATTTTTGTTTAGGGAAAATAAAGCATACATAAATAAGGAAAAATTCAAAGAGTTAAATGATCAATTTATTCATCTGACACAAAAATTAAATGATATCTAAGGAGTTGGCGAATTGGAAAATAAATTGCTGATCAATAATGCGAATACGGTATTTGAAAAGAAGGACGATAAATATTTCGGTTATAAATCTCGTTTTGGAGATATCGTTATTGGGGGAGCATATTCTTATAGATTCGTAGTTCATTACGCAAAAACGAATCAAGACGTTGTTATTATACCTGGCGATGTAAATACGGTAACGACTCCGGTTTGTACGACGCTAGAGGAACGTTTATGGAAGCCGGAAAAGCACACAAATACGCCGCGATGAGATCGTTGAGCAGGCAAAGGAGGACGTTGCGTTGAAGAAAGTAAAAAGCATTGACCTTGTGTTAGAGAATTGTGAAGTTCTTAAGTTCGACAGTAAGTACATCGGTCGCTTCTACATGACAAATATAACGAGAACGATTTCCCGCAAAGCATCGAACCTCATCAGCGAAAGCTACTCAGCGGAAAATGTATTTCTACAATTATCTTCGAAAGGGAACGACTCCATTGCGTTCGAACAATCTTGGTCGTCAAACGAGTTCCCTTTCGATCGTCTGCAGCAGTATCCGGACATTGTCGCGATAGATGTTTTCTACGAGGACGGAAGTAACGATTATATCCTCGTAAACTGGCTTGGAAATTCTGACGAAATCAACCGAAATCAAACGACTAAGTTAAACAAGTATACTGGCGACTTGTTCCTCGTAATTAGCGGAAAAGAAACGGTAGAGAGTTACTTCGAAGACGTACTCGCAGAAGACGAATCGTATTACGGACTTTTTGATTAACGAAAGGAGTAACGATAACCATGACGATTAACATTCCGGTATCACCCGACGATTAACTCACGTCAGACGAACGCAATCGGCGGTTGAGGTCTTCGGATGCGCAATCGCTGGCGGAATTAGCACGAATAAACGTGCGTATCGCGGCGAATTAGCGGCGTTACTGACGGTCGAGGGTATTCGGTAGGGTAGACGATAAAACGCGAAAATACACGGAGTGGAGGCGTTAAATTGACACGTAGAACTTGGCGGAAAGGTGACCTGTTGATTTCATACGGTAACCCGATAATAACCACGTTTGGTGATGACGATGAGAAAATCGAAAGTATGCGGGATGTAATTTATTTTTACTACGACATTACAATTTTACACGGAAAGAAAACGATATTCTCAGCGAGCACACACGACTTTCCGAAGGTTCCAAGCTTGCCGGCTTTCCTCGAACATATTCTAACGTTCGATATGACGAAAGGATACGCGCTGGAACGAACCGAGGATGGTGGGTTTGTACGCAACGTAGACTATGCGCAACTTGTTCTCGAAGATGCCTTCGGAATGGATAACGAATACTATTACAAAATTGAACGGTACGACTACTCGGTAAAGCAAGAAGACGAAGAATCTCCGAAAAAGTGGTCGGAGTATACGTTGACGATTGGAAGAGCGCTACTTGGGCGAGACGATGATGGCGTATTTAGAGAAGATTTCGGAGAAGCAATCGTTATTAAGTATTTGACTGCGGAGGAACTTATCGCGTTGAAAAAGACGGCAGAGGCGTTTTGTGGTGCGGCTATCTGTGACTATAACGAAAGTTTAGAGGAGGGCAAGCGATGACCGAAGAAGTTAAACGATTGCGTTGTGCTGTGGCGGATTTGATTGGCGAGAATGAGCGGTTGACGGCGGCGTTGAGGGTGATCGAAATAAAGTCGCAGTTACCCGAAGAAAGCGTCGATTTGGTTCCGGTTACTGCGCTATACGAAATTAATTTACACGCAAAGGAGGCGCTAAAATGAAGCCGACAATCACGAAGGAACAGGCGGGGGCTATTCAGATATTTATGGATGGCGACAAGGAGAAATCCGACTTACTACGAATTCACGCAAAGGATCGATGGATCGAAGAGTTTTCGTGTCTAAATGAACTCGACATCATGACGCTAGCGGCCGCATTGGTCAACGGATACGAAGTCAAAAAGACGCCGGAGGAAAAGGTGCGGGAGTTCTACGAGAGTTTTAATACAGGATTCGGAACTTCTCACTCCGAAACTCACTTTCGTTTCGAAGAATATCAGCGTGTTATTAAAATAACGCTGGAACGTCTCGGAATCAAAATCGAAGGAGTGAACGCTTGATGCTCCGCCTGGATCGCGCCGTTGTCCGGTTGATTGGAACGTCGTATAAAGAGGCGTCCGAGTTAATCGCAAAGTGTAGATTCAAGGTCGTGGCGTTTCTTAAACAGCAGATATTACTTCGTTAAGGTTCACGGACACGGACGTTATAAATTTGCGGTAAAGGGCGGAAATCTTACGAAAATAAAACGAAAGGTTGGCGTTAAGTATGAATCGGTTGAATAAGGAACAGCTCGAAGAAATCCGTAAGCGCGCGGAAGCGGTTGGAGATGCGCGGTGGTTTGTTTCGGATAGAACAGACGTGTCCTACGAATATCCACCGGGATCTTGTGAAGTTCATTTGGTTTGTATGACTAGCGGAGATGTATACGCAGACTTCATCGCAAACGCACGCCAAGACATTCCGGCGCTACTCGATCACATTGCGGAGCTTGAGGCGGAATTAAAATCCGCGTGTTACGCTCCTCTGAAAGCCGACCGAAAAGAACAATTACGAAGATTCATCGGAAGTGGTTCGATGGGTTCTATTTCCTTAACGGATGTACTACGTGAATATAAGTACGAAGGAAGTGACGAAGATGACAACGTATGAATCAAAGCCGGTCGCCAAGTGGAATACGCGCGATTTTATCGGCTACCTGCACGCCAAGCACAAAGAAACTTACGGAATTCCTTACGTAACGAACAATCGCGGCATGGAGGCGAAGAACTTAAAACTGATGATCGACGAGCAAAGAGCCTAGCGCAATGAAGGCGTAGATAATACGTGGTTTTGACGCAAACAAAAACGAGGAGGGATTGCGGATCAATAGGATACGTACCTTTAAGCGATAATTATGCGCCTGACGAAGGGTTTGGCGGCTATATCGTAATGATGTGGTATAAAGAGCGCGGAAGGGTCGGTAATGCGGTATTTCTGACGGATGAGAGAACGGAACCTTTAACGCTTGAGCACGCAGAGATCGCGATTAAAACGGCTGAGAGGTGGTTACGTAATGATTGACGTAAACAAGTGGAATAACCTCGGATTATATTTGCGCGAAACTGAGGTCGTCGAATGCCCTTACTGCGGAAGTAAAGAGAGGTTTCCGAGAAGCGAAATACCTAAATACGTTTACTGCGAAGGGTGTTATCGAAAATACTCACGCGAGGGGGAGCTCTTATGAATTATGAATTACGGAACCCTACTAAAAAAAATTAGTTATTACGTTTAAATTAATATAAAATCTGTATTTTAAAGAGAAGGATAGTGAGCTATGGAGAAAATCAATGGCAGGTATAGGATTAAGACACCTTGTCCAAAGGGAATTTCAGGATGTGCTGTTTGTCATTATTTATGGATAGACGAAGATGCGTACGACCAGATTTTCGATTGTTATTATGATTATTATGGCAAAAAACTAGACCCATCATCTGTGGTCAAAATACATAAACACCTGCCGAAAGATATTCACTTGTTAGCAGAAGAATGGGGATGGAATGACACAGAGGTCAGAGAAAAAATTTATAAATGGTTGAGAGAAGAGATGATCTAGGTGTTTGGGTTTGGGAAAGGAGTATAAAAATAGAGGGGATTAACCCCTCATACATTAATGAAATTGACCATTCATGCTTTGTTGAGCCAGGCGAACCAAACGTTTTGTAATTTCTCCACCTACTGATCCGTTTGCTCGGCTAGTTGTCTCAGGCCCTAAGTTCACACCGAACTCAGAAGCAATTTCGTACTTCATTTGTTCAAGTGCACCTGCAGCTTGAGGTACGAGTAAGTCATTGCTGTTGTTTGATCTGTTTTGTTGAGCCATTTGATCATCTCCTAAAGTAGTATGTAAAACAAGTTTGTTCAATTGTATTGTGTGGAGATGTTTTGAGATTATACACATTAATTTGAAGTGAGAGGATTACATGGATTTTTCAAGTGTTAAAGAAGGAGACGTAATTAAATATATCGGTGATTCTTGGGCTTACGGTGGAACCTATACAACTGTTACAGCCGAATCTACATACAGTAACCCAGATAGCTGCCCAAGAAATGAACAAGATCGATTGATGATTATTGAGTTTATGAACGACGGTACGCCAATGTTCTTCACATTAGATCAACTTAATCCTGGAGAGTGGGAATTAGTTAATTAATACGATTCGGGTGAAATTCTAATTTTATACAGAAAAGGAGCACGATCAATATGAACAGTTATGGTTATAAGAGAAGTGAAAAATTCGAAGAACTTAGAAGTGTACTACGTCATTCTTTACCCAGTAGGACAATGTTAAACAATGTTTCAATCGGAGCAATTGAGATAAATGGAATGTTGATTATTTTGAAAAATCGTTATGACGTATATACTTCTCATAACGTCTCCTTCATTCATTACAATGAAAAGCAAGACCCTAATTATCATTACAACGAATTAAAGGGAAGAGATGTAATATTCGATATTGAATTATTGAACAGAGCAGGAAGAGATGCGTTAATGGAGTTTTATTATTGATAAAATGTTGATTTGATTCAAAAAAAGGATGGGATGACATGTTCCTTAAATGGGTTGAAAAAAGAGAGAAGGATAAGATGATGGATGACCTAAGTGCATTCATCGACAATCTAATCAATGAAAGGGATTCCCTTGTAGACAAGGTAAGAAAGCTCAGCAAAGATGAGGAAATCGCAAAATTGTTAAAAGAAAATGAGAATCTGAGAAATAATAGCCTTCATACTTTATCAGAAAAAGAAAGAAATGAAGCAGATGCTTTTAGGGATGAACATTTGGGGAAATGCAAAGGTAGCATAGCTTATCTTTTGACAGGAGTGAGTATGGGTACAGCTGTAGAGGTTATTTGCTCCAAATGTAAAACCAAAAAAGACATTACAGACATTAGTACGTGGTAAACAAAGTAGCGAAGTGATTTAAAGGAGATGAACTCTTGACTGTATATGAAAAAATTATGAGCCACCCTGAAAGCAAAAAGGCAGTGTTAATCAAGTTTGGTTTTGGGCAATTGTCCCCGATTAAAGTGGAAAAATGGTTTAAGTCATACAATCCACCCAAATACTACGAATTTAGAAAAGCAGCTAACAACAATAAGGTTACCGACTTACATACTCAAGCAATGACAAAGGAGAAAAGGACGCATTTAATAAACCTGGAAGAGGTCTTTAATGATGAAAAGTCTAGAAATGCGTTATTAAAATTAGCAGAACAAAACACTAAGAGAAATAGGGATGGACTGACTGTTATCGAAAAACATGATCCTTGGAGGGGTTAAATGAATAACGCAAACTCTGCAACATGGTTTGATTTAGAATTTGAAGTTAAACCAGACAATAACATTGATAAAGCGCTAATGCGATTATTTGATCTCATGAAGAAGAGCCTTCACATTTATTTCAATATTGAGAACTCTTTTGATATACATGGGTTTTTAAAAATCGCTACAACAAAAACCAATGTCGATTATCCATTTATTGAATGGATTAAGGAAAAGGGCATTCCAAGATTAAAGAATATTGACTTTAAAAATGTGCCAAACAATGATCAATTTCTTGCAATGATTGAGATTGATGAGCATTGCCTTAAATGTGAAATAGATTTTGAAGATTCTGAAGAGGTTCGGGGGTGTATTATTTCAACAGTTAATAGTCTGCAAGAATATATTAATATTTGCAAACAGTTAATCAAAGGGGAGTGTACTAATGGCTAAAACAGAATTTAATATTAATGATGTATTAGAGAATTATAAACGAAGAGATGAGGAACGTAGGGAATTCATCATTCACAAAGGCCGTACGGCTATGAAGGAAATCATTAGAGAAGTGAATCAAAGAGGATCGCTAAATGAAGCAGATATTCACTATGGAACACCTAAACCACAGCTAAGTTTCTCGGACGTTGAATTAGGTTACATGCTTACTTCAATGATGGAATATGCGACAAATCATGTAGGAAATCCAGTTGATGAGGAATGTGAATTTGAAAATAAGCTGGCTTACTTTGAGTTTAAGGATGAGATTGTTCAAATTTTTGAAGTGTATGGACAAGGTACTGACAGCTGGTTTTTGAAACTAAGTGACGATACCATTGATAAATTGAATAACACAGCTTACGGAGTGTATTTGATTCAGTTCGAGGATTTCATTAATTACACTAAAAATAAAGATATTGAGAGTGAAAAGCTGTCCCCAAGCAGCACGATCTTAAATGACATTACCGGCGGATATACAGTTGGAAGAGGTTCTAAGTAGATGATTGTTACAGCATGGATTTTGTTGGTCATGTTTGGTTTATTCGCTTTATCAGACTTGAACTTAACTGAAGATGAAACAAAGCATATCAAATACTTCATAATAATGAAATTTGTTTCTGTCTTAATAGCTGCAGGAGTGATTTGGGGAGGATTGTTTCAATGAAAAAAGTTTTTAAATGTCGTACTTTTCCTAAAGAAGATAAAGTTATTTTCGAGAAAGGAAGAGACCATGTTTTAATGACTATTGAAGACAAGAAGTACAGTAAGAAAGTGTCGATTTGTTTGAATACCGATGACATAAATAAAATCACAGAATTTTTAGGGGGTTAGTTTTATTAAACTTAAAGCAGTCAAGAAACCTAAGTTATCTAAAAATAAGTTTTCCAATTTAACTGAAAATGATTGGAAAGAAGCCAATGAACAAACGAAAAAGGATCGTGGGATTTCTGGACTTACTTATCGTGACATTTTCAAGAACAGAGAATTCTAAATAAAATCGGTCTTTTATTGAGAATAAAAATAAAATTAGTGGAGAACAAGTGGAAACCTTATTCAATTTACATAAGGAAACACTTGAAGGTAAGCTATTGAGGATTTTGAATGAAATACACAATAAGGGAGAAGATACAGACTATAAGGAATATTAAAAAGTTTGAAAGATAATTATTGTATAGACGGATCTATATGGGATGAATATGTTGAGCAAAGGACAAGAATAATTAAAGAAAGAGGAGGGGAGTCGGTGTCTTTTGAGAATGTAAAACAGTGGTTTGCAAGAGATATTGATAATAGAGTTATAACCATTGACAAAATTAATGAATTTAATAAAAAAAGTACATTTTTCTGTCCGATTTGTGGATCAAGTTTAATCCCAAAAGCAATTGAGTCTAAGAAAGTAACACCTCATTTTGCGCATGTTGATTTATCTAGTTGTCATGCAGAATCAATGGTTCACTGGTGGTTTAAAAATAAATTCATAGAATCTGGTGACAAATTTTACATAAAGACAAATGATGTCATTGAATATGTGTGTAAAGAAATCAACATTGAACCTGTTTATAAGCTTTCTAATGGGAAATACAACCCCGACTTAAGCATAAAGACAGAGTGTAACCAAGAGATTATTATTGAAATGCAATATAGCAATAAGAAGAATGTTGAAGACTATATTGATTATTGGCTAGAGCTAAATAAAACAATTGTGGAAGTTGATATAAAAAGGCTTAAACATAATGGTGAAGTTTATACACTTGTTCCTTTATTTTACGATGGGAAATGCAGATACACAAAAAAGAATGATCTGTATCATCAAACCATTGGGCAGTACAAGGAAGAAATCTATAAATCAGTCAAATTAAATGAATATAAAATGAGGATTGAAAAATTAGATTGGTTTTGGCAAGACGTTCTTAGATACAAAAAAGATGAAATAAGTATTGAAGAAATGGTATTGCTTATTGATTCATTTAATGAACAAGATAAAGAAATCATCGAATCAATATTGAATAAAAAAAGTTGCAATGGATTAAAGACTGATTATCTACAATTTAAAAATGAACAACGGATTAAAGATGAAATTCATAAATTCAAAGTGACATTCAATAATGACAACAATGATTTTTCAATGAAATATAAGACACTTGGAAATTCTCATATAGAGTTTACTGTGTCGAGTGTTGAAAAATTAGACAGTGACATAGAAACCATCAAAGATTCTATTGAAATAAGTTCTTTCACTTCAGGAAAAAGCGTTGAATCCGTAGCAAGAGATTTGGTGGATATGTTAAAAATAGAACAAATTAAAACTAGCCGTTGTTTTATTGAAACTCTATCTGAAATGCAAAAAAAATATAACGACGATTTGTATGAAGTTCTTTATAAGAGGAACGGTCTTTACCTTTATTACAATAGTTTTAAATGTTTAACTGTTTGTGAAGATGTCTGGTCACAGATAAAAAAACTTAAAAACGCAGAGAAATTATTTAAAGTTTTCGATAAGAAGATATTTAAATATAAGGAAAAGCTTAAACCGATTCCGTGTCCTGAAAAATTGTGCAGATTTTTGCAAGGGGAAGAACAAACCCTTAAATTTATTAGAGATCAAATATCTGATCCATCCATCTTCGTAACGCTTGATTGGCAGAAACCTTCCGAAGAGGAGCTTTGTATTTGGATTAAAAGGAAATGTCGGGATAGGAGTCAGATAGGAAGAATTTTAATTAAAAAGGGAATATTAAAAGTTTATATGGGCTTTAATTGCAAATATAAATTGGATGACACCCTAGAAGTCCACAACCTTGATGAAGAGCAATATTACTTGAAATTCAAGGAAATCATTAAAGCGGCAATCTTGCCATATGAATACGCTTGTGAATGTGGAGAGGTCAGAGCTACATTAAATGATTTTGTTAATGCTGTTAAAAGTGATGAGAATATACACATGCATATTGAAAAGTCTTTAGCAAAAAGATGTGAAGAATGTCAAGAATATAAAAAGAAGCTGCAGAGCTTAGAAAAAATTGAACGCTATATTTGTGAGGTGTTATTGAAAAATAATTTAGAATTCTCAATTAAAAGGGAATATTGCGGGCCCTACAGTGATGATGGTGATTGGATAGACTTGACAATACCCACCCGTAACACGACATTTTTTATCGGTATTTGTGATATTTTCATTTCTTTTTATGAAATTGATGAGCATTCCAAATTCGAGGAGGACTTTGATTATGACTTAGGAAAGGGCTTTGAAGAGCTATTTGAATTTTGTTCTAAAAAAATAAACCAAATTAAGGAGCTTACATAATGAACACAACACTGATTGAGAAAGAGTTTAAAGATTGGAAAACAATGTTCAGTACAATTGAAGACCAACTTTTCTCCTCTAGCGAAATTGTTAGAGACTTCATGGGGCCAGATTATCTACAGTGATAATGAAAACGAGAAATATGAACAGTTCGTTAAACAAGTCAGCAGAATGGTTATTGATTACATAGATAAAAACCAAAAAATGAAGGGTGAGAAAAATTAACGAGGCATATCATTCAATTCAAACACTGTATAACAAGATGGATAGACAAATGAAAACAGTAAAGGAGGCCATTGAAGAAAAAGATTTGCAAAGAGCACATCGTAACTTAATTAACTTGGCTGACAATAATGAAGAATTAATGCAGGAAATTAGGTGGATCAAAAAGGGAACCACCATGTAATTTATTTGATCAATTGTCTGCGCTCTTTAAAGTTCCATACATACAGCTCTTCAATAGAGCAACCTATGGCATCAGCAAATGTCATTGCTGTTCCAATATTCATATTTGATTTAAAACCACTTACATAATCATTAATACGTTGTTTAGGTAATCCAGTACGTTCAACAAGATCTTCAATTGAAACGCTATATTCATGCATGAGTTCATTGAGTCTTGAATCAACTGGTTTCCATTGTTTTTTCACTATGCACACCTCTTTCAGCAACGATTTTAGCACATACATAATTTACCTTCAATATAGATTAGGAGAGTGATTGATTGGGAGCAAACAATCAAGGGAAAGTTTTTGAAGCGAACATTGAAAAATCAGCAGCGGATCAGAAGCTGTTCTTTTACCGGATTAAAGATGTTAATCCAATGTTCTTGAAAAGAGGGGCAGCAGTATCAAAAAACAAATATGACTGTTTCCTGCATTTTAACGGATACTTGTTCCCCTTTGAGTTAAAGTCTACAAAGAACAAGTCCATTTCTTTCAGTGAGAAGATCATAAAAGCACAGCAGATTAAACACTTAAAAGAAGCAACACAGTACCCAAACATAATTCCTGGTTTTCTTTTTCAATTTAGAGAGCCTGAGAACAAGGTTTATTTCGTACATATTGATGAATTCTTGAAATACAAAAACATAGCTGAAAAACAATTAGAGCATACATATAATAATAAAGTTAACAAGTCCAGTATCTCGATTGCGATTTGTGAAGAGATTGGTACTGAAGTGCGCTGGATGAAAAAGAAAGTGAATTATACATATTATTTAAACAAACTTTGCGATGATTTGATAAAGAAATCCAAGTTATTGGACAACCCACTTAATTCATACATTGATGACAAGTCATCTATGGGAGTGGTGCATCAATGAGCAAAAGAAGAGAATGCGCAGAAAACTATAAGGTAACCACAGTCATTAATCAGGATGTAGAAAATTGGGTTGAAAAGGTGATATCAACTAAAGAATTTTATGATTTTGCAGCTACATTAATGTACAAGTATAAAAAAGCATAAGGTAAAACAAGTATACCTGTTTTTCCCATGGTATACTTGTGCTTATATACAGACATAAAAGATAAAGCAATATGGAGGTTATGATCTATTGCTTATATTAAAGGGAGATCAAAAGCTAAGTACGGACAATATAATGCATTTGATTGGCAAAATTAATGCATTGATTTATGCCAGAGTATCAACAACAGATCAAGCTAATAAGGGTTTTTCAATTGAGTCACAAATAGAAAGGTGTAAAGAAAGAGCAATCTCTAAATTTGGATACAAGGAAAGCGAAATAATTGCGTTAGTTGAACCGGGGGGCATGGGAGATGATCCAAACCGGCCAGCTCTTAATCACGCCTTATATTTATTAGAAAAAGGACTAGGAAAAAAATTCATTGTATTACACCCAGATCGTCTAACTAGAGATAACACCTTACAGGGTGTGGTATCAAGAAGAATATGGGGTATGGGTGTTGATATCGAGTTTATTGAATTTGAAGTAAATCCTCATGATCCTGAATCAATGCTGATGTACAACATTCAAGGTTCAATTGCACAGTACAATAAGGCGAAAATTCATGCTAACTCAAAGCGAGGAAGATTGGCTAAAGCAAAGAAAGGTGAATTTCCTTCATTTAAAAGGTTGTATGGGTACAAATTTAATACAGTGACAGATCTTCCTGAGTATAACGAAGAAGAAAAAGAAATTTTGCTTGAAATGAAGGATATGCTCTTAAACAAAAAAATGTCCTCGAATGAAATTGCTAAAGAGCTTTCAAGAAGGGGAGTTGCTGCTCCTAACGGAAAGACTTGGTATCAGGCAACTGTAAGTAGAATGTTGCAGAATGAAGATTACACAGGTGATTTTTATTATGGAAAGTCAAAAGTTGTTCAAATTAATGGTAAGAAGAAACAGGTGCCGACAAACAAAGACGAATGGATATTGATAAAGATTCCTCCAATGTGGGATAAAGCTACACGAGAGCAAATCATTGAGCGATTGAAGAGCAACTTTAAGGGAAGAAGTCGAGCTACTAAAGACTATTTGCTGAAAAACAAGGCGAAATGTGGTCGTTGTGGAGGGGCATGTGGCTCAGGAATAACTTCTAAAACTAAATCAGGCGTATATAAGTATTATTCTTGTAGAGCAAAGACTGCAAAAGGATATCAAAATGGCAAGAAAGTTGTTTCATGTGAAGGTAAGAACTGGAGAGTCGATATCGTTGATGAAGTTTTTTGGAACTGGTTTATAAAACTCCTGAAGAATCCAGAGAAATTTCTAGAATCATTTTTAGAGGAAGCGTCTGATCAAAAGAAAATCGATGAACTCAAAGCAAAAGCAAGTCGACTAGAAAAACAACTCGGTGAGATAGATGAAGAAATAGCAAATTATGTAATTCTTTTTGGGAAAGGGAAAATTAAAGAAAGTATGTTCGACCAACTGTCTCAGCCATTGGAACAGAACAAAGAGCATATTGAGAATGAGATTAAAATAATTAATTCACAATTGGCTGCAAATAAACAAACTGAAGACAAAAAACAAAAAATGATCGAGTATATTGGCTCGTTCTCTAAAATGATTAAAAATGAAATTACAATAGAAGAAAAACGGCAATTCCTTGATTTCTTCATTGAAAAAGTAACTCTGTTTGATGATGATCACATGGAAGTTGTATGGAAAAGTTCTTCACTTAATAATGAAAACAGCCATGTGGATTTTCTTAACGGCGAGCAGGGAGGGGAGTTTATAAACTCGCATAAAAGACTAAACCATATTCAAGCATATGGAAGACAAACAGCATGAGTTTATTTTGATACTCGCCGGATATTCACGGGAAATGGATCATTTTCTCTCGTTAAATCCCGGACTCCAATCAAGATTTCCCATCTCCATTGATTTTCCGGATTACTCTGTGACCCAGCTCATGGAGATTGCGAAACGAATGATCGATGAAAGGGAATACCAGCTCAGTCAAGAAGCTGAATGGAAATTGAAAGATTACTTAATGACAGTGAAAAGCACGACAAGTCCCATTAAATTCAGCAATGGACGTTTTGTCAGAAATGTGATCGAAAAATCGATCAGAGCACAAGCCATGAGGCTTTTAATGGGAGACCAATACTTAAAAAGCGACTTGATGACCATCAAAAGCCAAGATCTTTCCATTAAAGAAGAAGCATCTGGATCTGCATAGACCTCTCAGTTTTTGAGAGGTCTGTTTTTTGCTCGTATTTCCGCATTTCAAAGCAATCGATTTGTGGTATACACATGCAGGGTTTGGTATGATAATACTACTGCCCAATATGCAAAAGAAAGGAACATCCAT